CGGCATGAACAATTTGTTATTGACAATCCTGAAGTCAATGTTAGACCACCAAGAAGTGTAGAAGATTATTGGAAAAAGTTCCTAGAAGGATTAAATAAGAAAGGATAAATGAATTAGAACCGAATTGTTACCGTTATCTTCAGGGGATAAAAATGCTCGTAATTAACTTGCTCTAATTAATACAAAGGAATACAATGGCTAAACCAATTAAGTGTGTAATAACGGGAATGGTCAGTTATGATATATACGGTAAAGGAAGTAAAAGTGAAAGAAAAGCTCATTTTATTGATGAAGACGGTATAAGACTAGTACTTAGAAGAAAAACTGGACCAGTGTTTGGTGATGTAGAATTAAATCAATACATAGGAAAAGAAGTAGAATGCTCAGGATTTCTTACAGAAAATACTTTCTTAGCGGAGACTATAAAGGTTATATAGAAAGATTAGAGCCGACGTTGATGGATTATCTCACCAATTACAGCAACCAGTTTAATGTCTGGCATCTTGTTCTAGAGGTAAACTAGGTAGTCAACAAGTAAATAAAAACATTAGGAAGACCACGAAACTTCCGACCATTGGCAAACTTTGTTCTAATTAATATAATAATAAGTAATGGGAAGAAAAATTTTTAATAAAAAAGAAATAGTAAAACAAGTATTACTAGAAAATGAAAAAGGACTAACAAATCGTGCTATAGCGAAAAAATTCGGTATTGACGGAAAAACAGTAGGGACATGGTTAGAGAAAAATAAAAAATTAAGTGCGTTCAAATTAGGCAAAACACCGCACCAAGGCCCTAATTTTATAGCCATAGATAAAATAAAATGTAAAGCTTGTAATAAAACACTGCCTTTAGATAGGTTTTCAATTCAAAAAGAAAGAAAATTACCAACAAACCATCCTTACCCAGAAATAAAATTTTATTATAGATCTCATTGTATAGGTTGTGAGTATCAAAGAGACAAAAAAAGATATGCAAAAGACCCTATAGGATACTTTGGACAACGTATAAGCACTTTAAAATCTAGAAGTTCTAATTTAAATATAACTCCAGAGTATTTGCTAAGCCTATACAAAAAACAAAATGGAAGATGTTTCTATACTGGAAAAAAATTAAAATTAAAAGTAAGTTCAATAAAAGATTGGGAAAAATTATCAATAGACAAAATAATTCCAGAAAACGGGTACATTATAGGAAATGTAGTTTTATGTACCAATAAATTTAACACGGTTAAACAAAACTTATCATTAAAAGAAATAAAAAAATTTTTTCATCCTGACATCTATAATAAAATTATGGCGTTTTTAAATGAAACAACAAACTAGTAAATCAAGTTTTATTTATAATGAAGAATTAGAAAGACTTTGTATTTTTGTACATGGCTCTCTTGTGGCATTACACGGTCTAGGTATTGCATACAACGCAAAAAGAAAGAATTGGATTGGAGTTTGGCTTCATTCCGGCTCTATATTATACAGTGTATTAGCTTTGAAAAATCATCATAATGGTGCTTGTGTGAAGTACGAAGTAATTGAGAAAAAATAATATGGCATTGTCTGCTAAATGGACTAGGCAACCATCCTTTCAAGTTGGGAAATTTCGGTTCGCCTCCTGTTCCCGCATCCAATTCGGTGATCTTCTAATGGTAAGAAAATGGACTCTGACTCCGTTAATTTAAGTTCGAATCTTAATCGCCGAGCCAAAACATATATATGAAAATAACTAAAGAATTAATAAAAGAAATAGACGAAGAAATTCAAATTAAATCTACACTAGAGACAAAAAATAGATTATTCAATGAATGTAAAAGTTTTATTAAGGAGAACGAAATAAGACATTATGAAGTAGTTGAACAGAATATGGATGATATACAAGTATTTCAGGATTTTACCATTAGAATTTGTGAGATATTGGGTTGGCACAAATGCGAAGACCAGTAACAATAGAAAACATAGATACAGCTTTAGCTCAGTTAAGAGAGTTTATTATTAAGAAGGCCGACCGAAAAGGTTGGGGAACTCACCATAACATTCATGAAACAACAGGTCTTGTACTAGAAGAATGGGATGAGTTTATAGATGAAGTTCATCTTAATAACCAAGAAGGCCAGAGAAATGAATTATTTGATATCTCAGTATCTACAATTTGGGATATAATATCCCTATTAAATAACCATGAGGCTAAAGGTGAGTAAGAGAATATATTATAGTTGGGAAGAAAGAATAGAAAGTATTTTAGATTGGCTGGGCGATCATAAACTAGTATGTTGTATAGTATGTCTGTTATTGTCGCCTTGGTTTGCGCTTAGTTTTATTAAAGTAATGGGTTTTATTGCTTCTTTAATAGGAAAATATTTGATGTTTGTTTATGACATATTTGGATTTCCTAGATGATTATATATAAAGTCAGAAATTGGAAAGATAGCGTACCAACTTTATACTTCACAGATAAACCAACTAGACAAGATATTATCTCTACAATAGATTTAAAAACAAAAATATATTTTGAAAACATTTTAAACAGGATGAGTAAGAAAGTATTTGAAGATATATCAGACTTTTACGATATAGAAAAAATAGAAGTAACAGTAAACAAACCCATCTTGGTGTAATGCAGCCACGCACGCCTTAGAAGCGTGTGCCTTCGGGCGTAGAGGTTCAAGTCCTCTAGATGGGACCAAAACTTATGGAACACAACCACACATGGCAATGTATTAAAGCTAAGATAATAAAAGAACCAGTTAGTACGTGGGAAATGACTTATGAATGTACTGATTGCAAAGAGATAAAGGTAATAAAAGATTATAAATGTTCTACTTAAAGCCGAATGGTGAAACGGTAAACGCAGTTGGCTCAAACCCAACCGGAGAAATCTTTGAAGGTTCGACTCCTTCTTCGGCTACCATAGCGGGATATTTCAATGATAGAAAGTTCGCCTGATGAGCGAAAAATTTAGGTTTGATTCCTAGTCCCGCTACCAAAATATAAGTAGGCTGTTCTCCATGTCCGGCTGTAACCCGGATGCTCATTAAACATTGTGGAGTGTCGAGCGAGTTGTTCAATTCAACCAGTCTACACCAAATTATGTATAAATTTATTAGACCAATACCATCTTATTCAGAGATTAAAATTATGAACTTTATGTTTACACATTTAACAGATTTAATAGTAGCAGCACTTCTTATAGTACTGCTATATTATGTACTTAAATCACAAGTTTAAAGCTTCAGGATGTAGCTCAGTCTGGTAGAGTTCTCGGCCTGGAACCGAGGGGCCGGTGGTTCGAATCCATCCATCCTGACCAATTTCGGGGCGTATAGTGTAATGGGAGCACGATTGATTTGCATTCAATAAGTGGGGTTCAACTCCCCTACCTCCACCAACTGTGTACGTAGTCTAATGGTAAGACAAGTGGCTGTGACCCACAATACGAGCGTTCGATTCGCTCCGTACACCCCATTTCTTTATGAAACTAAAGAGACTAAGTAAAATAGAAACTAATAGATCAGTCGCTAATAAAGTAAGGAAACATGAACTAGAACAAAAAGGAAAAATTAAGTGCGGTTTATGTCCTTACAATCGTGGTGAAAATGCTAATAAACGGCCACTAAAAAATTGGAAACAATCTAGAAAAACAAAGTATAGAGTAATGGGGAGGTAGCCAAGAGGCCAAAGGCATAGGTCTGCAAAACCTATAAAACGCGGGTTCGAATCCACGCCCTTCCCTCCAATTTTATTATGTCACCAGCTATATTATTATTAATAAGTTCAGTCATATTATTGCCTCTTATACTTAAACTACTAATTGAATTGGAAAGATATTTCGAAGAGAGAAGGAAAAACAAATAAGGATAAAAACAATGAAAATTAATACAGTCAGAGATTTATTAAATCAGCTTAAACAATACTCACCTGACACTAAAATTCTTTCAACGGCCGAGAGTGTATGTACTCCAATAGGAGGAGTTTATCTATCTAAGGAAGGCACATTGTTAATTGATGTAGACGCTGATCCAGGCGGCCAATATAAAAAATTCTTCCAAAGTGGTCGGCTTAATCCTAGAAAAAGAATAGAACCACCAATCAAAGAAAGAGTAATATTTCCTGGATTTGAATAAAAATAATAGTGAGTTCGGCATGTGGCACGCCAAACAGTCCTGAAAACTGCGGGAGGTAAAACTCTGGTCGGTTCAACTCCGACACTCACTGCCAAAATAAAAGGAGATAGGGCGGGTTTGGAAACGCACCAGTTTGCTAAACTGAGGTTGTCCGAAAGGGCAAACAAGTTCGAAACTTGTTATCTCCGCCATAAATATATGAGAAAAACAACAGAAGAAACTGTAAAAAGATACGTTTATACCTGTGATATTTGCACTGGAACAAGTAATGGAACTGCAAAATGCAGGCTATGCTCAAAAGATTTATGTGATAAACATAGAGTATATGACCCAAGAGATTACGGTGATTACCCAAGTACATTTTGTAAAAGATGTTGGGAAATTGGGCAAGTATATAGAGAAAGAATTGGAGCAATACGTACCAGAGCTGATATGGAGGAAGAAGCTTTAAACAAAGAATGGTACGACAAATGCAAACAAAATAAAATATGAATGCCGCACAACAGAGTGAAATAGCTATAAATACCAAGGGTATAGATAGGCTATTAAGACATATAAAGCATGTACAAGAAAGCACTATAGTAATAGGAGAATATTTAATAAGCCGCCACACTAATATAGATATGGGGCGGCAGATCATAGCCAACGGAATGATACATGACCAATCTAAATTTCATGGTATAGAGTTTAGATATCTAGTATTAGAAGAAGAAGGTCCAATTGAATTAATAGAATGTGCTATAGCACATCACGTAAAAGTTAACCCCCATCACCCTGAATATTGGGGTAATATACACTTAATGCCTGAAGTATATTTAATGGAACTAGTTTGTGATATTAAAGCTAGATCTGAAGAGTTCGGAACAGATATAAGAGAATGGATACTAGAGATAGCTACAGAAAAATACGGATTTAAAAAGAAAGATAAACTACACAAAAAATTATTATATTATTTAAACATATTAACGGATAAACCATTCAATGATAGGATTAAAATTCAACCAACTAACGGTTTTAGAAGAAGTATATGACATTCGTAAAGAAACTCAAAGAGGAAAATATTATTTATGTAAATGTGATTGTGGAAAATTAACAACTGTAATAGGAGCTAAGTTAAAAGTAAAAAAATATCCAACAAAATCTTGTGGTTGCTCACGCTTAAAAAATATTTGGCCAAGAATGAGACAAAATCATCCACAATTTAATGGCTATAAAGAACTATCAGGATCAATTTGGAGTAGAATTAAAGCTACCGCTAGAACTAGAAATATTCCAATTGAAATAACCATAGAAGATGCCTATAACTTATTTATAGCACAAGATAAAAAATGCAAATTAACAGGACTTCCTATAGAATTTGCCGAAAATTCTAAAAAGCTAGCCAATGGGGAAAACACAGCTTCTTTAGATAGAATTGATTCTTCAAAAGGATACACAATGGATAACATACAATGGGTTCACAAAGATATTAATTATATGAAAATGTGTTTATCTCAAGAAAGATTTATAGAACTAGCTAAATTAATAGCTGCAATTAATTAAAATTTTACTAGATAAACCATTTTGAACTTGACAAAAAACTTTAGATATGATAGGATTACTTGCTTTTCTAATTGCAGTAATAGTTCTTATATTTGTATTTGATGGAGTAGACATAGACAATTATCAATCTTGGTAATAATTAGCCAGTGTAGCTCAATTGGCAGAGCAGCGCATTTGTAATGCGAAGGTTAAGGGTTCAACTCCTTTCATTGGCTCCAAAATATAATGCGGGAATGTAGTTACGGTGACTTGTAAGTCTCATAAGCTTATGGCTTTAATGCCCAGTTGGGTTCGACTCCCAATCCCGCTACCAAACTTATTGAAAATAAAGATATGCTACAAAAAATTGATGTGTCACTTATTAAACCAAAAGTATTAATAAGAATGATAAATAACGTAGATAAGTTCTCCAAGTTAAAAACATACATGTGGGAGATAACATCTAGAATGTCTTGCTACGATGAATTTAGCCACAAATGTTTATTTTGCGGGCAGGATTGGCAAGATCCGCATGAAAAAAAATGTACTTGGGAATTAATATCAAACATATTAGATGAAGATTTTTAATGGCGGGTGGCCGACAGGCAAGGCGCTTCACTGTTAATGAAGAATATGTGGGTCCGAATCCCACCCCTCCAGCCATCCCACTGTAGCAAAGTCTGGCTCAATGCACCAGCCCGTCACGCTGGCTATCACGGGTCCGAATCCCGTCAGTGGGACCAAATTTAAAGGAAGTAAATGAGTAATATTATACGAACAGTAAGTAATAACTATATAGATTTATCTAACTTTCATAAGACTATTGACAATGTAACTATAGAGGATATAGCGCATTCTGGCTCACAGTTATGTCGATATGGTGGGCATTCAAAAAGATTTTGCCCTATAAACGACCACAGTAGATTGGTCAGTTACTTAGTTAAAGAAAAGAAATACAAGCCTTTAGGGCTAGGGCACGACACTGGAGAAAGTTACTATGTTGAAGTGCCCAGACCTTTAAAGATACTTCTTCCTAACTATAGAAAATTAGAACATGGTGCTACACTACTTATCTTAAATAAGTATAAAATCTTTAATGATAAGGCGGCTTGGGAAAGAGTTAAAGAATTTGATGAGCTTGCATATTTGATAGAACGTGTAGTATATTGGGGCGATGAAGATAGCATTGGAGCTAAGAAGATATTAAAGAAAATAGATTGGGAGCCTGCGAAAAGCTTTAAACAAGGTAAAGAACTGTTTCTTAAGAGATGGAGAGAATTGGACATTTGCACAGATGATTAATAAACAAGCTATATTAGTTGAATTTGAAAATTTTGATGATGACGTTCTAGACCATAGACAAGAATGGTTAATAAACACTCCTGAGCTCAAGGTGGGACTACACGCACTATTCATCAATGATGTTAAAAGAATATATACAATAACTAAAGTAACTAGTATAGTTACAGACGCAGATATTCTAGTAGAAAACTTTATAGAAACAGGGCCTGTATGGGACATAGAAAAAATTATACCCACAAAGAAAAGTCTATTGAAAGTAGAGAATGAGACAACCAAGGCTTTTTAAAATTATTGATTCAAAGAAATATAAGTATATAGTTATAATGCCCGTAGTCAACACATCAGATTGGGCTATATTAATAGACAATAAGTTAAGGTATGGCGGCGTTCAATTTTCTTCACAAGAAATAGAGGAAAAGCTAACATACTACAGTAAAAATCTTAATATCGTAGAACAAAAACTACGTGGGAGAAGAAGTAATGGCATCAAGAAAACTAGAGGATCTACACCCTGAAATAGTATCTCGGTGGCTTAAGGCGGTAGAAGGTTGGAACAAATTAAGAAATATAGAACCAGAGCTTCCAGACGTATTTATAACATGCACATACAGAAGTCCAGAAGAACAAACAGAACTTTATGCACAAGGCAGAACAAAACCAGGTCCAATTGTCACACATGCTGAAGCTTATCAAAGCTTACATAACTATAAACCTTCTTTTGCTGTTGATTTTGCTTTCAGAAAAGGCAAAGAAGTTTTTTGGAATGAAGAATTCTTTAGACGATTTGCACAAATTGCCAAATCATATGGGCTAGCTTGGGGTGGAGATTGGCCCGGAAGAAAGAAAGATACTCCACATTTAGAACCACCACAGTTTACATGGAGAGATGCTAGAGCCGGAAAGGAACCAACTTGGTAAAAAGAAACCCAAAATTAACTAAAGCTAAAATTAATAACAAAGCAAAAAAAGTATTGGCAAGGATTCAAGATTCCTTAGACAAAGAATTAGATAAACAAAAGAAATCAAAAAGATATAAATGTCTTCAATCTTAAACAGGTACTTCCCCCATATATTCTATATAAACCTAGAGCACCGCACTGACAGACGCCAGCAAATGGAAGCACAGCTAGATAAGCTAGGCATAAAAGCTACAAGAAGAATAGCTGTTAAAGGGAATCCTTGGGGTTTTACTAAGGGATTGAAACCAGCAGAAATAGGATGCATAGTAAGCCATCTCCAAATAATAGAACTAGCACAACTTATGAAGTTAGATTCTGTTTTAATACTAGAAGATGACGCACTGATAAACCCAGGCATAGATTTCTACTTCTCTGAAAGATATAAATTAGTGCCTAATAACTGGCAACAACTATACTTGGGAAGCAACCACAATGAAATTAGTTGGACAAGAAAAAGAGATCATCTTATAAATAAATTTGTAATGAAATGTAATTGGTCACTTACCACTAGTGCTTATGCATTGAAAAGCTCGGCCTATTCTGTTATAATAAACAAAATAAAAGGTAAAAATGATAATTGGGCAGAGAATATAAATAAACAACTTGATATTATGTACGCTGAACTTCAAGACAACAATCAAATTAAAGCTTATTCATTCTATCCTGCCCTAGTTTCACAAAGAAAATCCTATAGTGACATTCAGGAAAAAATTGTAAGTTATGAGGATTGTATTAAATAATGTAGAAGCTGCACAGGCATATAATGGAGCAGCTATTAAATATTTTGGTGAATTTGCTAATTTAAATAAAATATGAATTGTCCTAAATGTGACACTAAACAAGTGTGTGGCGGCTCTTGTTGTAAAGAGATAAATAAAGGAAAATTAACTTATCGTGTAGATGAAAATAATATAATTTGCTCTGGTTGTGGTTTTACAAAAGATATTCGTTGGTGGGATGATTATGAATATAATGAAATTCTTAGAAAAAATAAAGTAAGAAATTTAACAGAACTAAAAGAAAAAGAAGATAAAAGACGAAGACAAAAAGAAGAGGAAATGGAATAATGTCAGAATCTACAGCAGCTTTAGAGAAGAAGATCGAAGAAGTTACATACGAAAATGAATGTTTAAAGAAAAATATTAAAGGCTTAATTGAACATTCAAATAGTTTGTTAAAAGTAAATGACCAAACCATTGATATATTGTTTTCTCATATTGATATCATAGGCAACCTAACAACGCAGCTAAAAAGAATTGAAGAAGAGAAAGAAATAGAAGCACAAAACAAACAGGAATAATATGTTATTCTTTTCGGCGGACTTACACCTAGAACATGATAATCTGATTACTAAATTAGGCAGAAAAGGCTTTACTAATCCCGAAGAACATGCTAAAGTAGTAATGGAAAATATAAATAATAAGGTGGGGCCTAAAGATACTCTGGTTATCATTGGTGATTTCTCTTGGAAAAATCCAGCAAAGCATAGAATGCAAATAAAATGCAAAAATGTAATATTCATATTGGGAAATCATGATAACAAACAAAAGAGCAGACAAACATTTGGCCCAAATCTAATAGAGTCTAAAACATTTAAACTATTTAATGGGGCATTAGCAGTGTGTTGTCATTACCCTATGATATTCTGGGACAAGTCGCATCATGGTTCATACCATTTTTATGGGCATATGCACAACAACAGAGAAAAGTTATTAAATGATCTCTTTCCAGAAAGAAGATCTATGGATGTAGGTATTGATAGTGCTATAGAAATATTAGGGAGGGCTGAGCCTTTCTCGGAAGTAGAATTAATGGAAATTCTGAAAGATAGAAAAGGACACGACAACGTAGAATACTATAAAGCATTAAGAGGTCAAAAATGAAATTTAAAGATCTAACAGGTAAAAAATTTGGCTTTTTAAAAGTATTAGGTTACAGCCACACTGATCAAAATGGCCGCCAAAGATGGAATTGTCTATGTACTTGTGGCAATAAAACAGTAGTAAGGAGCGATTCCCTAAAAGATGGAAGTACAAAGTCATGTGGGAAAATACATGTAAATAATATAGTAGAAATTGACAATAAAACTATAGGAATTATAATTAAGTCGCCTAAGCATGGCCAAAAAATTTGCCTAATTGATAAAGAAGATTATGATAAGGTAAAAGATTATAGATGGTATTTAATGGCTAACTACAACTACCAAAACAATATTAAATTCTATGTTCAATCTGAATCAAAAGGATATCATGTAAAATTACACCGCTTACTAATAACTACAGACAAACAGGTAGACCATAAAAATGGTAATGGTTTAGACAATAGAAAAGAAAATTTAAGGGAGGCCACTAACTTACAAAATTCACAGAACAAAGAAAAACAAAATTATAAAGGAAAGAAACTCATTACAAGTAAATACAAAGGCGTGTGGTGGTGTAAAACATATAAAACTTGGGTATCACAAATTGGATTAAACTATAAAAGAATTAGTCTAGGTAGATTTAAAACAGAAATAGAAGCTGCACAAGCATACAATGAGGCTGCGGTAAAATATTTTGGTAAATTTGCGAGGTTAAATAAAATCTAATGAATAAGAACTTCTTACATGGCTATAATCCAGAAAAACACGTTATTGTGCCAAGAAGTAATTGCCATCTTTGCCACGGTAGAGGATTTATTGGCACGAACTTAGTAACTAAAACCAAGCACCCGTGCACCTGCCTTAGATTACAGGAGTTGCCACCTAAAGAAAATACAACAAAAGAGGAATCAAATTCATCATGCCATACATAGTCACTATTAAAAATAACCTAACAAAAGAAATTAGAAACTATACATCAGACTTTGAGTGGGAAGACGGCTCTTTCTTCTTATGGCAAGAAGGTAATTTTAGTTGTGATTGTAACAGGTATTTAAAATTTGAACTTGCGGGAAACAACGACGTTTTAAATACAGAAGAAAGATTATCATTAGATTGTGGCACTGGAAAATACTCTATACCATACATTACACTACCAGACTTAACAAAAATAAAAATTGATGAAGAGTAAAACACAATGTCAATCGTTACATTCTCTCGTTTAGGTAAGATGGGCCGCCTCGGCAATTGTTTATTCGAAATTGCGTCAACAATAGGTCTAGCTAGAGCAAATAAGAAAGATGCCTACTTCCCTATTTGGAACTATGGCGTATATTTCGAAAATGGATTGCCTAATCTAGAACAATATCATGAAAAATCTCTTGATTATCAAGGGTACAAAATAGTAAGAGAGGCGGATTTTAGTTATAAACACCTAGATCTTAGCGACAGATCATTTAACTATGATCTAATGGGTTACTTTCAATCTGAAAAATACTTCAAAGATTGTAAAGAAGAAATAAGAAATACGTTTTCTTTATTACCAGTGCTAAGAAAAATTATACATGAAAATAATCCTATATTAAACCACGATGATATAACTTTAGTGTCCCTACATGTGAGGCGCGGAGATTACCTAGATTTAGAGGAATACCACACCAATTTAATTAAAACGGATTACTACAAAAAAGCGGTTAATTTTGTAAAAACTCTAACCAACGGCACAACCAAAGCTAAAATGTTTCTTTTATTTTCAGATGATATGTACTTTACTGAAAGATGGTTTAAAGAATCTTTCCCAAACTGTAACTACATACCTATAAATGAAAAGAGTGATATCAAATCTCTTTATGTAATGTCTAAATGTAAGTATCATATTATGGCTAACAGCTCTTTTAGCTGGTGGGGATCATGGCTTAGTGATCACGCTAATAAATTAGTAGTAACCCCCGCTAAATGGTTTGGTCCTAAAGGCCCTACCAAACATGATTTATATTATCCTGGAACGATGTTAATGCCCTAACCTATGGAATATACAGTCTACTCTACCCTAATAAATACAACTTTTTTAGACTTACAACTAAAATCATTTGATAAATTTCTTACTATGCCTTCAAAAGAAGGCGGCGAAAAGAATGTAGTAAACTTCGTTGTAATAAACAACGGCAGAAATGATAATGAAGCCAACCATATTTTCTCATACTGTAATGAAAGAGGTATTGAATGTATAAGACCCACACACAACAAATTTGATAGAGTTGGAACATCACACCAAGAAAGTTTAAATTGGATATTTAGAAATATAGTACCAAACAAAAACAGTACTTGTGATATCATAGTTGATTTTGACATATTTCCTATAACAAAACCTAGTGTAGTAACCCGTAAATTAGATTACTATATGTGTGGGCTTAAACAAGGCAGTGAAGAAATAACATATCTTTGGCCAGGACTTATAGTATTTAATGGTCCTATATTTAGAATGTATGGACTATATAAATCTGTCGATTTCCGTGGTGCCATGATTCATGCTGAAACCAATGATTTCTTTATCTGTGACGAAGAACATGGTTTTACATGGGATGAATACTGGAGAAAATTCAATGCAGGATATAAGCCTTTCGATTCTGGAGCTATGCTGCATTTCCTAATAAAAGATTCTCATCTAGAACCAGACGAATATTCTTTGAATTTAGATGTGGGCAACAAAATACCCAAATCTATTCAACATCTGCATGATCCTGCATTTAAATTCTGGATTATAGATAATGCTTGGTTGCATTTTGGTAGAGGATCTAATTGGGACAGTAGTGATCAATCATATTTTACTAGAAAAGTGGCTTTCTTAAATTACTGGATGAATGAGGTTCTATAATAAATGTCATCAGCAGCAGATTCTTTTACAATTCTCCTTAGTTTAGAAGAACTTGAAAGAGCTATAATGCAAGTTATAACTCTTAAAGTACATACTAAATTTAACGTAAGATCTTTCTTAATTAAAGCCCTGCCAGAAGAGGAAGGAATGGAGGAGAAGTATGAAAAGTTATCAGCAGAACTGTATAATAAATACCAAGTATGGGGAGACACATCTAAATTCACGGACATAATCAATGTTCCAAAACAATTTTATTGTAAAAACACAATAACATACGAAAGAGCCTTTAATTACGTTGTACAAAATCTATGTTCTAACGAAAGAAACAACTTAATATTAGATGCTAATTTTCTAGCTTATTCTGCTTTAAAATTATCAAACCAATACTCTATAAATAACAGATCCTCAATAGAAGGATTGGCAATAACCACAGAAAAGTACACGTATATCTGGCCAAGATTAGTATTAGCTCACGATCATTCTAATGTATACGAATTAGACGCTAGAAGTGCAAAAATAAAAGGATGCCAATTAAAACCTGGCGGATTATTCTATGTTTATTTTAAAAACAACCCTAAAGTCTATGCAAATTATTGGCGCAGCATGGATATAAACAGATCAACCCATGATTTACCAATGTTTCTTGGAAATGAAATGAGCAATTCATTTCCTAGTGGAATTACAATAAAAAATATTGGAGCCTTCTGGTACTTCAATCCAGAGGAAAATAACAACAAAACTCAAAAAGATTATTTTTGGAAAAAGTTGTTTAACTATTATACAGATGAGCCTAAGAAAAAAGAAAAAGCAAATAAAAAATCAACTAGTAAGTATTCTATAAATGAAAGTCAATTTTATGTAGATAGATTAGAAAATATAGAACCAATAAGATTTGAATTATCAGCAGATAGAACGGACTAAGGAACTAGTAAATGAAAAAGATAGGAATATTAGTTATAGCAACAAGAGGATACAATGATTTTATAAACCCTCTATTTACGTCTATTGCTACTAATTTTTTACCTGAACATAGAATTGGATTAATGTTATTCACAGATGCTCCGTATAGCCAAATATATAACTTCAAAGAACACACCGCAAAAAATTGTAATAATAGAGTACATGTTAGTGCGTTTGAAGTAACACATAAACCTTGGCCATACATGACGCTACATCGCTATAATATCTTTAATAAACACAAAGAACATCTAAAGAACTTTGACTATCTGTACTACATAGATGCGGATATGAAAGTAGAGTCTATTATAGATGAAGAGGTATTACCAGATAACCCTAATCAAATAGTTGCTGTAAAACATCCCGGATATTATCAGGGCGGTGGAGATTGGGAAACAAGTATGTCTTCCGTCGCTTTTGTATCACCAGCCCAAAGAAAAACATATTGGGCAGGGGGATTCAATGGCGCTTCTTCTGCTAAATACTTATCAATGTGCCAAGAAATATCCACAATGCTGGCCTTAGATGAATGTGTTAATATTATAGCAAAGTGGCACGATGAAAGTTATTTTAATAGATATCTAATTGATCAAGAAGTTAAAACATTAGATAGTGGCTATATTTATCCAGAGGATAGTGAACATATAAAATGGAATCTTCCATTCAAAAAAAGAATAATAGCATTAAACAAAAATCACAGTGAATTAAGGAAAGAAGATTAATGACAACTATCCTGAATGTTCTAAGAGAGACTTGGGAAAAAATTGATACAAACATAAAAGCCTTTGTCGAACTAAAATTTCCTAAAGAAAAAAGTGTTGAGTTTTATCAAGGTTATAGCGAAAGTTTACAGTTGATACTATTATCAATGTGTCGTTCCAAATCTATGCAAAAAGAATTATTAATGTTATGTGATGGACTTTATCTTCGCACTATGATAGAATTAGAACAATTTAAGATATTGCAAAATACTAAAACAGAATATATTAACTAGTATGAAAAATAAAACCTTCAATCGTACAAAACACATTAAATCAATTAGTAGAGCTTTACTTCATGTAAAACCTACTAGAATTCTTAAGAACAAGAAAGAAAAGATTAAAATAAAAGAAGCAGAAAAAGAGATAATGGAATATAAATGAAAAAGAAAGTAGCATTCATATATGGAACAAGGCCAGAAGTTGTAAAAATATCACCTGTAATTAGAGCCCTAAAGCCTTATGATAATCTAGATATTAGATTAATAAACACTGGACAACATCTACAAATTGCAGAAGATTCTTTGCTAGAATTAGCATCTGATATAAATTTAGGAATAATGGCACCTAAATCTACTCTTAATACTATCTTTGCTTCTGTTATACAAAAACTAGAACCAATTCTTGAAGAAGATAAACCAGATCTTATCATAGTACAAGGAGATACAACTACTGCTACTGCATCTGCTATATGTGCTTCTAATCTAGAAACACCAGTAGCACATGTAGAAGCAGGTCTAAGGACACACAACCATAATAGTCCTTTTCCTGAAGAAATAAATAGGATATTAATAAGCCAACTATCTAAATACCATTTTTGCCCTACAAAACAAAATAAAGAAAATCTTTTTATAGAAAATATAACTAGGAATGTGTGGGTTACTGGTAGTACAGCTCTAGATGCCGTTGACCGCGTAATAGAAGGGCTTGGCAAGAGAGAAGAAATAAAAAAACTTTACATTACCTTTACAATGCATCGTAGAGAAAATATTAAATACAAAAGAATATATAGATACTTTCTAGAGCTTCTAAACTTTCTAAAAATACATGATGAATTTCATTGTTTATTGCCTCTTCACCCTAATCCTGAAGTTGGAAGACAAGTACAAGAAGCTTTGCACCATTGTGAAGCTTCTCATAAAGTAACTATACAAAGCCCTTTACCATATCATAAGTTTGTAAAACAATGTATGAATTCTTGGTTTGTTTGTAGTGATTCTGGCGGCATACAAGAAGAAATAACAAGAATAAAAAGACCGCTGTTTGTGCTAAGAGATACCACTGAAAGAGAAGAAGTATTAAAATTTCCAGGGACTAAACTATGTGAAGATCCACAATCATTCAGAAGAGAACTTGCAAGTTTTTATACAGTTCATCATGAAGAAAGATATCAAAGATCTTTAAATGCAACTATAGATTCTCCTTTTGGTGATGGTCGATCTGGACAAAGAATTGCAGATATATTATACAGAAAGATAATATTTAAGGAGAATTCATGCGCACAGCAAGTGTAGTAATACCACTAGCTTATGAAGAAGAGCTAGTATTTTTAAAGAGAAATCTTCACCAGATTAGAAAGTTTCATAGAACTACTTTACCAACTGAAGTATTAGTTATAGATCAAACAGAATCTGGTATACCTAATGATCTTATGATAGAATATTCTTCTTTTGCTAGAGTAATAAAAGCGCCAAGAATAGATGCGGGCTGGCCGATAGACGTAGCTGCTTCTATGGCGGAGGGATACTACTTCTGTAGCTTGGATGTAGATTGTATTCCTATTCATCCAAACTGGCTGCTTGCTCCTATTAAACTAATAGAAAAATACGATCTATTATTCGTAGGCAAACAAACTGGACTACACATGCATCCAGGATATGCTAAATGGGGTAATTTTGTACAGATAAACAACTACTTCAGAGTAGGGAAAACTAGAGAGGTTAGAAGTTTATCTAGGGCGGTGGGATTTCTACGCCCAGAAAACAGATACAAAGTGAATTTTACTCCAGTAGCAAATTGTGAGTTCGAGCAAAACGCAGATAATGGTGTGGTAGCAAACTTCTACTCAGACCAAATTAATATGGGAGCTAAATTAAGCTTATCCATGAACAAAATACTTGGCATGACCAATGAAATGGGTGTGTTCGGGCACACAATAGATAATTTAGTCTGGCACATGGTATTCAGTTCATCTAAAGATTGGATTAGTAATAAAGAAAAGACTTTAGGTGAAGATTATATGCATTGGTATAGAAGAATACAAGAAACAAATTTCTCAGACTTTACCTTTGATGATATGCTAGCTCATCTAAAAGATCACCACAATCTATTAGGAGATAGAGAAATATTTAGTAATGGTGTGTTAAGAACATTAACCCAAGAAGATGAAATATGCAGGGATATAGAGGTATTTAAAAGTGCCTAAAGTAATAGAAAGTATGACTAATATTCTCCTGATAGATAAAACTAGAGACATAGAATTTAAAATTAGGGTATGGAGAAATCAAGAAATTATAAGTGATAGCTACAACAATAATGACTTAATAGAAACAGCAGTTGATAGCTTTGATCAGTATAAATATGATCCACATCTATTAGCAGAGTTGCTGTCTAAAATGCCAAGAGTGAGCGCGGTAGAACTTTTACATGAGCATGATGATGGTATATTAATTTATCAGGAATGGCCATGAAAACAAATCATTTCAATTGGAGTAATTTATTTAAAGAAAAAAATCCTGGAGAATTTCTCGCAGGAGATGGAACTTTGTGGGGAGAAGGCCAAGGACCAGACAATCCTGGTAGAATAGAATGGCTTAAAATAGGGAATCAAATAAGAAATACTACTACAAATTCTAAAAAAATTAAAATAGGAGAACTAGGTTTTGGAGCCGCAATTGATTTCCAAATGTGGAAAAATAATGGACTATTAAAATCAACCCCTAATTCTACTATTGAATATTACGGCCTAGATGTTACTCCAGAGTTCTGCGCTCTTGCGGCTTCAAATCACCCAGAGATGAAAGTAACTCTTATTAATGGATATGATATCCCTTATCATACACATTTCTTTGACTGCTTCTATATGAGACATGTACTAGAACACCAAGAAAACTATAGGTGGCAGCTAAGAGAAGTCTTTAGAGTTACTAAAGAAAACATCATCATAAACTTCTTCATTCCATTATCTGACTTAGATTTTGATGAAATAAAATATGACGATATATTTTATCATAATAAATTAAGTAAAAAACTATTCTATAAGTTCTGCAATAAATATGGTTGGGAAGAAGAAAGAACTGTTACACACATAACAGAAAATTCTACTGATCAAGTCCTAATATTAAGAAGAATAAGGAAGCCGCCAACATGCTTTATAACGACCTAGTAAAAGAATTTGTGCCCAAAGAACCTACTGCTAAACATGCAGTCATTTTCTACCATAAAGACATTAGTAGAATTTATAAGAAAGATTGGATAGATAAGTGTGTCAGATCTATAGAAAATCAAACGTTTAAAAACTTCGATGTAATTGAACTATCGTATGGAGAAAAGAAAACATTTCTTCACAATATACTAGGAAGAAAATTAAACTTCACAACACACCAAAGAATACACAAACCTCTTCCTAATCATGTTCATGCAATGAACTTCCTTTTATTCTATTGTTTCTCAGATCTTAAGCCTGTATTTGAATCTCATTATAATGTAGTATTTAACACTAATTTAGATGATTACTATTCCAAAGAAAGATTCATGAGTCAAATAGATTTCATCGCAAACAATAGGTATGATATGGTATCATCTGATTTTAGATATGTGGAAGAAAATGAAAACGGTATTGACACTGACAATAATACTCTTATAATGTCTAATAGAGATGTTTGGAAAGAACTTAATGCGGGACACAATGTAATATGCCACCCAGGTGTAGCATATACAAAGAATTTTTGGAGGAAATATGGCCCATATGAAGATGCTATACCATTAGAAGATTTGTTACTGTGGCAGAAATCAATAAATAAGGGAGCAAGAATAGGTATTGTTCCTCAAGTACTAGTTCATTATAGAATTCATAAAAATCAAATCGTAGCTAAGGAAAGAAAATAATGGTAAACTGGATATTTTCAGATGCAAAAACTAGATTAAACTGTCCTAAATGTAAAGCACTAACAAATGAACCATGTAGAACACCTAAAGGAAAAAAATCAATTTGTCCACACTCAGAAAGAGTAGCTGAGTTAATAAAGGTATATGGCATAGAACCATATCAAACAATTATAAAAAGGATAATGTAATGAGCGAAGAACTAGTAAAAAATCAAGTAAACAAACTTATAACGGTGGACGACAGAGTAAGTAATTTAGAAAAAATTATTAATGGTTTAGTTTTAAAACCACAAATTCCTAATAGATGTGATAGACACCCAAGATATGTAGGAATAGATCTTAGTAAAGCAATTAAATGTAAGGTGTGCTTAAGTATATATGCCGATAGAACCAGCAGAAAACATATCTGCGGTAAAAAAGGATATAAATCTAACTCTAAAATAACATGTGAACCTTGCAACAGACTTTGGAAAAGTGTTAATATCAAATTTAATTAAGGGGTAATAATAATATGTGGAAATTTAGTTTATGGTATAAATTCCCTAATGAAGAAAAACAAATCTTTTTAGGTGAAGCTCAATTTGGAATTGATAGAGACAAAGATAAGATCAAAGAAGAACTTATGGAAAGATTTTGGAGGCCCTATCTTGATACAGTAGGAGCTATTCCAATAGTGGTAGAAGCCGATAAACCAGAAGAGGAAAGTAAGTAATGTTTGGTAGTGAAGTAAAGGAAGGACAAACCTTTAGAAGATTAAAGGTAACAAAGATTTTAAATAAAAACTACAAAGGCTACACAATAGTAGAATGTCTTTGCGCCTGTGGTAAAACTGTTGAGACATCAAACATTATGCTAATAACTGGACATTCAACTAGTTGTAGATGTTTAGTTAAAACTCCATTACATAAAGTATGGAGAAGTATGATAACTAGGTGTTACAATACAAAAGGAAAAGCCTACAAAAACTATGGTGGTAGGGGCATAACAGTCTGCAATAGATGGAGAGAAAGCTTCTGGAATTTTTATGATGATATGGGAGACAGGCCATCTGATGACCACAGCTTAGAACGTATCAACAATAGTCTAGGTTATAGCCCTGACAATTGTAGATGGACAACACAACAAGAACAAAATCAAAATAAAAGGACTACTAGATTCACAGCAGAAGATATAATAACCATAAGAAAACTCTATAGTCACATGACAACCATAGAATTAGCAAGAAAATACAAAGTAAATCAATCAACTATTTCTAGAATAGTAAATAAAAAACGATGGGATAATATATAATGTCACCAATATTTACCTACACTTGTAAAAAGTGTGGGCACCAATTAGATAAACTGTTTCTAACATATAAAGAATCTGAAGAAAGAAAAAATGTAATCTTTACTTGTGATGAATGTGGAGGCAAAACTACAAGAAATGAAGTGCAAATATCCGCTAAATTTATGGGAACATTTGGAGAAGGCGGAACCGCTCCTTCTAAAAGACACAGCTATAAAAAGATAAATAAAAACAAAACAAATCAAGGATGAAATGAAAATCATAATTCTAGGCTCCACTGGAAATTTAGGGCACACACTAGTAGATCATTTAAGGCATAGAAAAATTAAAGGACTAACAGAAATACGGGGCATTACAAGAAGAGGTTTAGATGCTACTAAGAAAAATGCAGCTAGCAACTTACTTCCTCTTTATAAAATAAAAAAAGATGATTTTATAATTAATTGTATAGGAGTAATACCACAAAAACCACATGATTACAACACTTTAAACCTAGTAAATAATTCTTTTGCTAGAAAATTAGCATTTAAATGTGGCCAGTATGGTATAAATCTAATACAAGTCTCTACAGACTGTGTATTTAGTGGCAAAAGGGGAAGGTATACAGAGGCAGACAAACCAGATCCAGTATCAGCATATGGCCATTCAAAATTAAATGGGGAATTTCCTAGTAAATCTATGGTAATTAGAACTAGTTTCATAGGACAAGAACTTTCTGAAAAGAAGTTTGGTCTATTAGACTGGTTCTTACATGAAATTAAAACACAACCAATGGGCTATATCAATAACTATTGGAATGGTTTAAGCACCATTCAATTAAGCAAAATAATTGGACATACTATAGAAAGAAATTTATTCTCATATGGTATATTCCATGTATTCAGTCCTCATTCTATTTCTAAATATGAATTGCTTTGTGCAATAAACAGAGAATTCAAAGCAAATAAAGAGCCAATACCCAGTTTCTGCAAAAGAAATATAGATAGAACACTATCTACTAACAATCAATGGTTTATAGAAAACTTTGAAATACCCACTATTTATCAACAAATAAAAGAACTAGCAGAAAAATATGATCAAACAAAATCTGTCTCCGCACATAACTCTTTATAGTATCCACTATAATAAACCACATTTTATAAAGTGGCAGTTTGATAGTTTCTATAAATTTCTTCAAAATCCATTTCAATTAATAATAGTAAACAATGCTAGAACTAATGAAATGAGGCTAGAAATTAATAAGGCGGCGACTGAATTAAACTTAATCTCACTTCAAACATACTCAGATATTCCATTTGATTACGCTGGAGCACATCATGCCAGTGCAATTAATAACGTGTGGCAGAACAGCGCCTCTAGAATAAAAGGATTAGATATAGTTGGTGTGATGGACGGAGATATCTTCTTATTAGATTTCTTAAAATTGGGAGACAATGACTGGAGTATAATGGGGGCACCACAGCACAGAAAAGGCCATGAATACATCACCCCTACAATTGTTTTCTTAAATATGAAGCATATCAAATCTCCGGAAGAACTAGATTGGGAAGGTATTAAAGTAGAAGGAACTGAAACACATTTAGATACTGGTGGCGGGTTTTATAATTACTTTAATAAATATCCAGAAGTAAAGAAAAAATGCTGGTTGCTTAATCAAAGCTGGCATATAAGCGAAAGAAATGTTAACACTAATTTGCTGCCAAAAGAAATTAAAGCTTGCTATAAAGAAGGATTTGATGTAGAATTATTTGGTAACAAATTTCTACACTATTGTAGATCTTCTGGCTGGAACCCGAAAGAAAGTGAAGAGTTCCACAAAGAAAAAGAAGCATGGGTAAAAGATTTTGTATATAAATGTATATACAGAGAAATAATATATCAACCTAAGTATTTTAATATCTGCAATGATAACTTAGGATGGAGAATAAAATAAATGTCAAAAATTCTAATAACAGGAGGGGCAGGATTTCTAGGTACCGCTATAATAGGGACACTAGGAACAACACATGACTACATAGTTTATTCTAGAGATGAAGCCAAACATCTTATACTCAAAGAAAAATTTAAAAATACTAAAATAAAATTAAAAACTATTATCGGAGATGTAAGAGATAATACCAGACTATGCAAAGTAATATCTGAAGAAAAACCCTCAAATGTAGTTATTGCCCATGCTCTAAAACAAATAAAAGCCTGTGAAGATAATTATTCTGAGTGCTTAAAAACAAATGTAGATGGCACATTAAACGTCATTGAAACTTGTAATAAGGTAGCGCCATTTGTTAGAAAAGTTTGTTTTATATCTACTGATAAAGCGGTTAATCCGTGCTCTATATATGGGAGCAGTAAAAAGATTTGTGAACAGATTATAACCCAAGAAAGTAACAGAAAAGGAGCTAACATTAAATTTTGCTCGGTTAGATATGGAAACGTAATTAACTCAACAGGATCAGTCATACCTTTATTTAAAAAGCAATGCCAAGATAAAAAGGAAATAACCGTTAATAGCATAGCTATGACAAGGTTCTTATTAGATGTAAATCAAGCAGTTTATCTAATAGCAAATGCTTTATTTGAAGATGTAAATGGAATAGTGGTTCCTATAGCTGTTAAGTCTGCTAAAATAATAGACATAGCAAGATACTTTGTTAAAAAATATGGGCTACCAGAAAAAGCAATTAAAATTGGGATACCTAACCATTTCGAAAAAATACACGAAACACTAGTAAGCACAGAAGAAAAATTTGATCTTACTACGTTAAAAAATGTAGGTATGTGCGTGGTAGTAAACAACAAACACGGCAAAGAAGTAGCAAAAAATAATAGACAATCTAATGATAATGATTGTTTAATGTCTCAAGAAGAAACCTTTGCATTTTTAGCAGAAAGAGGCATATGAAAGTAAAAGAATGTAGATTTTTAAATATTAATGATAAACAAGACAATACACCTAATTGGTCAAGAAGATTCGAATATAAATACGTATACGACCAAATTGTAGAAAATGTTAATGGCTTATACAGCGTACATAATACTTCTTGTGGCTTTTCTAAATTACATTGGGACTTTGCTGAAAGTATAAGTGCAATTAGAAGAGGCGTTGGTGATCACTTCACAAACTCTGATTTATTTGACAAAAACCCACTTGATTTTGAAAATTATTGGAAATACGATATATTAACTCCATCACCATTTGAATATGATTGTGTTATAAATATATCAACAGTAGAAGATTTTATAAATCCTAAAACAATAAAGAAAGCCTTTAACAACCTTCTTAACCATGCACGTAAACGGCTAATTATTACTTGTGATATCTATGATAAAGTAGATCATAGAATGTTTATAGATATTTTAGGATTACCAAAAGATTGGGATTTTAAAGAGGAAGGGGCTTTAACAGGAGCTAATTCTACACACCCTCAATACGAATTTAGCGGAATTAGAATATTACTTATAGATGTAGAAAAGGATTAAATATGACAGATTGCACAGCATGTAGAGTTGGATTTGGAGATCATTCGTGTAGCCCTTGTCAAAAGGACTTCACCATTCTCCAGAAAGACAATGAAATTCTTGAAATAGATCTAGAAGAACTGTCTAGAAAATATCATGAGCGTATTAAGATATGTGACTCACTCCAGCAAAGATTAGAGGATGTCAATATAAAAGACTCAGCTAAAACGCGAGAGATCAATATTCTTACAGTTGAAAATAGACAACTTCGCATCGAACTCGCCAAGGAATGCAAAGAACACGCCGAAGATTACGATAGGTGGGTTGATACAGAAGAGAAGCTCACCCACAGCCAACGTGAGAATGCTGCTTTACTTGAAGCGAATCAGAAGGTTCAGTATGAAGCGAATTGCTATGGATCACTCGCTAATCAGCACGGAAAAACTATCGACGCCATGCAACGCAGGATGAACGAAGCAGTTAAGTTGCTGACACGCCTTAGAAATTGGACAGATCCACACGATCTACAACAAGAACTTGATGCTTTCTTAGCAACACAAATTAAAGAGAATTAACAAAGTCTCTTACTTGCTTGTATACTTGAAGAGGTCTAAGATGATACTCCAAACCAGTGCCCCTCAGTTTAGGTGCTATATTTAAATCAATAGCATAAACATGACCAGAATTTGAAACACAATCTATAGAAAATATCGGATATTTAATTCTTTTATGAAATGAATTACCCAATCCTTCACATACTAAATCTACTTTAAACTCACCACAATTAGCCCTCCAATCAGAGGTACTAATGTACTTCAACCCATACTCTAATTTACCTACCTTAAAATATGTGTAAGTTGTGCTATGTGACTCTATATACTGAACTCCTATATTACCTGGGTACATTCTCAAAGCATCATCTGAGTCTAATAATACTTTAGAATCTCCGCCAAAAGAATGCTCCTTTAAATGCACCACTACTTTAAATTTAACTGTTCCTAAATGTTTAACTAAATTAGGAATTAAATACTTACAATAGCCGTAAGCAGGCACTGAAAATCCACAAGCGGCTAAATGCTGAAACATCTTAACTCTGCTTAAACCAGGATTGGCAAACCTTTCCCACGAAACCCCCTCCTGATCAAAAGCAAAATCATAGAAATCATGAAAATCTGAAAGTAACTTTATTTTCAGTGCCATTCATTAAGGCCAGTTTATACGATACCATTCCAATTTAGACCCAACTGCCGGATGTGAATTACAGTGTATTTTATAAAAATCATCTAAACTATTATAAAATCCTAAAGAACTAGCACCGCTCTTTGATCTATTAACGTCACTAAACCAACTAACTACTATCTGCCCGGTATGAAATACCACACCTTCTAATACCAAACCTGGACCAGACATTCTACTATCTTCGCATTCACGGAATAACCGAAAAGCTTTTAAACAATTACCATACTCACTCTTATTCATTACCCATCTTCTTTCTTATTTAGACTTAGATTCAAGTAGTGCGGCCACTTGCTTTATACCCCAACAAACTACACCTAACCAGAGTGTACCTACAAAAACAAACCCACCTAGTATTCCAAGCATATTAATCATTTCGCCCATATTATTATCCTTTCACTTCACTTTCTCTTAGCATTCTAAGAAACTCTCCCACCACATCCAACTCTTTTTCAATCAACTGAAACAACTCTAAAGCATCTAACTTCAAATCTTCTACCTTACCATCTTCTTGAATTACCTCATAATCAAAAGGATAATAATCTAAATCGTGCTCTGATTGGTGGTCATTATTAGAAGTAACATCGACATAACCAGTTCTAGTTACTTTAACCAAGAAACCATCTCTATCTTTAATAAATGTAGCTTCATTTCTATATCTAACATCCGATATTAAAGCAACTCTTGGTTGATCTATATCTAATTTATTAGCTACTTTTTTAATCCAATAAAACTCATCTTGCTCTCTTCTAAATTGACCCCAAAATTGTAATAAATTTCTCCACTTATTCTCTGGGTCTGGTTCAATATCATACTTAATACAAAGGTCCATTTCCTTGCCAGCCACTTCTTCCTTTAAATCATCGGCAAATGCATATCTCTTCATATCATACTTAGAACCATAACCATCAAGAATAGATTGTACCACTGTATCTTTTCCATTCTGAAGTCTATACCCAAATCCAATAATAACCGGACTACTTGAAGCCATTGTATTAAGCCTTTCTTAGTATATTAACTAAAGTTAAAGAAACAAATAAAATTAAAGAAATTAAATGTGCGGACCCAAATGACACATATCTAATTCCAAGAACAAAAGATATAGCACCAAATATATAATAAACAAACATTGTAAATAATGTATAAGACAATGAAATAGCAGAAAGTAAAGCAACTGCCATTCTAAAATTAGAAATTTCTGCTTTAACTTCCATAAATACTTACCTCACTAATTCACTGCGCTCTTCTCTTGTATTTAATAGTTGGGCGCCGCGTGACCATCCAGCACAACTAAGACATTGATAACGTTGATACTTACCTACCTGAGTAAAACTAAATCCACGTTTCTCAATTTTACTACTACCACATTTAGGACAAATAGACCCAGTTAAATACACACCTTTATTTGGGTGCTTATTATCCCACGGCCTTAACTTAAGGTAGAGCTGCTCCAAGGAAACTACATCTTGAACATTGTATTTTTTCATCTCTTCCCACGCTTGTTTATTACCAGCCAAACATTCCTTCCACAAAGAAAATCCAGGAAATTTTTTATGGTCTGATTTTTTTTCTTTGCATAAAAATTCAGATAAAAACGCTAAACGATTACTAGAAAATCCAAAGTTACGTCTTGCTATTTCAAGTGTATCTATAATTTTATATGGTGATGGCGGACTAAAACCATTTATAATAAGCCGAGTATTTATTTTTTTAAGATCAAACTTCCTACCATTGTGAGCAATTACAATCTCCGCTTCATCCAACAACTTATGTAGTGATTTTAATAATTTACTATCATCTTCAATGTCCTTGGCTTTAGATTGATCTTCGTAAAATACTCCTTTACTTCCTAGCCATTTAGCGGCAAAACTTAATAAATGCCAGTCCGTTTTTATTTGCTCAAGTCCAACATTTACATCAAATAGTTGCCAGACCGAAGCAAGTATTGGCGCCGTCTCACAATCTAACAACAATGTTTTTACTGTATTACTTGATATTAATGATTTAGTCATTACTAGCCTTTCAAATAAATATAATTACTTTGTGATGTACATTATCATAAATGCTAGTTAAAGTCAAGCTTAAAGTTTATTCTCTGAAGTCTCTAAATCCACTAAGATTATAAAACGTTTAGCTAGTGGGTATAAATTAAATACAGTTATTAAGCTAGTTAAAGCCGTCAAACCGTCCCAGACTATCTTAGTCCAATACCAGGGAAACCATATAACCATTATATCTAATAAATGGCCAGACCCACAAAAAAATATAAACGACGCAAACATCAACAAAGTTTTCTTATATGACTTAGGAATTTTAAAATCAGTAGATTTTGCCACACTCCATAATATTAATGGTATTAAAAAATAAGCTATAGCTATAGCACTATTAGTTATAATAGACCAAATAATAAGATTCTTATTCCATAATATACAAAAGCCATGCTCAAACAAATTATTTATCCTCCTTTTTTGGAAGAAGTTTAATTATTTCTGAACTACTACTATGTAAAATAGTCTTCACGTAGTTTAGCTCTGCTGAAAGTTCTGCATTACTTTTAAATAATAAATTATACTTATCCCAACAATCTTGTTCTTTTCTATCTAAATCATTTACTCTTGATTCTAAGGATTTAATTCTTTCCCATAGTTCAAGCCTAAGTTTATCTTCACTCTCAATATTTAATTTAGTTAAAGCAATATTTTCTTCTACGTCAATCTTTTTAAAATCTACAGATTTTTCTCTTCTTGCCTTAAAATAATCCACTATAAGCTCAATTAATTTAAGACTAGCTGCTCCTCCTCCTACAGCCCCTGCGTACTGAATAAAGTCCTGCACTGTCATAATACTACCTCTAAAATATTTTGCTCATTAACTTGCTCTTGTAATAGTAGTTGGATTAGTACTGTCGTTTAAAGTAAATGTTGCTGCTGTTGTAGTACCATCTAATTTCTTAACAGTGATTGTAGTCGTTACCTTTGCAAACTCATTTTGTCTTTGTTGTATCATAAATAAAAACTGAGCCAAAGTAGGTATAGCTCCATCAGCAGCATAACTTTCAGTTGCAGGACTTGATAACCATATAGCAGCAGCAATAGCATTTCGTTCTGTTGAACCTAAAGTAACAGAAGAGCCATCAATACTTGCCTGATTAGAAGCATTAACAGTAAGTGTATTAGCAGGTGTTGTTGATCTTACTAACTTTGAATTACCAAATGTAGAACTATTTACTATGGCGTAAGAATCTCCAGTTTGTGCAGTATGGCCTGTAAGCGTACTAACTGTAGGAATAACAGCAGAAGTATGTGTTGTTGGCTGAAGTAAAACTCCACCAGTAGTTCCAATACTTAAATTATTTAATGGCACAGTAAAGTTAACTGCATCAGCACCAGTTACTCTAATATTAAAATGCACCCATTCTGCTCCAGTTGCAAAAGCGGCGTCTGTAGAGTCAAGACGATATACTCCAGGCATATTAGTAGAATCTATTTCTCTCCACCCACCATCAGTATGAACAGTATTATTTGCAGCTAATGAAGCCATAGTAATCTGAACGGCAGAAGCTGCACCTTGCCTGTAATAATAAGTAGTTACTGACCCAAAAGCTACTCCTGTTAAACCTGCTCCAGTAGTACTATCATGTAAAGTAACTTCTAAGGATAAGTCAACGGTGCCAGTAACAACTGCACCAAACATTTTATTTGCCATTTAAAATCTCCATTATGAGGTTGGCGGTGTCAATGTGCGATAAAAGACTGTTAATCTAATTACTCCGGCGCCGGGAGTAGTATTACAAGTTACCCTCACCTTCGCAGTTGTAATTTGCACTGGTCCTGCTGCATCAGTTGTTATCCCACCCTGCATATGTAATAATCCAACCCCTGTACTACCTGCCGTTAATCCCGTGCTACCGCTAATAAATCTTGCTGCTGTAGTAGGATCACCTATACTATAACTCGCTGCTGTCGTAATGGTAGTTGTGACACGATATACGACACTATCTATTATGCTGTTTGCAGGCAAATCCATAGAAGTATCAGTTGTAGCAGCGCCTGTACTTAAAGTAAGTTGTTCAGTGACCCAACCAAATGTTATCTTCGCCGCGTTAGAAGTAGTTTGTTGTGCTAATGTTGCAGTCTGAAATGTATTAGTTCCAGACCAAGTGTTACTGGCAGTTAAAAGATTAAGAGCACGTTTGCCCCATGTAACAATTCCCATTTTATTTATTCGTAGATAACTACGCCTCTGCGTATATAAGTATTTTCTGTTCCAGGGTTATCAATAGTAATATCTGTGGCTATATAAATGGTCGCACTAATATTAGCTTTACCATTATTACCAATTTGATTATCCCTAATCACTCCGCCTTGTAATGGATTCATATCAGCATGTGCAATTCCGTAACCAGCAGCAGTTGTATCTGGATTATCCTCTCCAACACCCACAGTCTTTGTGGCGCTCCAAGGGGAATACTGTGTATCAGAACTGCGATAAGCTCTGATTCTATACAAATAAATACCACCTGATACAACATTAGTGTCTGTAAATGCTTGAACATCTGGTAGAGTAACAACTAAAGTAGAAAATGTTCCACCTGTACCTATTTTACGCTCAATAATATAAGCTGTTTCAGTAGTTGCATTATCAATCCAAACTAGGTTTACTTGTGGAACTCCAGAAACAAACTCAGCCGTTGCAGAAGAAAACGTAGGTGCGCCAAGATTAGATACTGTCAGAGGATCAGTAGTAATTGCAGCAGAAGTAATATATGCAGATTCTCCATATTGATTGGCTGATTTAATTCTATAGAAATATGAAACATCATAAGACAATCCAGTATCAGAATATGAAACAGTATTAGGAGCAAGATTAGTTATTGTTCTCCAAGTAGCATCAACTTCACTTGATCTCTGTAATATAAAACTTGTTTCATTATCAGAGTTGTCATCCCACAAAAGATCAATATCATTGGCCGTTGCAGACCCTGTTAGATTAGACGGTGGCAATGGTGGCGCCGTGTTTGTGCCGGGGTCTGGCACAGGATCAGGGGTAAACGCTGGCAGTGTAACCTCAGCAATATTAGAATAAGTGCTATATCCACCTGCATACTGGTTCCTGACTCTATATCTATATACTGTGGATGGGGTAAGTGTTCTATCATACCCATCAAGAAACGTGGCAAGCCCAGTATTGCTTGCAACATAGGGAAACACAAGGTCAGTAGTAAACTCAGTAAATCCACTACATGCTGCACCTGTACAAAACTCCAAACTAAAATATACTCCATTAGCAGTTGCCCCAGGTTCCCAAACTAAATAAACTACAAGTCTTTGGCCAATAGCAAACTGTTTAACAGTGTAAGTAGCCTCTAAATTATTTGGTGGAAAATCTAATATAGCCATTTCTAGTCCTAATCAAACTGAAGAGGATAACCATGACCATTATTTTTAATCTGATTATCGTTAATAATGAAATCTTTCAAACCATCAATCAAAATACCACTGGCCCCGTTACTACAAATAGTGTTGTTCACAATCGTAACACTGTCAGTGAGCGTCCCTTGTTGGGCCGCGCCCAAAATTCTAATCCCATCAGAACCATTACGACAGAATGTGTTGTTAGTAATTTTTAGTCTGGAATCTAAACCTGCATCCAAATCATAAATATCCTCATCGTAAGCCATATCTTTTTCAATAAATTCCATACCATAATCTGTAAACCAAACAGCAGTGCCTATTCCTGGAGTAGTTAAGTCGTCAACATTACCACATAAACCATCAGCTATCGGCAGAGAACCAACAACAGTTCCAGGAATGGACGTTCCATAATTATTTGGTTCAGGGGAATCACCAGTAATTTCCAAAAAGAACCTAGTAATAGCAACATCTGCATCTGGTGGTAGTGCCCCACAAGCAGCAAACGCTCTTAATTCACTTACGGTAAGAGCGCGAGTAATTACCGCAATTCGAGCAAGCTTACCATTAAAGGCGTGCTGCGGGGTTAAACCATACATATTTACTCCGATACCACATGCAATCGTGCCATTAGGTGCTATAGCATGACCACCACTTACCGTGCCAAGGAGCTGCACACTGCCTGGAGTAAAGCCAGCATAAAAGTCAGCAATGACAGGAGCACCCGAAAAAGTAACATTTATAGCAACAAAAAGAGGTCTACCCGCCACCAAAAAATTTGACGATGCTCCGCCAGCAGTTGTTAATGGAACTTTCAATGAATAATCTGTCCAATTGCCCGCCACTAATGGCTCTGTAGACCAGAACAATTCTAGCTCATTGGCAGCAGTTATTCTCATAGAATAACCAGAGTCGAACCTGTTCCCAAGAATCGTCCCCAACACTCCTATACTAGCAGGCTCAATCCAAGCACACTGACAAGAAGCACCATTAAATAATCCTTGGCCAGTTAACTTAATATAGTTAGAAACAGAGCCGTCCCAAATTCTAGAAACTCCAACATCTACTTCTTCAATTTCAGCGCCTGTCGCCCCAGTTAAATCAGAAAAATCATTTCCATCAATTGTAACTTCTGTGCTTGCCCAACAAGCCACTCCCCTATAAATACTACAATTCTTACTATAACAACCAGTAACATGAACACCACGACAAACATCTAAATTAATTAATGCCGTATCTATTTCATTACTAACTTCATATCTCAGAGCAGTATCAAATTTAACATTATCAAAATTCACAAACTCAGAAAAACCTATTTGGAACTTCTCTCCAATACCATGTGCAATTGTTAAATCTTTAACTGTCAACTTACTTACTTTATATGCCCTCAATGCCCATAGAGATTTTATTTGTTTAGCTAAGGATTCTGTTTCATCATCAGTAAATTCACCATTAGTATCATAGATACCTTCTAAATCAATTGTGCCTGTACCATCAATAACAATATCGTGATCTCCAGAATCAATAGCACCTACAAATGAATTACGCGCTTCTAATATAGTTATTTGCCCATTAGAATAAGTCTGAATAGAACCAAATCTTGCTTTCAAAACCCCATTAACTCTAAAATGAACACCACTATCTATCCACAAACAAACACCAACAGAGTTATAGTAAGACCCATCACATAAATCATTTTCTACAGGAGCAACACTAACCACCACACTGCTTGGAATAAGAACTCTAGTTTTACCTGCTCCTGCTATTACATTGTCCCTTGCTTGATCTAATGCTGTTTGAACTTTCTCAGTTTCGTCTGAACCATCTCCAACAACCCCCAAGTCCCTAACAACATCAATCCAATCATCGGTAAAATTACCACTAGCGTCTGGATCAGTCGCACTAGGAAAAACAGCTTGTGCTATGAATGTAGAAAACTCACCAAGTGTATTGTAAAATAACGCCCCTAACGGAATAGGCTCTGTAGTTGTTGTCTGTGGTACAACAACTGGAGGAGGGGTCGGTGTTGGAGGTGTATCTGGTGGAGCAGGCTCATCATTTAGTACCGTTACATTAATTGTACTCGTTGTAACAGTATTACCAGAAAAATCTGTAACTACCGCGTAAATAGTATGAGGTCCATTAGGGGATGTAGCTGTATTCCACGGCAATGAAAAATTAGACATACTAAGTTACAGGCCCTCCAAGCGGAGTTCCATCTAAATAAAATTGCACATTAGCCACTCCAATATTGTCCGTAGCAGCACAAATTATTGTAATAGTGCCAGCCACAGTTGCACCATTACTAGGAGCAGTAATAGATCCAGTAGGATCGGTAGTGTCAGGAGTTCCCCCACCAACATATTCAAGAGCACCAATATCCCACGCCGATCCTTGCGGCCTAGTAACACCATCGTAATCTGTAGTAAATAAAGGCATTATAATTAAATCTCTTTACATCACTTTAAATACGTGATTACTAACACTAAACACGTTTGGATAATCTAAACTACTTAATTTAATGAGACATGCATTAGATGTTGGTCCTACAACCCACCAATTCGCACTACCTGAATTTGATGTATTAAATAAGAATTGGTAACTACCTCCATTATTCCTAGATAACTCAACCTTAATCATAGCCCCTTCAGATAAATTTGTTGAAGCCCAATAAAAACTTTTCCAACGGCCAGTCTTTAAACGTTCTCCACCGTTTGGAGCAATAATAGAAAGAGTGGAAATTACTGGTTGTGGGCTACTAGAAACAAATTCACATGCCCCGATATCCCAAGCATTGCCTTGCGGACGTATAACTCCATCAAAGTCTGTATTAAACAAAGGCATAATTTCTCCTATTAAACTATGTCAAAAAATTCACTTAACCCAATTACATTTAAATTGTTAATACTTTTAATTTGTATCTGGCAATTAGGCGCTTTGTTACCAAAAACTGTCCAAGGCACTGTACCACTATTTGATATATTTCCAAAAATTTGATATGGAAATCCATCTCTAAGTAAATATATATCTAAATTACCTTCAATACCAATAGAAGTCCAAGTAATATCAACCTCAATTCCATTTCCCCATTTTTCAACTCCCCAAGGACAAGTGACAGTTATTGAGGGCTGCAATAAAGATGGATCAGCCTGTTCTATTTCAGGCGTATTATTTACAATAATTGTTATTGGTGGAGAAATTCCTATATTACCAGATGTATCTTTCCCAAAAACTTGTATAGTATGTTCTCCATTTAAAGATAATGTTGTATCCCATGTAAACTCACAAACATCTTCAGGCTCTTCACTATGTACTGTTTCACCATCTAATTTTAACCAACTACTAGCAACAGCGACATTATCTGTAATAGTGGCCTCTATAGTGATAGTTCCATATACCTCGTCTCTATCAGCATGAGAAGTTATAATAGCAGTTGGTCTAGTTAAATCTGATGGAGCGGTTGTAACATAATCTGGGCCGCCTGCACTAAAAGATAATGCATGTACTTTACCTTCTGCACTATCTCTTATATTTTCTATATCAAATAAAGTAACACCAGCATAATTTATTGGCTCCTGCATAACATGTAATCCTTGTAGTCTATAATATACGAGTGTTCTAGATTGTGATGTAATATTAGAAGTTAAAATTACTGTATTATTAGGATAAGCAATAACTTTTGGAGATTTCATCCACAAAGAATGATCGGTTCTTATAGTATTTGTAAAAACAAAGCCCTCTGTATACGTTCCTGCCAGCACATAAAGAATATCTCCACTACCTAAAGACCGCATACCATCTGCAATAGTCAACTTAGGTTGTCTAAATGTTCCAGGATTAACATCACTTCCTGTTTTTGAAACATAAAAAGTTGCCATATTAATTCCTCACCAGTTAAGTTATCTTAAAGAAATCAGGACTACTGCCCGTAACAGTACCATCTACAGTAGAAATACGTATTTTACAATGATTGTCTCTAGCTCCTGAAACAACCCAAGAAGCACTTCCTGTGTTACTGAGATTACTAAATAAAGTTAAATAACTTCCATTTCGAAGTAATTCAATTTTTACATTAGTAGTAACACTAATAGTAGACCATTGAATTTGTTTTGTACTACCTAATTTCCAATTTTCTCCACCGTTAGGACTAATTACTTTTATACTAGCATGAGGTTGTTGTGGAGGAGCACTACTAACAGAAAATGTAACTACATAAAGATCTCCAGTATTAGCATTACCAGCCACGTCTCTAGCTTTTATATAATATTTATAAGTAGTTCCATCAACTAAACCAGTAACAACTACAGAATGAGTTGTTCCACCTGTGGTGCTAAAAGTCCCAGGCAATAAATCATAAGTTGTTCCTAATGTATCTCCATATTTAACTGTTGCTAATTCATTTGTAATACAACTTAAAATTACTTGGGTCGTTCCAGCCGGAAAAATCCCAGAAGGTTGTAGGTTAGAAATAACTGGTGGAGTTATATCTGGAGTAACTTGAGTAGTAAATGTGTTATCACTAGATGTAGCAAGATTACCAGAAGGATCAGTGCTTTTAACACGATAATGATATAACGTACCAGATGACAGCCCACTTAAACTAACACTATGAGATAATACTGATGAAGAATCTGAAGATGTAGTTCCATAAGACGTAGTTATACCGTACTCTACAACACTATTACTAAGTTCATTAGTTAACCATGAAACAGTAGTTCCAGTAGTAGTAGGAGTGGAATTCATAATACTTGAAATTATTGGAGCAGTAGTGTCTGGCGGTGAGGAGGTGGTAAAATTACTATCACTTCCTGTCGCTAAATTACCAGCCCCATCTCTAGATTTTACCCTATAATGATAAGTTGTTGATGCAATTAATCCAGTTAAACCAACTGAATGACTGGTTACTAAAGATGTATTTAAAGTTGTACTTCCATTTTCATAAGCTGTAGTTGGTCCATACTCAACCTGCGAGTCACCAGCTTCATTGGTTGTCCAATTAATACTAACTGAAGTAGATGTAGTATTAGAAGTACCCACTCCAGAAATATTAGGAGGAGTAACATCTGAAGCCGCTGACGTAGTAAATGTAGCATCAGAACTCATTGCTAAATTATTAGATGGATCTTTAGATTTCACACGGTAATGATACAATGTACTTGGTGATAGTCCAGTCAAATCAACAGTATGAGATGTAGCTAAACTAGCATCTAAAATAGAAGATGTTCCATAAGTAGTTGTAGTGCCATATTCAACTTGCGAATTACTAAGTTCATTAGTTGTCCAAGTTATACGACCACTAGAACTAGTTACACTTCCAGATGTGACAGACGAAATAATTGGTGGAATAATGTCTTGTCCAGCAGTTATAGCCGTATTCATATTGCTAACAATTTCTGCTAAAGTTAATGCCCTGTTAAAAATTCTAACCTGATCAATTCTTCCAGGAAAAAATTCATTAAAGACGCTAGAACCAATCCAAAGTTGATTCGCGCTAACACTTATACTTCCTGTAGCTGGTAAGGTTGAGACTTGTACACCATTTGAATATAATCTTACTATAGTGCCATCATAAGTTACCGCTAAGTGAGTCCATACATTTGGTTGTAATGGAGAAGTACCAGAGGCAAGATAATTTGTACTTCCAATTCTAACACCACCGTGCGGTAAATTATTATACAAATTAGCATACAAAAAATACACATGTTCTTTTGCAATGACGGCTGCTGGTGAGGTTAATGTGGCAGTTGGAAATACCCATGCTTCCAAAGTCATAGCATTAGTAAGATCTAAATCATTTGCATCTGGAGACGTAACTATATCATTAATTCCGTCAAAACTTAAAGCATTACCATACTTTCCAGAAGTAGTCCATGAAGCCCCAGAAATAGTTCCGGTATGGCCATTCCCAGAAGAATCGCTTGTTGTACCACCAGAGCCCTCTCCAAACGCATACGACAATTTCAAACTGGTATCAGTTGGTGGCACACCACCAGACAAAGCCGTATTCATATCTGCCTGAATAGCTGCCTGTGTTAAAGCGCCATTGTAAACACGAACATCATCAATTCTTCCAGGAAAAAATTCATTAAAGACACTAGAACCAATCCACATTTGATTAACAGTAGTATCAATGGTTCCAGTCATTGGACGATTAGCTACTTCAAAGCCATTAACATATAAACGCATTATAGAACCATCATACGTTCCAGCAAGATGAGTCCAGACATTAAGAGGTAATGAGGAAACACCAGAAAGAAGACGATTAGATCCACCAGAAGCGAAACCTACCATCGGAAATCCACCCGTATAACTGCCAAACAAAAAGTAAACATGTTGTTTAACTAAAATAACTGTAGGGTTTGGCGAAACACTGGTTGGATAAACCCATGCTTCCAAAGTCATACCAGAAGTAAAATCTAAATCATTTGTATCAGCAATAGACACATAATCACTTGTGCCATTAAATGTTAATGAATTACCATACTTTCCTGTGTTGTTCCATGTAGCACCAGTAAGAGTAGCAACATGCCCTTTACCAGAAATATCAGTAGATATCGTTCCAGAACCTTCATTAAAAGCATAAGCAGCAATCAATGTAGGAGGAGTAGGCTGCGAAACTGCATTATTAACTGTAACAGAAACATCATAATTTGTTACATTTCCAGCAGCATCACGGGCAGCAGCTCTTAAAGTGTGAGCTCCGTCGGCAATAGTCAATGTGTTCCAATTAATCGAGTATGGGCTAGATGTATCCTCAGTGCCAAGATTGACTCCATCCAACTTAAACTGAACTCCGACAACACCAACATTGTCTGAAGCAGTGGCAGTAACTACTAAAGAACCAGAAACAGTTTGATTATTAGTAGGGTTTGTAATTTGTACAACTGGAAATGTTGTGTCTGACGATGATGTAGAACCATATTCAAGAGCACCAATATCCCACGTAGAGCCACGCAAATTTCCATCATAATCTGTATTAAATAAAGGCATAATTTTTCTCCTAACTAATTTATTACAACCCCTTGGTCAATTGCGTTCGTACTTGCAGCAGTCAGATGAAAATTTCCTCCAGGAGCATCAACAAAACTAGGGTCTGCGGTTAAGTTATTTGACATAATTGTTCCTGATCCATTATTCGTAATTCCACCAGAACTATAGACAATGTTATTTTTAACTACGGCACCACTACTATCACTGCCAACACGTATGCCTCCACCGTTATTGTAGACCGTATTGTTATATACTCCTGTGTTTGAAGGGCTTCCAAATGACACATCAATTCCGTAAAGCTGATGCCCATAGATAATGTTGTTGTACGCAAGATTACCTGTTCCTGAAGTGAGAGCAATGCCAGAACCTGTACCAAGTGTTGAGTTGTTGTAAACTTTGTTTCCTCTCACGGTGTTGTTGTCAGCACGCTCTCCGTAACCGTTATAAATTTGGAGTCCAAACGCCGCGTTATCGTGTATTAAGCACCCCTCAACTAAATTGTTGGTGGAGCCTATGTAAAATCCGTGATCCAAGTTTTGAGTTGTACCATTGTTGTGGACGTTGCAATTGATGAATTCATTGTACCCATCAGCAGCGTGAGCACAGTGAACACCTTGACGGTTAGCGTTCTTGATTTCACATCCCGTGAAACGGACATGGTTTGCACCATTGTTGATAGAGACAACCTCTTCTTCAGTGGTTAGACCATCTATAACTATGTTCTGAAAAATTACATACTTGACATAAGAGTGAACCGCACCTACATTGCGTATAGTTACTGTTTCTCCGGTGTGCGCTGTAATGAGGGGGGCATTTGACCATGAGGTTCCAGTAGGAATTGTCTGATTATTACTATTAATACTTTCATTATATGTTCCAGTTCTAATATCAAGCGTATCTCCAGCAACCATCACACTCAATCCTTTTGCAATGGTCAAAAACGGGGAACCTATCGTTCCTGGATTTGAATTGTTACCAGTTGTTGCTACGTAATATGTTGCCATTATTCTGTTACTCCTATATTCTCATAAGTAAAATTTAAGCCGGGGCTATCTTCACTAGCACCTAAAACTATGTCTGCATGATTAGAAAAACTAGTTCCTAAAAACGGCAAACATATCTTCAAGTTTAAATCAGTTGTATTAATGTTATGTATTACCAAATTATAATTAAGCGGAGTTGGGCCTGAAATATCTGTTGGAACCGTTGAAAGATCTACTACCGTAGCTAAAGGTTGCCAATCGCCTGTTAATAAATAGTCTTGACGAGAATAGAAACCAAAAGGAACTGAGCTTTGTCCAAGCAATGCATCATCCTTAATATTTAACCTGATATAAAGTCCGTCATCTTCAGTAACATCAACAGCCCTAACCCAAACAAAAAATATTGAAACTCCTCTCTGCATAGAAATTTCCGTTTCAAAATTTATAAAACCACTATCAAAAATTGTAACTCCACCACCAAGAAATACATCTGCACCACCATACTGAAATCCATCGCTTGTTGGCGTTACATTATAAGCACCGGGATTATCTGTTCCAATTGGTTGATAAGGTGAAATGCTAGTACCAACATTACGATTATCAGTAAACACATTAGTACTTAAAGATAATTCATGATTGTACGTTGCTACTAATCCAAAAACATCACTATTTAAAACGACACTTCCACTATCATTAATCGGAAGGTTCGCCTTAAAAACTGGATAAGTCAAAGTACCACCCTTAGCAATAATACCAGATGAATTACCAGGAATACCAGGAAACACTACTCTTATTCCACTTGCATATCGTGAATATTTGCCACTAGAATCATAAGCTTTAACAAACACTACATTACTAATTTTTCTAGCGATTTTAAATTCTTGTGCTGTTGTTTTACCATCCGTAATAATGTCATAAACCAAAAAGTTTTTGTTATTACTATCTCCCCATCCTTGATCACTATACCTAATTTCAAAACCACCGCCTTCTGGTGGAGCTTGTCCAATATCAATAACAAGATAATTATTATCTTCTTGATCTATTGTTAGACCTGAAACTATAGTATCAGATGGAACACTGGTCCAAGATTTCAATTTAAGATGTAAATCAACATTTAAAGCTGTATTTGGTAAAACACTAGAAGTGCCTCCATAAGTCAAAGTCAAAGTAATAGAATTATAAATCAAAGATAAAACATTAGTAGAATCAACAGCATCTTCTAAATCTTGAGCAGTTGGAACTTCAGCAGTATCTGTTGGTGCAAATGGATTTCTAGTTTCTTTTAGTCCAGATAAAAACTTCTTAACTTTATCTATTTTTCCAAAAGTAATTTCATGCGTAAAAATTTCTTGAGATTTACTCTCAATAGTTGAAACAACCTTAGTAATTTGTTCCGCTTGAATATCAGGTAAAGTTGTAGGTAAGTTCTTAAATAATAATATTCCACCCGGAATTGGAGTGTTCTGAGTAAACTCATAATTACTAAATTGATTATAGGTGCCAGCATAATGTTGATAAATATTCTCCTCCACAATAGCTGCGGCGACCTGCTCACACTCTAAAGAAGTTCTTGGCAATGGACTAATATCTTTTCTAGTTATAGTACGATATCCATTATCTCCCCAAAGAGTAGCTTCATTAGGAATGCTATTAGGGACGGCTGGATCAGTGCTTTGTGCTCTACCAATAGCTACACCAGCTCTTCTATATTTTAAATGTAACAACTGGCCTGGCGGTGGTGTATTAGCTGTCTGCTTAACACTGTCTTTAAAAAAAGCTAATGATGCATCTCCAGAATTATAAAGAGTAGAACCAAGAATATTTCCTTGATCAATTCTACCTTGTCTACTAGTTAAAATAGTAGCCACAGGATTCATATTGTCATAAGATTCTATTTCGTTTGGCCCAATTATTTTAGGTTGCCAAGGTAATATAGTGGTATCAAATGGCACTGGCTCGCCAGTATTAATATCATACTTCATTCTTTCTGGATACCAGATATTTTTATCTAGCGTTTCCAAAGACGCCTGCATTGGAACACTAATTGTAATATTAGAAAGAGTTAGGTGTAGGTCATTAGAAAGCACTGGAACATACGCGGCGTAAAATTGTGTGTCACCCACACCAGTGCTTGCTCCTGAATGTGTCCAAAGCACTTGATTAGTAGTTGACTTACCAGTTAAAGCATCAATCTCTGTAATGATAGTACGATAAACTGGATGATCTGGGATAGAGTTTCCACCATAACTTCCTAAAGTTCCATTAATTAATCTAAATAGAGACTCTCTATCTCTTCTATAAACATTCTCAAAATTAACTAAAGTTCTGATAATATATCTTTTATTGTCAGATAATGTTAAAGCGGTATAAGAATCTCCAGCCGCTTCTTGTACCACTCCATTAAGGATGGGATTTAAAGTAATTTCTGTTCCATTAGAAGTAACTCTAATACCATAAATACACCCAGGAAATTCAACAGGTCCAGTTGAACTAAACGAAGGGGTTGATGTCCACAAAGATGCTACCACGCCATCATTTGTTGTAGTTACAAAATCATATTCTCCATGCGTTAGTCGTAAATTTCCTTGTAATGGTATTAATGCAGTTGACTGTAAATATACTTCATAATTATCAAGAGCATTTCCAATAACCTGTAGATAACCATTATCAGCAGTTAATACATCATTAACAGAGTCTACTTCTAACCATTTATTAGAATCAATAGTATTACCAGAAAAAACTTCATCTAATAATAAAGCACTATCTGTGCCAAATATAGAAGATAACAAAGGAAAATTATTAGTAAGGCCATCGCCAACAAAGAACTCATTTATTAATCCTTGTGGCTCTATGTCTCCAATTACAATACAGTCATTAATTACTGGGTCATTTACTGGGCCAATTTGTAATCGAGCTGGTGTAAAATGTGGGTTATGTAGTCCAGCCCATCCAGTTGCTCCGCCTACACCATTACCAGTTGAACCAACCAACTCCATAGTTGTTGGGGCTACATTCTGGATAATCCAATTACCATTGGCTGCCGTATTAATTAAATGGTTAGTAATAGAAACACAATCTCCATTACTTCTTCCGTGTGCAGAAGATGTAGTAATAACAATTGGTGAAGCATTGGTAGAAGAAGAGATTCTTACCCTACTAGAATAATCCGTCTTACCATTAATAATTATTGGTGAAGTAATAGTGTCTTGACGTTTATAATATAATTTAAAATCGGTGGCCCAAAAAGCAAAGTAAGCTGCTTCAGCAAAATCTCTAACAATTTCACTAAAAGTTTTAGTTGGGTCACAAAAAAAGTATGGTACTAATTGCCCATCATCCACATTAGTTACATCAAATTTAGATGGAGCAATACGGCTTGCTAAATCTTTTATAATATTTCCTTGTGTTTGGTTAATATAAACAGGAAGAATTCCAACTGGAGCAAGGTTCAATATATATTCATCAGAGGTGCCTTTAAATTTCCACTGCCATTGTGGTTGATCATCATCAGATTTTTTACCTAGATACTCTAAATCTGGGTCTTCAATTAAAAATCCTGTCCAAAACTTTGCATTTGCAGTAGTTCCAAAAGTAAAATAAGACCCTCTTCTCGGAAGCACAAATCCACTTCCCCACTTAGCAAAAGTCATATCACAAGTAGATGGTTGGTTTATACCTCTAGATATAACAGGCTTATCCGTAAGATACTTTATGAAATCTATGCCTGCTAATGTAGGGTCATCACTGGTAAAACTAAGTGCCATTTATTCTAAGTCCTTAAGTTTATTAATAAAGAAATCTAATTTTTCCTGTCCTAAAATTTCCTTTAATTTACTCCTCTTCTCATCATTACCCTTACTTTGAATAAGAAGCATTATAAATAAATCAAAGACCAGCTCTGATAGTTCTACATTATGAAAATGCTTGCATGAAAATGTAGCAGTAAATCCCAGTAATTCTTCAATCCTATCAGAAAGAATTCTACTTTGATTCATGTCACAATCTTTAAATGTAACGTTACGAAGATCTTTAAACTTACAATTAAATAACAAAGCGTTTTTATACTCCTTATTACAAATTTTTGTTAAGTCTTCGTCCACATGCGTTTCATCAAATTTATGAAGTTTAAACATATATTTATTGATTGTTAAAACCAAAACGAGTTTGTTCTTCTTGCCAAACTCCTAACATATCCCGACCAAATTGAACACCATCTACACCTTCTGGCACATTAATAATAAAAGTAGGGTTGGTAAGAATAGTGTTCATATTATTATTATTAGTAATATTACCTAAGTTAGAGGTTAAATCTTTTAAACTAACGGTATTTAAAGTTATATCTTTTAAACCAGTTGTAACTAATTCAAAAGAACTTTTTATTTGAACAAAAATTTTATCTAGCGTTTCTACTAATATATTTAAAGGATCAGCAACTTGCTTTGTATCAGCAATTTCTAACTTGGGGATTTCTATATCATCTATGCTATTCGTAAAACCTTCCATAGAGGATAATAATCTATCTTCAACAAAAGTAAATGCAGGATTCTTAGTAAAATTAGAAATAAATGATGTAGTGTCTTTTAAAGCTATTTCAAGATTTTCCAATCCAGTTATTTTTGGAACTGGAATGACTATTTTTTCTAACTTATTAATTGTACTATCTAAAATACTTGATGCACTATTTAAAGAATTTTCAAAATGATCAAATCCAGTTACTTCTGGTAAAGGCACGCTTATTTGATTTAACTCAATAGTCACATCATTTAAAGTTTTTATTATCTCTTTAAAAGAAGTTTCAAAATCATTTAATCCAATTATTTTAGGAACAGATATATCTATATTCTCTAATCTAGTAGTTACATCCTTTATAGTACTAGTTACTTCTTTTAACGAAGTTTGAAACTTACTTGAAGCAGAAGTTAAAGAATCGTCCAAAGGCTTGACATCTATTACTTGTTGTTTTGGTGGCTCAATAGTTAAAAGCTTTTTAGACGTTTTAATTGTGCTCTCAGATAAAGTATCTAGTGAAGACTCAACCTTAGAAAAATCTACGTTAACAACGGCAGGCGCCTCAAAAGTATTAACAGGAATATTATCGACAGTTTGACTAAATTTAGAAACACTACTATCAAATGTATTAGTAGCCCCAAAAATATTATCACTAGATAATCTAAATTTTTCCGAGCTTTGATCAAAATCACTAGAATTTAAAACAATCTGCTGCTGAGCGGAAGGATTTTGTATTCCTTGTGGAGTTGTTGTGTTAGGATTAATTCCAGCAGCAGCTAATAAAGCTGGATCAATAGTAAATACTCCATTATTCTCCTTTATACCATCTACAACCTCTTTTATTTGACGGATCTTATCAAGCTGTCTTTGTAAACTAGCTTCCTCTAAAGCATTAGACCTAGCCTTTAAATCTGCGGTGCTAGAGGCTAAGTTGAATATTTGTTTCTGCTGCGCAACAATTCTTGCTTGATGAGCAATCTCTACATTAAGCTCTCTAAGTCTATCTTCTTTTTCAGCCTTGCTCTCTTCAAAGTCTTTACGAAGTTGAACAATCTTATTTCCTCTTTCTACAACTCCAGCAACTCTAGCCTCAACAGCATCTTCAGTTAATAAATCAAATTGCGCTTTATTAAACTCTTCTTGTAGTTTAATAAGATCTTTTAATAAGTCTTCTCTTTCTTTAAGAAGATCATTAAATTCTATGGCACTATCAATAGCACTTTGTTCTTCACTTTCTATTTGATCTAGAAAGTCTTCTCTAATCTTCTTTAAAGATAAAGAAAGAAATTCAGCAGCATTGGCTTGAGCTTTAAGTAAATCTTCTCCTTTAGCAAAGCTATCCAAATAATCTTTTACAGTTTTAACAACATCTTTCCAACTTCTATTAAAACTAACTAATGCATCACTGTTAAGACGAAGAACACTTAGTTGGTCTTCAAAAGCTTCTTGAACGTCCTTTTGTTGTTTTTTTAAAGAAAAAATCTGATCTTCTAATCCAGGAAGAATTTGATCTAATTCTTTTTGACCTCCCTTCTTTCCAGAAAGACGACGGATAGCATCTACTCTTTGTTTCTCAAGCTCGACAATAGTATCTCCTAGCCCAGTTATACCTCTATCCAAATTTTTAGTAATTCTTTCTATATTTTTCTTAATGTCTTCAGCAATTCTTTTAGCTGCTCTGCTAAAAATTGCAGAAAATAACTGCACACCTACACCTATAATCTCTGCAATAGGACCAGCCGCTTCAAATATCTTACCTAAAGTTTTTCCAAATCCTTTACCAAAAATCCCAGATAATGCTTTACCAATTTTAGGAAGTGCTGTACCTAACTGCCCGATACTGCCTCCTATAGTTCTAATAATACCACCAAGCGCAGTAATTCCTTGACCTATACCTTCTCTAAATGCTCCTGCTAAATTAGTAATTAAACTGGCTAGTCCTAGTATTGCATCGGCAGCGGTATCTATTCCAAACTTAAACTTATTAAATTTACCACCAAACTGTTTAGTTAAATTCTTTTCTACTTCATCAGCTAAGTCATTAAGAAACTTTTTAACAGGTTCAGAAGTAACTCTAGCTGCAACACCCCTTATAACAGTTGCTTGAGCTTGTGGATTTCTATTAAATCTTTGAACATCAACTTCTCTACCTGTTAAAAAGTTAAGCGTGGCAGATCCTAATCCTCTATTCTGACGGACATTACCTTCCGCAATAGCTTCGTTTTGTTTTACTAGTTCAGATGTTAATTCCTCTTGTTGTACTTTTAATCTACGATAAATTTGACTTTTTTCTTCTAATGCTTTTTGACTAAAAAGTAACTGTTGAGCTTCTGTAGCATCCAAATCTCTAGTTAATTTAATTATATTAAATTCAGCTAACTTAGCTCTAATTTGTTCTTTTTGTCTTTCATTACTTTCAAACTCTAATTGATTTTGTTTAACTCTTAAATCTAAAGATTTGCTTTCAAGCTGTAAATTAAGATTATCAATTCTAGTTTTTTCAAATTCAGTTGCAGTTCCTTTCTTAGCTAATTCATTTAATTCTTTATTAAGGTTGTTTCTTACTTCAAAAATAGCGCGGGCTTGTTCTTCAGTAGCAATTAACTCTTCTTCTAGTAATTTAATTCTTTCATTAACTAATTGTGCGTTCTTCTCATTAAAAGTAATAATAGATCTAGCACGATCTATTAATATTTTTTCTATTTTAGATTGATTTTGGTCAGCCAAATCTAATTCTAAATCATTTATCTTTAATGATTCTTCAAATATCTGTCTATTTAATTCAATCTCTTCTTGTGCTACATCTGACCTTAATTTAACGCCTAACTCAACTTGAGATTTTATTAAATTAATTCTTGCATTTCCTTCTTGTGTTAATGTTTCTATAGAATTTTTAAGTCTTTCTAGTTCTTGTGCTTTTTCCTCTGCTGTCCCTTCTCGTATAATCTTAGCAATAGCTTTGCGAGATTCTTCCTCAGCATCAATTTTAGCCCTTACTAATTGATCCTTAGTTTTTTCAACATCCTTTGGATTAGCAGCTCCCTTAATTTTATTTAAGTTTTTAATGAAATCATTAGCCAAACCAGTCAAAGCTTCTCCTTGACTTTTAAACAAACTTATAAGCTCTGACCTCGCTGGTATTATATCTTTTTCATTGGCTGCTACAGCTTGATTTACATCATCTCTTAATTCCGCAAATAAATTACGAATTAAATCTGCGTCTTCTTTAAACTGTCTAAGTGCGTCTTGTAACTGAGCATTATCAAATTTTGGCTTCGTCTCTGGGCCTTCCTTTTTAGGAAATCCTATTATTGTCGGCAAGCCTTGTTTTTCTTGTTTTTTTCCTAACTTTCTTAGCTCATCAAATTCTTTGTCTAATAATTTTTTCTGATCATCGAAAGCTTGAAAAGTAGTGTCCAGAACAATAGCAGAATCTAATTCTATTGCTTTTTGTTTCTTCTTATCAAATTCAGCTTTTTCCGAAAGGAACTTTGTTTCAATTCTCTTTTGTTCTTCTAGATTAGCTTCAAGACGTTTTTTATCTTCATTAGCATTTTTTATTTTATCTTCTGCTGCTTTGTTATTATTATGCTCAATATCTTTAGCAGCTCTTTCAGATAAACTGCCAATAGTAAATCTAAGATTATCCTCCTCTTGTAATAGCTCTCCTCTTTTTTTAACAAATTTTTCTTCAGATTCTGTGATTGTTTTTAATGCTTCAGTGTAATCTTTTGCCGCCTTTGATCGGTCAGAAGAAACATTAAAAAATCGTCCAACAGGATCTAATCCAGACGGACCATTCTTCAATATTTGAAACATTGCTTTTAATCCATTATTAACAGCAAAAACAACTAAAGAAATATGTTGAAAAGTTCTGAACAGAGCTAGACTAAGATCATTAAGATTAGAAATACTACTAGATTCTTCGCCAAGTTTATGCAAAGAATCAGTAGTATCATTTAACACACCGTCTAAAGTAATAATCTTACCAACTAACTCAAAAACTCCTTTAAACACTACTCCAAAAGTTTTTCCTATCTCTAAAAGAAGAACTAAAAAGCCTTTAAAAGTTGCTCCGCCTATTCTAGCAAAGACAATTAACTCTTTTTCATTTTCTTTCAAAAATTTTAATACATCTTTTAAAGCTTTAACTACTTCACTAAAAATCTGCTCTACAAATGCAGCTTGTAATCTATTGACAAAGAATTGAACTTGAGTATTTAATTCTTTAAAACGATCATTTGCACTTTCTAATCTTTTAACTTGCGCGCCAAATAATCCTTCAACAAATTCTAAAAATTTGCCTTGTTTTTGTGCCTCTAAAGATTGCTTATTTAATTCTTTAACAGTCAAACCACTAGCAATTCTAATTCTATCTCTTTGCGTTACCTGACCTTCTAACAACTTACCAATTTCTGTAGTCTGCCTTCTAGTATTTTCGGACCCTACACCAACCGCATTAAGTGCGGCCACCAATAAAGCAGACGTTCTGACGGCTCTTGATAAAGCTTGTTCTGTATCGTCGGTAGCTCTCTTTACTCCTTTAATACCACCAGTAGATGAAAATGATTCGAAAACTTGTCTAAACTTATCTGCTTCTACGCCAATTAATGCGGCTGCTCTTTCTTGTTCAAGTGTTAAGAAAGTAGCAACTTTACCTGCTAACTCAAAATTATCCGCTAGATTTTTAGCAAAAGTTACATTCTGTACAAGGTTCTCCCTAACATCAGCCAACTTCTGCTGTAAATTAACAAGGAAAGTAAACCCATCCTGAAGAGATTTTACAAATAACTTGAATGGAAATAATGCACCTTCAATAATAAATCCAACGGTATTCCAAATTAAACCAAACTTAGCTACAGTACCAATAGTTTTAAATATATCTTTGCTAAATGAAGCAAAAATTTGACTTAAGCCAGTTGCTTTCTCTTTAACACGCCCCACAGTATCATCAGCAAGAGCTAAAGACTTGCTAGTTTTACTTACAGCCTTATTAGCTTCTTCAAAATCAACCGCTATTTGAGAAGATTTATTAAATATTCCAGTTTGCTGGCTACTAGCTTCTTTTATTTTAGCGTTATGAACTTGAGTTAATCTTTCAACAGCAGCAAAATAATCTTTTATAGCCTGTAATCTTTTATCTAAAGCATTTATTAACTCTTGGCTTTTATTACTTTCAACAGCTTTGTTTCTTTCTAATTCGGATTGTTGTCTTCTTTCTTCTATTCTATCAGAACGTACTTTTAACTTACCAATTTCATCTTGACTATCTCTAATTACATTAGCTTTTTCTCTTTCAATCTTTAATTGCTCATTACTTAACCCAAGATCTTTTAAAGCATTTTCTGGTTTCTTAGTAATAGATGCGGCAAACTTCTCAGCGGCACGTATAGACTCATTATATGCATCTAACCTTATAGCTAGCTCATTTCTAATTCCTTGAATAACAACTGTATTTGTTTCTGTCGCAAGTGCTTGATCTAACTTAGCGTGTTGTTCTGCAAACGCAGTTCTCTTAGCAAAAGAATCTTGAACTAATTTTTCAAGTTCAGCTAAAGTAGTTTTGAATAAATCAACATTAGGAGCTTTGGATATTTCATCAAGAGCGCCTTGTTGTGCAAATTGTAAATCAGCAAACTGCTTATTAACTCTAGAAAGAGAAAGCTTTATTTTTTCTCTTTTTGCATTTCTAGCTTCTTCACTAGCAATCTCTTTATTGCGTATTTTTTCTATCGCTGCACTGGTTTGTTCTTCACTACGAATAGCTATATTAACTCTTTTATCCGCAGCTTTCTCAGAAGCAACTAAAGTTTTTTCTATCGAATTTAATTGTGCTTGATCTTGAATTTCATGAGCATGTAAAGTAACTTCTCTAGTAATTGCAATTTGTGCTCTTTTTGCTTCCTCAGCTTTTGTAAAATTCTCTACAGATTGTTCTGCTCTGGCTCTATCTTTTTCAGTAGCTTCACCAGAATCAAATACAATAGCTCTTTGACTAATAGCTTTCTGCTTAAGATCCTGAATTTCTAATAATTGTTTTTGCTGTGTAGAAAGGGCGTCTAAAGATTTCTTAGTAAGGGCTTCTCTGTTTTGTAAGAATGAGTCATAAGCAACATCATCCTTAGCTCTAATAGCTTTTTGATCAGCAAACCACTTTTGATTAATTTGAGTAAGCTTATCAAAAGTAATCTCACCGCCAGTTTCAATACCCTGACTAATCTCTCTAAATAAAATTTCCTGAGTATCTAGAGCTAACTGTCTAAAATCGGCTTGCCTAATCTTAGCGTCTTCTGTAACCTGCTCGAACATTTTTCCTGCTCGAACAAGCTTTAACTGTTCATCTGCAATAGCTTTAGAAGATCTTACAAGATCTCCTTCATTACCGCCAATACCTCCAACGTCACCAGTAGATTCTTTCGCCTTCTCCTTACTCTTATTTAATTTATCTTGCTCATTATTTACTTTAATTAAAAGACGATTCTCTTCTTCTAAAAACTTAATTTCTTTTTCTATGCTTGTAAGATCAGTTCCTTGTTTATGAAGTTCCTGTCTGTGTATTATAAGTCTAACTAACTCAGAAAGATTCTTATTAAGAAGCTCAGTTGTATTAATTACATCTTGTTCATCTTTAGCTATATCTTGTACATTAAATTCTTTTAGTGGAGTAAAGGCAGCCTTAGTTTCACTACCAAGATTCTGCATAGCCTTAGCAGCTTCATCAGCCCCTTTTTTAATGGGGTTAACAAAGTTAGCTTTAAGAATATCAGAGAACTCACTAAACGCTTTGGTTAAATTGCTAATCTCTTTGCTAACTTCATTTATACCAAGAGAGTCTACGACCTTCTGTGCCTTAGAACTGATTTCAATCTCATCAAGAGATTTAATCTTCTTCTGATATTCTACTTTAAACTTTTCAAAATCTTGAAGGAACTCGGAAAAATCGAGCCGCATTCCAAGAATTTCATTAAAAGTGGGAGGCATCTATTTAGTCTGTACTCGCGTCTGTTTGATTGCTAGAGTCTATTACTATAACCTTTTCTCTAAACACAACCTCTGGATATTCTCCAGTTAATCTACCATCTTCTCTGGTTTGTCTTAATGATTCAGACATACTATCTGAAATCCTATCAATAATATTTCTTACAACTGGATTAAATAATATATTTTTAATGTATTTAAAACTATACGGTATCTTAGGATTAATAATTGCTTGAACTATTAACTCCTTTGTATCTTCTCTTATTTGGTCTAATTTACTTCTAATAAAGAATTTAGGTGCAACTCCAGGGTGATGAACAACATCGGTAATAACGTAACCATTTTCCAAATGTTCTAATAAAATATACTTATCTTCTGGATCTGGAAATATTAAAGGCTTAGCTGTTAAATTAGTTATGCTAGGAATTCTATAAGGCGCACCAGTAGGCCCTGGTATACCTCTTTCTTCATCAGCCTGTCTTCTAGTTGCAGTACCAAACTCTTGAAATATAACCCAATCTAACTCATGCTCATTGCCAGCCAAAGTAACAGCCATAGGTCTAGATAGCTCATTCTTTCTTCTAGTTATTTCTTGAGAGAATGTTCTACCTGATGGGCCTTTTTTTGGCGCTACTTTTATTTTCATTAAACACTCCAGTCTGACAAATACCTAGCTAATAATTCAAAGTCATCACTAACATCCGATAATCTTTTATTTCCCATTACTAAGGGGTCATCCTTCACAATTTGCTTTGCTGCGTGACTATCAAACCATCCAGTTCTGGGATTAGCGTCAGGAATATAAGCATCTTCATAATTAATTGATCTAGAAGGTTTATCTGAGTCTATCCTAGCTCTCATTAATTCCCCGTTATAATGAGCCGCATGGTTCATTAAAACTATCTGAGGCATAGTCAACTGCATTATCTCTGGTAAACTCCAATGATAAGCCTCTGCAAAAGAAGAAACTAAAATAAAAGGATTATCCTTAGCATCAACTGGAGGAATTACCCCTGAAGAATCGTCACTAGCTGTGGAAAAAAACTCTGAAACTCTTTTACAGTTTCGTTTTTATGGTATTGTAAGAATACCAAATCACAAATCTTAAAAGGAGTTTTACATAGAGATTTTACTTCTTCAATAGTAATATCTGGTTTAGATTGTTTTAATACCAACCTGCCCATCTCAGGAAGATCATTTTTACAAAGAGTAATTAATGATTTAAAATCTAAATTAGCCTCAGTTTTAGATAATCCTGTATTAGACAACAACACATTAAAGAATGGCTCAAGATAAGCAACAAACTGAATATAATCATCGTACTCTAAATGCATGATTTTAAAAGTTTGATCTCCAAGAACCACTTCATCTCTATTAAAATTAGGATCATTAAGAGCAGCTTCCGCTACATCTAATTTATCTAATACTTTTTTCACCTTTGACATAAATTCCTTTATTAATTAATTTTACTACAAAAACAAAAAGGACCGCTATTTTATTAACGGCCCTTTAAATTGTCTAATGCTAAATACATCAAACAAACCTTTCTTACATACCTTATTAACCTACTAATAAAACCTCTGGAACACTCACATGAGGATATTTGATTCTTTTGATTATATTATAAATAACAGACTGAACTGTATCAAATCTTTTAGCTACTTTCTTATAACTCTTTAACTCTCTGTAAGATTTAAATATCTCAATTATTTCTTGATCTGTAAATCTTCTACTATCCTTTACTTGGTAACGATAAGGCGTTTCTACATGGCCCCATCTTTTGCCTCTTAAAATAAGAGAAACATTAGAGGGGTCTAAATTAAATTTTTCAGCTATCTCTAAATTTGATTTTCCTAACTGATTCCATTCAAACATTAACTCTACATCACCATCAGTAATCTTAGATAGACTATGTTCAGAACCAGATGCTTGTCCTTTAGCTCGTCCCTTTTTTACCTTGTCTCTCATGTTATCATAATCAGTGCCAAGAAACAGATGATCAGGATTTACACAAGATGTCCAGTCACATGTATGACAAACCAATAACTCTAATTTTTCTTCTTCCCTAGTAGTGTTATAAAACCAACAACTAAATCTATGTGCTCTTTGGCTAACTTTACTACCAAATACACCATAACCAGCGATGTCTTTAGCGGCTAACCATTCCCAACATTCCGTACCTTTTACTTTACAAAACCTTCCACTATTCTTATTTACTTTGCTTAAAAATCTTTCTTCTATTGTCACAATACACTCTCCTTAAATCTAATTAAAAAGAGTGTATCATGAATTTAATTATTTGTCAAGTGTAAAAACTATAAAAATAATTAAGTGATTGATTTTTAAGCACTTAATCAAGCAAAAAATGTCATTTGAAAGAATCCTTCTGTAACGCTTCCTGAAGGCGTAAATGACTTCAATTTTCCTTGAGCCTGTAGTTCTAGGAACTCAGCATTCTGTTGGAAGTTGAAAGTCAAATCGCATGAAGGCGTGTATAACTGAATTTCTTTACCATCCAGCTTATTCTGCAATACAAGCAAAAGAGACTTTGAAACAATATCTTCCGAACCTACTGTGTAAGAAATTGTTGATCCAGATATAATCGTTGAAGCTGAAATACCTGAAACCTGCTCAAATGCAAAATCATCAAACTGTGACAAGTTGAATTCAATATTGGCGGTTTTCTCACCTACGTAAGACTGACGCAATACCAAGTCAATACCTGTCTTAACTTCTTTAATTTCTTTAGTGTATGTAACTGTTGCAACTGATTCAATAATTCCTAAATCAAGCCAAGTAATACCACCACCAAAAGGGGTAGAACCGTTTGACTTAATAAAGTGTGTTTGAACAGGAGCAGCAGTAATAGACTCTTCTGTGCTAATATACACACGCGGGGCTGGAATAAACTTCACAACCTGCGTACCAGTTTTACCCTGAACTACAGGGTTCTGGCGAGTATTCTTATTTACAATTACGGCCATATTTTTATATAAACTCCTAAAATAAAACTTTTAATACTACTGCATTTTTTCCTTATGCTAGAGCACGGTAATGTTTTAAGTTAAACGTTGTGTTAGCATGGTAATATTTATTGTTAGAAATCTTAGTAAAATTAATTACGTCTTTATCCCAATAAATATTACTGTTTAAAGAAACTGGGACCGAAGGAACAGTATAATCATACTTCGGTATAAAAAATCTTTTACTTAATAAATCAAAAATATCTTCAACAGCATCTACTCCATCATTCTCTTTTTCAAAAATAACATCTAAAGATACTGTTTGTTCATTTATATGCGGATCAAAATTAGTATTCAAAAAGTTTACATTTAAACAATTTAATTTTAATAACGCATCTTCTGGATAACGTGAATTTATAGTTAATGGATGAATCTCTATACTAGGCAACTCTGCTTCTAAAAATTTTAAAAAAGAGTTTCTAGTATTTCTCATATCTTACCTATCAGAACTTCGATAGAATCCAATGTAAGCTACATCTACCTCACTTACAGCCGGATCTGTATAATCTACCAAATAAAGAATCTCCTCATTCCCAGAAGAATCTTTTAATACTATAGTTGAAGTACTACCCAATAACTCTGTTCTAGATATTGCCTCTACAGAAAATACAAAAACATAATCAGCAATTACAGTTTTTGAGGTTCCAGCAATAGTGGCCATGTTTTGACCTAATCTTCTAAATGCTGGCTGTGGACTTAACAACGTATCAGTGTTTGTGACTGTTACGCCAATATCTAATAATTGATCTCCACCTGTTTTACTTATTGTTCTTTTATATGCTTTTCTACTACCAGTTGGAGCAAATTGAATTAAAATATTTTTAACTGCAAGTTTAAGATCATCACTTATTGCCATAGTTACGATCTCTTCACTGTTGTTCCACTTATAAGATATGGAGTAAGATATTGATACGCCAAAGGCGCCATTGACGTAGTTGAAAAAGCTTGAATAGCTCCAACTCCACCGTAAGAGACATCTCTTTTAATCTGACCAGCAATTTCTACCATTTCTCTAGTTATACCACTAGCTGTTTGAACGGTAGCGGCGTCACTAAATGTAAGTAAAAAAACAGCCTGCTCAGCTTGAGCAATTTTAACTGTTTCTGGTATATAAGTTTCACCTGTTACAGAATCAACATCTAGATTTCTAGGAAATTGTAAATTCTGTACGTAATTATATTTGATAGGTTCTATATTCACAGTAAAATATAATACTCTCTGTGAATGCTTATCATATCTTAAATTATAAAAATTACGATTAGATGGATAAGTAAATCTAAGCCTCTCTATAGACATAGTAGCTTGCACTAAAGCTTGCTGCTTTTGGTCATCATTCAAAGCTGCCCAAGCATCTTGCTTAGAAGTATTAAAACTTCCCTCAAAATACTCATCTGCCCACGTTATATCCACATAACTATTGCTGTACTCTCCACTCAAAGTATCATCAAGAACGACTGCCATCTATTATCCTGTAAAATATTTTGAATTAACTACTTTATACTTAATATCCTGTACAGTATCTTTCTGAAGATCTATAGTACCTTCTTCTAACAGTTTATTTAAAACTTGTTCAAAAGCTGCTTCAAACTTATCTTGTTCTAAAGAGGTTTCATATTTCTCTTCAGGACCATATCTGTCTGGGTGCCTGCGTAGACTTCCAATTCCCATTTTAATTCCTTTAGTTTAGTTAGGCGGCGCTGCTTCCCCACATCCAGCCTCGATTCGGCAAACACTCTTACTCTACTGGCTCAGCCTAAATAAAATTATACGGTATTAATTCTTACCACAGCAATAGATTTGTTGTCTTGTGCAACCACTGAAGCAGTAGTATCATCGTACCCATAAAGATGGGGAGCGAAGTGAACACTAGCTGAAACAATGTCACTAAACTTCAAAACATCTCGGTCGAATTCTACCATAACCTGTCTCTGGTAAAACAGAGCAAGAGATTCTGGAGCTACAAGGTAACATTTGTACTGTTGTACAGCAGAGATAGTATTGCTAGTAACTCTATCTGATACGTGAATTCTAAGACCAGCAATCATAGGAAGTGCTGACGGACCCTGAGTAATTACACCCTGAGTTGTCATAGGACCAATCTGATACTGATTCTGCACCGCGCCTGTCTGCAATAAATCAGCAAACTGCTTTGAGTGCATGATAATCCACCCACCATTCATTAGAGAACTATAGTTATCTCCAAGCTTTGTGGTATAAGCCTTAATAATAGCGTTCTGATTCAGGGTTCCGGTTGGAGAAGCTGTTACACCTTCTGTTCCGTTCTGATCAAAGTTATTTGGTGTCAAATCCAACTGAGAAACCAATTTAGCGTCGATATACTCTGCGGCTCTTCGAGCAATCTGATCTGAAATTTCAGCCATAGGATCTGAGATAGATACCAATTCTGCGGTATCGAGTACTTCATACGCCCCACCACCACGAACTACCGTAGCAGTTTCCGTTCCAGTGGTAACGTTATTTGTGGTCAATGCAACGTTCTCTGTCAAATCTCCGAACGCAGCGATTCTCTTGTAAAACGGAATCTTGAATTTAGTTCCCGGAGATCCCAATGGGAACTCTCCATTAACCTGAACTAGATTCGTGTTACCTAATACCAAATGATCGGGAAATTTCGCAGAGATTTGGTCTCCTAAAACTTCAGGGTCGATGATATTGGCAATTAAAGTCGGTGCCATATTATATGTTAACTCCTAAATTATTAAAAATATTTTGGTTTAGCCAGCTTGCCTTCTTCAATGGCAGTCTGTCTTAACTGCTGATACATCTTAGGATCGAGGCGCTTTAGCTCCATAGCTCGCTTACCAGATCCTGGTTTATTGGTAAATAAATCTTCAGTAGTGTATTTCTTTCCAGTCAAACTTGAACGGTTTGACTCTCCGGAACCTGTACCAAATTTCAAATCACCTTTAACTAAATGCTTTTTATTTTGTGCGTAATCCTGATAAAACTCTTGTAATGTCATTTTCTGCATTGCAGCATTTAATCTAGGCTGCGTAGCCTTTGGCTCAGAAACAACAAAAAAGTCATCCTCCTCTGGGTCATACTTAACAAATTTCTTAGTGATCTCTTCTACAGCCTCATCATCAACCCATTCAATCTTGCCCATAGCAAGCTTAATAGAATTAATTTTTCGAACCTCAATCATGTCTTCTTTGGTTCTTTCAACAAGTTTATCTTTCTCTAAAATATTTTTCTTGTATGATTCCAACTCGTTAGCAACTTCTTTATACACCTTTCTTGTTTCATCCAACTGTCCCTGCAATGATTCGACTAGATCCTTGGCGTCAGATTTGTCACCAGAAGTTTTTGCGTTTTTCAATTGTTCTTTTGCATCCTCTAGTTCTTGAGTCAAAGTAGAAACAGTAGTTTCCAGCGGCTCCATTTTCTTTTTATAAGCAGCGCCTGTTTTACCAACAGCCCTGTCTATTAAAGTTTGAATATAAGCTTGCTGAGCGTCAGTAAAATCAAGCTTCTCTGGTTTTGTATCTTCCACTACAGCCGAACCGTTGTTGTCGTTCGTAGACATATCTATTCTCCTTACATGCCTCTATATTTAAAATAGCGTAGAGTTCGCATTAAGCCTCAATATTTTTGTTCCGTGAGTTCGGAACTTTAATTACTTCCTAAAGTCTTTTCCGTCTGGGTTAGACGTAGCAGGCAACATCTTTTTTGACTGCATGGCTTTTGGTTGGCCAGCTAATGAACCAGTTTTCTTGTTATTAGCTTGCATCTTTGTGGTATCAGAAGGAACATCAGGCTTAGCTCCAACTGCTTTAGGCCGTGTAGGACTAGAGCCAGTGGTCTTATACAAGCTTCCGATTTCCAACGTTGGTTTTAAATAAGACATTTATTATACCTCTAATTATTTTTTAATCTTTGCTTCTTTAGAAACTTCAGAAATAGTAGCTGGTTTTTTTTCATTGCTTCCGGTTGGCAATTTATTTGGATCAGCAGGAGGAACTACAGTTTTATTTTGACCAATAACCTTATCCTGCCAATCATTAAAATCCAAACTATCAATTTCAGAAAACACTTTACTCAAATCCTCAGTAGCTATTTTTCCATCAAGAGTTTGAACAAGTCTTTTTAATTCTAATACAGCAAATGTTTTAGAAGGAAGAGCCAGTTCTTTAAATAACTTCAGCAAATGAGATGTAGCATCAGATACATTAGTTACAGAATAGTCATCCTTATATTTTACTTTACCTTTCCATTCCCTATCGTTGTAATACTTCATCGTTAAGGACATTAATTTATTTTCTGCCCTTTCTAAAGTCTCCGCTCTAGCAGCTATAAAAGGAACAGTACGTGAAAAAGACTGAGCTTGACTAAATCCAGAAGATTTCTCCCCATTAGCTAAGTCAGATCTTAAATCTTGAATTGCTTGTCTATATATCTCACCAATTATTTTTTCTCTTTCCGTTTGTAAAAATTCAGCAGGTTGTGCTGGTGGTGTGATATATTGTGGGGGATCTCCGCCTCTTGAATATTCTATAACATTGGAAGTACCAAATTTTGAATCATCAGCAGAAGTAAATGGTAACAAAGAGTCTCTTTCTCTTGCCAACATATTAAAACATTGGCGATATAAAAATTCATCAATAAGACTAGTTATATTTAGAATTTCTCTGTTATTGCCAGCTATGTCACAAATAAAACTTACTCCCATATCTTTATACTTTTTACTTTTCTTATAAATCACAGATATGAAAGGAACTTCTCCTACATTATTTCCTTGTGCTGTTCTAAACTCCAATAATTCGGGATTTTCTGGATTGGTTAAATCTACTAATGAAGTTTCAATTCTATCGGGATACCATTCAGTAAATTTTTCATACTTTCTTTTTGATCCTGCCAACATCTTTACATCGTATTGTCTACGTTTTACATAAAGATAATTTCCAAAATCATCAGTATCCCAATCTAAAATTTCATCGGGCTGAATCAAAATCCAATATGGTCTAATACCATTTTTTTCTTGGAACTGCTGAGTAATTATAGCTCCATCATCAGCCCCACTAATTTCATCAATACTAGGAGAATCTACTAAGACATATACCATACCAAAAATTTGCAAATCTGTACAAATCTGTGACATGAAATTATCTATATTTTCTCCCTTTCTATTTACATCTTTAATAAATTGTTGATAGAAAACGTCATTATCACGACCATCTCTTTCTATCACATCAGAGAAAATAAAATTAGTATAAAAATCTACAACTACATTTGTATAGTTTAAGAAATGTGCTCTTTTAACTCTATCTAAATAGTCTTCGTCATTTTCCCTAGCGTGTTTAAAAAGGTTATCTTGTGTTAATACACAATTTCCACCTTCATAAGAATTAAGATAAAACTTCCAATCATGATAATACACATCATAAAATTCATGTGTGGACCTAAGAAGTTTTAATTTCTCTTCTGTTTCTTGCCTCTTAACTTCTTCTGCTGAGATATAAGGTGACATTATCTATAAGCAACTTCTTCTAATTCGAACTTTTCTAGTTGTTCTTCTATTGTTCTTACTCGTCTTTCCTTAATCCAATTAGCATCTTGTTTACTTCTTTCTTTTGCTTCCATTAATATATCAAACATTGGCTTCTTTAAATAAGGTTTAGAGCAAGACTTAAAATGATCCATCATTGTATAAACATAGTCATCGGCTGTTTCATTAGCGAGTATAAAAGCACAAGAAAATAAATTTTTATAAAAATCTTCTGTGTGATGTCTTCCGTAACCCCTAGTCGTTGCAGCCCAATGTCTATGAATTGATCTTGGACTTATATAAACATTACCACCTTGTAACCAAGTACCTAAATCTGCTGTTAATTCCTCACCTGAATAGCCCACAAAAGAACTTGATAATTTATATCCGCTGTATTTCTCAAAAGAACTTCTTTTAAATCCAACTCCACCATGACCAGCCGCCCCTATTTTAAAGGGCTTATATTCATTTAAAGCAAAACTGTCTGATACTCCCCAAAAATCTTTTTTTAGTTGTAACTTATAGTTATAACAAATAAAATCGTTTATGTAATATTGTGTCGCCGAATGAAGTATGTCTGCTTCTGTACTTTCCCAATCGTGAAAAAATCTTTTAAAAAAGCCAGGACATAGCTGGACATGATTATCAAAACAAATAATATATTTAGAGTTTGTATTGTCAATTGCCTCTTGTCGCGCCTGTTGCGGCGTCATTGGTAGTTCGTTATGTCTGTAGTATTTTAAGTAACCTGTTTTAGTTCTAAGCATTTCAATAACTTGCCTAGAATCAGTATCTAACTTGCCATCATCATTTGTTACTATAGCAAACTGAAAGTCTATTCCGGCTTCTTTTAACTCCCACTCAATATTATTGATGCTCATCCAGAGTCCTTGAGCATTCTTTCTAGAAGCTATTACTATTGTAACCAACGGCTCTGCCAAAACTTACATCCTTTCTAATACCTCTTAATACATTTTCTTCTTTTTAGGAGTCTTTTTCTTTAAGCGTAACAAGTTAATCACCTATGTATAAAGTGTGGAAACGTCCCTAAGTATATTATACCACATGATTCATCCCTTTTTAGCATAAAACAGTAAGATTTATTCAGAATATTCAACTTTTCTTAAAGAATCTTCATATTCTTGTCTTAATTTATATAGTTCATCCGTGAAAGTTTTATATTTTGTCTCTGAATCTACAAATCTAGAAGAAATGCTGTAACCTTGTACAAGCTCTTTCTCCTTATCTTTGTACATTCTAGTTAAATCTTCTATTACTTCTCTTTTATTCATAAATAATCCTTAATAATATACAATACTAACTGGTAAAGATTTATCTCTTTCCCAAAAATTCACCCATGTGCGGCCACCAATAACACTCACTACCCCAGATAAAGTACATTTACTTCCTTTTAAATCACTATAATCACATGGGCTTAAAACTGGGGGGTAATTTACATGACTATGAATATCAGCAACAATATGTAATCCATCATCTTTAGCATCTTCTTCTATAAGACCAAAGGAATACATATCAGCCCAAACCTCTGAAGGCGTAGATCTTTCCAATTTAGGGTATTTAAAAAAATCTACTTCTATTAAAGAAGGTGATATTCTACGACCTAAAAGCATAGCAAAAACTTCATTATTAGATCTAGCAGCCTTCCTTCTAAAATAAGACAAATGGTGTTTTCTTATCCTAATAATCATGCAACTCCTTTTATCTCCGTCTTAAGCAGTAATAGGAAGCTCTTAAACTGTTATTTTAGCCGACCTAAAAGTATAAGAAACCGCTGGAGTCTCCACAATAAATCCACCATCTAATAAGTAATCTTTCAAAGTTTCCATTGATTGGCAGTGGTCCGAAACTAAAAATCTTTCTAAGAAAACTTTTCTTAACCTATAATGCTGTTCTGTACAACTTAAACAATAAAATTCATTACAATGACCACAAAAATCTATATGCTCATGCAAACAATTTTCTCTGCCTAAAGGTGTATGATTATGTACATCAACTCCAGTAGAAAACTGATGATCAATTTCCTTGTATCTTTCAATTCTTGGATTACTATCAAAAGCAAATTTAAATTGCATAATATTTCCTTTCTATTATTTTTCTTTCATTTAACCATTCCTGCGCAAATTCACAATTTTCATACCCTACCATATTAGGGGAGCCTAAAGTATAATGTAGTATTTTAGGGCTCTCAATAGGTGGACTAACACCAACTAAATGATTCCACTCTTGTGGAAGCTCACCAATTTCATGATCCTGTAACCATCTAAACGCATGTAAATCTCTTCCAGGCCACGTATTTAATTCATACGTAGTAAGATTTCTATTTGACTTATGTGCACAATTCCAAAGTATTACCGAAGACCAATTCTTTCTTGAATAAAAGGTCTGTACTTGGTTATCCATTTTAATAACAGAGCCATTTTCTTGTTTATGTTTAACAACCATAACAGCATATCTATCATCAGCCATATCAAATAATTCTTTAATATCTGCTCTACATAACATATCACAATCCATAAAAACTGCCCAACCACCGGTACGAAGTAATGGAACTGTGAACCGAGATATTGCAAATTCAGTGGACATGGGGGCTTGACTTATAGGGCACCACATTCTCCCATCCTTCTGTTCAATTGGTCGCCATAAAAATTGCCGTAATTCTTTTAGTTTTAAAGGAACAACCACTGTATTATTATCACTGTGTCTTAATATAGAACACTCAGTCACATTAAATGCTTCTTGCTCTCGCGGATCATGTCCTACATAAATGTATCTATTCATAATTAATGTGGTCCTAATATCCATCTCCTCTCACTAGGAGGTTTTATATCATCAACCCAAAAGTCTCGCGTTCCGGTTGCGCTCGCATCTAGGCGAATGCACTGAATGTTTGCATAACTACCGCCATCTACGGTTTTGTAGCCGCTGTAAGTGCCACCATCGACACGCGCTCGATACAGATTGGGCTGAGCAACTGTATCGAAGTCAATATCTACCGTGTACCATGTGTCTGCGGAGTAGGCTACAATCGACACGTAGCTCGCAATACCTGAATCGTAAATTTCAACGTTCCCCGTCGGCCCAAACCTGACAAACATTCTGGGAGTTCCCCCAGAATCTCTCAGCACTCCCCCGAGAAAATCGTTCGGGTTGGTAATACTGCAACGCATTCGGATACTGACAGTGCCGACCGTGATAGCTGTAAAATTCCTAAGCATGGTGTCATTAGCGACAGTATTTTTCGCCGCGAGACCACCTTGTCCTCCGGACGGAGCTGTTTGAATGCTCCACGTTGCCACGGTTCCAGCCCAAGCGTCACTCCAGTTTGTTCCGCCGGTTTTCCCGTTGAGATCATCGGCGATGGAGTAGCTGTCGAAATCTTCTGTTGAAATGAAAGCCATTTTATAAATTAACCTTTTCTAATATCGTATAAAAGCACATCTCTTGGTTTACTTCCAGTATACAATTCAACCCCGTGAAAAGATGTGTCAGTCTTTAAAAATGCAAACAAGCTGTTTGGTTTAAATGGTACTGTTGTGATCTTATCAAAGTATTCAAACTTGTGGTGTGGGCCACCAACACACCTAAAGTTTTTATCTTTAGGCAAATATAGCGAAGTTCCAGCTTCTAACTGAGATTCATCTGAAGGGAGATAAAACAAAGCACTGATAACTTTTGCTAAACTGTCGGTGTGAGGCCCAATTTTATATCCAGTCAAATCTCTAATTAACAATGTCTCATCTATGAAATCATTACTAACACCAAATTTAGTACAAAGAGCATTTCTTATAAAACCTGTTCTAAGTTTACTGTCTAGATCCTTCCAAAAAAAAGATTCTGGAATAGAAACAAGCCTCTCTTTATAACCTTTCAATTGACGCACCGTTTCAATAGAAACATAGTTATCCGGCAAATTGCTAAGAATGTCTTGATACAGCTCTTCAGGAAAAATGTTCTCTATAAAGATATAGGGTGTGGGATACTTCATCACTTTAGCTTTATTAATCTTTTCCGCAATCACTCTATCGACACTAACATTAGAATAAACTGATGGGGCATGAGCAGATTCTTTAGTAAATAAAAATTCCGCAACACCTTTAAAGTTTCCCTCTTTTCTGATAGCAGCATCTACCTGTTCTTGACTGTAAGTAAAACCGTTATCCTTTAAATGTTTAACTAAATCAACATGATTTGGTAATGACGTATTAATTTCAACTAAAATACTATCTACTTTTTTTAATACTTCTGTAGCACCATGAATAACATCTGCTTCTAAACCATCTACATCTATTTTAATATGAGTGGGCTGAGGTAATCCGGCTGCTAATAGTTCATCTAAAGACATAGCTAAACAACCTTGATGTATAAATTTATCTTGAGGATCACCAAACATATGACAAGAACCACCAGCACCAATTTGACTTAAATTGAGAGTTCCTACCTTGCTAGCTTTACTAATAGCCATGCAAAATGCCGTAGACTTGTGGTTATTAAGAAGAATGTTACGCATAAGCAATGAATAGTTTTCAGCCTCTGGCTCAAATGAAAAAACATTAACTCCTTTGGCCCCTGCTAAGATAGTATATCCACCAACGTTGGCGCCAACATCATAAAGAACATCTCCCTCTTTCATACTGTTAATCCACTGAATAGTTATTGGTTCTTTTATTAACAATGTATTAGCTCGCCATTTAGTTGCTTGATTAGGAGTGTAAAAACTTACATTGCCAACTTTAGTTATAGAATCTGCTGCAACAGAAGTTTCTGCTATTTTATCTTTTGGTTTTGGTCCAACAATAATTTGTAGTTTTCCTCCAACATTTTCTATCTTTCCTACCTTAAAAAACTTAGAAAGAACTGTTTCCCACCAATGTTTATCTTTAACTAAAAGATGTGTATTTCTGCCGTCAGCATACGTTTTAATGGCGGGTTTAGTGTTAATAACAAAGTAACCAACCCTCTTGACACATCTCCTCATATCATCTAAAACAGAAGCAAGTTTGTCAGGTTCAACATGCTCCAAAACATCCGTACATACCAAAAGATCTACTGGCCTTAATTGCTCTTCTTTGCCGGGTACACAAGGGTCATACTCCCATATAGGTCTCCCAATATGTTTAGCTAAAAGACCTTTTCCACAACCATAATCACCAATACTTTCAGCTTTAATACTTTCAGCTAATTTAACTACAATTTCTACATGTTCTTTTCCGCCAACACCATAAGATAAATTTTCCCTATGTAATCGCGCATTAAGTTCTTTAACTTCTGGACTAATCAATTCTTGCTTATGATAGCCAATTGTAGGTGTACCTTTAGGCAAAGTTTTTGGTATATAATTCTTAGACATTGCCTGAACCAAGCCCTCTCCATAAAACGTTGCTTTAACATCTGGCATTTGATCTAATTCATGCCAAGTTTGTTTTGCACATTCAAGCATTGAAGCAGTTGTTTTATATACAACCCCACCATATTCACATTCTTGAGAATCTTTTGGCTGATTAGGGTGTTTATCAGCGTGTTTACCAGTTTTGCCCTCACACCCGTCCATACCAAAAACATGAAGGTCTTTGAATCCCAAAAACCTAGCTATCGTCAATGCACGCAACCCTACAGAAGAACCACCAAACAAAGCCCATTCGCCCTGTGGGAGAGTTCTCATAGCATCTTCTTCTCCATCAAAAACATGCCACAATTTAACGTTATAACCTTCTAAATGGTCAAATACTTTAGGATGACACGTAGAAGAAATTAAATACTCTGTTTCCTTTCTAGGCTGACCTATAAGCTGTACCTTATGTGCGCGAGGATCAACTTCAATATGCCAAGTAGGTGTTATATCACGATCAACTAAAAATTTATGAGAGCCAGAGCAAGTAATTATGTATTTAAAATCTTTTAGCTGTTCCCAAGTGTCGTATAAACTAGGACCAAAACAGACTACTGCAACACTGTCAGTTCTTTCTTCATAATGTGGTTGAATTCTTCCCTTAACCCTTGATATAGCGTGTTTTATCTGCTCGTCACGAAGCCAAATTGGGATACAATATTGAACTTTTTGTACAGCGTTAATATCTAATTTAGTAGGTTTTACTTTTTCTACCTTGGCATTCATCTGTTTCAAAAATTCCTTTCAATCTTATTTAAACAATTCTAAAAGCTCTTAGGAAAGACCCCTTAGAGAAAATCAAAGCACTAACTGCACTAGTTCTTGCTTGTAATTGAATAGTTCCTCCTGCACTAGCAGCAAAGATACCATCTATCTCCAATAAATACGGTGACTGCGATGAAGCACCCTGAATTACAGACAACATTGCTGAACCTGATTGTGCGGCAAGTCCATTATAATATGTCGTTCCTTGCCAAGTTGAAGTCCAAACACTAGCGCCAGTAGCATGACCTACCGAAACGTTTGTCCACATTTTCCAAGCAGCATTAGCAGAAGTAGTCGCCGGGAATGTCATCCCAAAACCAGCACCTGCCGTCGTAGAAGCATACCAAACTGCCTTACCGTGGATTTCATAAACCCCACCTGCCGCAACCGACAATGTTAAACCAGTCACGTTTGTCATCGTACTAGCAAGAATTGTAAATCCACCAGCAGCACTAATACACTGCATCTGCATGGGAGAACCCAAACCAGCCTTAATCGCAGAAACATCGTTACTAATAGTTACAACATTCGCAGATAGGGCTGAGTGTACTTGACTTAACGCAGACACCTGAAGTGACAGTTGGACTGACAAGGCAGAAATAGCATTTGACAAATCATTAGCCGTTACAGCACCGGCAGAAACAGCAGTAGATAATGCTGATTGTGCTGCTAAACTGACGGCTGAAAGTTCGGCAGATGTGACGCTCCCTGTCCCTGCTGCAACCGCCGATGCCACCCACTGCGCCTGTGCAGAATTCCACGTTAAGACATTGCCATCGGCAGGGCTTGGTGCAGAGACATCTTTAACAGAATCCAATACTAAAGCTGACAGTGCATTAGATACTCGATTTACGGCAGAGATTCTATTAGCAATCTCAACCGAAACCGCGTTACTAATGGCATTGTCAGCACTTGTCATCTGAGCAGAATTTGCAACAATAGCAGAGTTAGCATTTGATATGGCCGTGGACATGGCCGATGCATTCAGTGACATAGTAGCCACATTTGCCGAAAGAGCTGAATGAACTTGTGATAAAGCAGAAACTTGCAAACTCAACTGAACAGACAAAGCTGAAATTGCCGTAGACATTGCTGATGCGTTCAAAGAAATCGTAGCAACATTAGCTGATAATGCAGAATGCACTTGTGATAAAGCAGAAACTTGCAAACTCAATTGCACCGATAAAGCACTAATAGCAGTAGACATAGCCGATGCATTTAAACTAATAGCAGCTACGTTAGCAGACAATGCTGAATGAACCTGAGAAAGAGCAGAAACTTGCAAACTCAACTGAACTGACAAAACACTAACTGCATTACTAATTGCGTTGTCCGCACTAGTCATTTGAGCACTATTAGCACTTACCTGAGAAGATAGAGCCGACAATCTTGTACTAATAGATGAAACAGCAGAAGTCCAATCATCAACCTGATTAATAGTTAAAACTAATTGAGTCGTCGATATAGCAATACCAACAGGACGACCACTACCTACTCCAGCCGTTACTGTTAAAGTGCCTGCTGTACTTCCAGCATAGTAAGTTGATCCAATAGTCAGACCACCACTCTGACTCGTAATTGAGTCCCACTGTGCTGTAGTAAGGGTAACAATACCATCTATCTGAATATTTCCTACAGCCGATACAGCAATATTTGCATCATAAACTAGACCTAAAACATTGGGGGCAGGTGAAGCAGCGTCAGCATCGGCCTTTTTAAATGTGTTGGCAGAGGTAAACGCATACACAGGTGTTCCGGCTGAGCAAGCCGAAGCATCCACGTTCTGTAGTGAAAGTAACTGACCGGCAAACCTAAGAACAGATATTTGCTGACTTAATACATTGTCAGCAGAAGTCATCTGGGCGGAGTTAGCCACAATCGCCGAATTTGCATTTGAAACCGCTGTAGATATTGCTGATACATTAAGAGAAATTCCCGCAACATTGGCGCTAAGAGCACTATGAACTTGAGATAATGCTGAAACTTGTAAACTAAGTTGTACAGACAACGCTGAGACTAAGGTAGACAGAGCAGAAACATTCAAACTTATGGCCGCTACGTTGGCCGACAATGCTGAATGAACTTGGCTTAAAGCCGAAACTTGCAGACTCAACTGAACGCTCAGAACACTAACTGCGTTACTAATCGCATTGTCCGCCGAAGTCATTTGAGCCGAGTTAGCAGATACGGCTGATGCAACAGTAGACAATTCATTTGATGTAACAGACCCAGATCCAGCAGCGACTGACATAGGATGCCAATTACCCGCAGCCGAATCCCACGCCAAAACTTGTTGATCCCCCGGAGATGGTGCAGAAACGTTTGCAATAGAATCTAGGACTAATGCCGATAAAGCATTAGACACTCTATTTACCGCTGAAATTCTATTAGCCGTTTCAACTGATACTGCATTACTAATAGCATTGTCGGCAGAGGTCATCTGTGCGGAGTTGGCTACTATAGCAGAATTAGCATTTGAAACAGCAGTAGATATTGCCGAAACGTTTAATGAAATTGTAGCTACATTTGCCGACAAAGCACTATGAACTTGAGAAAGTGCCGAGACCTGCAAAGACAGTTGCACAGAAAGTGCGGAAACTAAAGTAGAAAGAGCAGAGACATTCAAACTTATTGTCGCCACATTAGCAGACAATGCAGAATGAACCTGACTTAAAGCAGAAACCTGTAATGACAATTGTACTGATAAAGCTGAAATTGCCGTACTCATCGCCGACTGATTTAACGACAAAGTTGCCACATTAGCTGATAGAGCCGAATGCACTTGACTCAAAGCCGAAACTTGCAAACTCAATTGTGTACTTAATACACTCACTGCATTGCTAATGGCATTATCAGCAGAAGTCATTTGCGCTGAATTACTAGAAACTTGAGACGACAATGCAGAAAGACGTGAACTAATAGAAGATACAACAGAAGTCCAGTCATCAATTTGACCAATAACCAACAACATTTCTGTTGTAGACAAAGCAATACCAACAGGACGACCACTACCTTGGCCAGCAGTAGTAGTAAGTGTTCCTACCGTTGTTCCGGCATAGTATGTAGAGCCTATTGTTAATCCACTAGCACCACCTGTAATACTATCCCACTGCGCCGTAGTCAAAGTTACAACACCATTTACTTGAACATTACCAAGTGCTGATACTGCAATATTAGCGTCGTAAACTAATCCTAATACATTTGGTGCAGGCGATGCAGCATCTGCATCAGCACGTTTAAATGTATTAGCTGAAGTAAATGCGTAAACTGGAGCACCGGCAGAAACTGCTGATCCATCTACATTCTGAAGCGTAACGAGTTTTCCAGCAAATCTAAGAACTGAAGTTTGATTACTTAAAACAGAAATTGCTGTACTCATTGCCGAAGCATTCAAAGAAATTGTAGCAACGTTTGCACTCAAGGCGCTGTGAACTTGAGAAAGTGCCGATACTTGCAAAGACAACTGAGTAGAAAGTACAGATACTGCATTACTAATAGCATTGTCGGCAGAGGTCATTTGAGCTGAATTAGAACTGACCTGTGATGACAGTGCTGACAATCTTGTACTAATTGCAGAAACGTTAGTAGAAATTCCTGCTACATTTGCAGATAAAGCTGAAACTACTTGACTCAAAGCCGAAACTTGCAAACTCAACTGAACAGACAAAGCTGAAATTGCCGTACTCATCGCCGACTGATTCAATGATAGAGTAGCAACGTTTGCAGATAAAGCACTGTGTACCTGAGATAATGCAGAAACTTGAAGGGATAATTGCACAGAAAGTACTGATACCGCATTAGATATCGCATTATCGGCAGAGGTCATTTGAGCACTATTCGTGCTGACTTGTGCTGACAATGCTGAAAGCCGTGTGCTAATGGCGGAAACGTCTAAACTGAGACTAGCAACATTGGCCGATAAAGCAGAATGCACTTGGCTTAGTGCTGAAACCTGTAAACTAAGCTGAACGGACAAGGCTGAAACTGCATTCGATAACAGATTGTCTGCTGTAATACGAGCTGCTGTTTCGACAGACACAGCATTAGAAATTGCATTGTCGGCGCTGGTCATCTGTGCAGAATTAGACGAAACCTGAGCCGATAAAGCCGACAGTCTTGAGCTTATAGCAGAAACATTTAAACTAAGGGTAGCAAGAGCAACAGAAACTGTATCTATAGCTGATTGTGCAGCTACACTAACTGCTGATAATTCATTAGAAGTAACAGAACCAGACCCTGCTACCACTGACATTGGATGCCAATTAGCAGCGGCTGAATCCCACGCCAAAACTTGTTGATCTGAGGGGGAAGGAGCTGAAACATCTTTTATAGAATCAAGAACTAATGCCGATAAAGCTTGAGACACCCTATTAACAGCAGAAACTCGATTAGCTGTTTCAACTGATAAAGCATTTGAAATAGCATCATCAGCCGAAGTCATTTGCGCTGAATTACTAGAAACTTGAGAAGATAAGGCTGATAACCTAGTACTAATTGCAGAAACATTTGTGCTTATACTGGCCACATTAGCACTAAGAACACTGTGAACTTGTGACAAAGCAGAAACTTGTATACTCAATTGAGCACTTAATGCACTAACTGCGTTGCTCAATGCTAAATCAGCACTAGTCATTTGTGCTGAATTTGTTTCTACTTGAGAAGAAACTGTATTTATGTGAGTATTGGCAGCCGCACTAACAGCAGAAAGTTCAGTTGAAGTTACACTTCCAGAGCCTGCACTATTAGCAGAAACTCTATCAACAAGAGAAAGATAAGCAGAATAATTAGCACTAACTAAAGAAGACAGTACACTAATGGCATTAGACAAAGTAATATCCGCAGATATTCTAGATGCGGTTTCAACCGACAACGTATTAGATGTTGCTGAAGTAGGTTGTGGAATATCAATAGTTCCTCTAACCATTAAGTGTTATCTCCTTTCTTAAAATTTTTTAGGGCTTATATTGCCCCAATATCAGTGCCGTCTGTAGCTAAATTATGATAAGGACTAGCTGGAGTTAACCGTAAATCCCCGCCTATCAAATCAACAAAACCAACTTCTTCAAGAGTTGTAGGAAAATAATTTTCAGGCGGATAGTATGGATCCCAACCCTGCTCAACTGGAGTAGCAAGCACATTCTTAGTAATAACAGAATTTGGCAAAAATGCAGCAATAGAAGGATTTCCAGAATTAAAGCCGCTACCTTTAATTCCGTATTTATTATGTTGAACTATATTATTGGTAAAGCGTAATCGAGGCGAAGGCAATCCATCCAGCATCATAGTATCACCACTATGAAGCATAGTATTATGATCAACATTAACATCCTCATAACCAGACATAACTTGGAAAGCTATGCCGACACCACTTCCAGGTGCTGGACCAATTCCAGTCATAATATTATTAGCAATCTTAAGTCGTTTAGAAATAGCACTAGGAACACCGGATTCAAAATCCTGTCCTAACAGATTAAAGACATTAGAAGAATTACGAAGCTCATTGAATTCAAATGTAACATCATTAACACACGCCCAAGGATTAGCTCCATTTTGATTACGTCCAGTAAACACAACTGCAAATCCTACCTGACCCTGCCCACCCCAATTATTCTCTAACAAATTATTTGAAATTAATACTCGCTGTGCGTGCTTAAGTTCTAACAGATTCTTAATTGTCCATAAAACTCCACCATAACTCGGGTCGTCAACTTTCCATGACAATGGTTTAAAGAAGTGATTCTTACTAATTTCTATATCACTCGGAGTTAGATTTGCGACCACAGTATCCGCACCACCGAACATTACATTTTCACCCGCACCTTCAATAAAATTATTAACTATCTTAAACGGCCCTGCACCATTCCATCCCGCAATCGCCTGAGTATCTTGACCAACACGTTTCCAATTAGTAAGTCGTGAATCAATCACCGCAAGATAACTACCCTGAAAAGATACGCCGCGCTTACCACCAAGAGAAATATCTCCATGTATATGACAACGATCAAAAATGATATGGTGTGGCTGATTAATGAGTGCTTCACTTCCATCTCCCAATTGAATCAAAGTGTCAATTGAAATACCAGGAGCTTTAATTTCAATTCCAACGAATCTAAAGTGATGCGCTCCAAAAGAAGTTTGAAGTACAGGAGAGAAATTTGATGAAGACAATGATGCCATGCCTTCAGGAGAAACTACACGCTGTCCTATAGGAATAGAAAAACCTTCAGTTTCTACATAGATATAGCTAGATCCAGCCTTTGCTGGCAAAACAAAGTTACCATAGAATGTGGTCCCTTTCTCCAACGTAATTCGAGAACCTGGTTGAGCATTATTTAAAGCAGCTTGTAAATTACCACCAGCGGCTACATGAATAATACTTCCTGTAGGTGGAGCATAAACAGTATCCACAAATACCTGTGGTAATACAGGATCTAGTGATACTGGAGGGATTGGGTCTATTGGCGGTTTAGGTGGCTTGGGAGGTTTAGGTGGTTTCACAGGTTTAGTCATATAATTAAGAACTAGCTTCAGTCCATCTTAAATAAACATCAAAATTAGTTGCACCATCAACATTTATACAAATTGTTTCAGTTATATCTCTTAATGTAGGAGATTGTCCTCCACCATCTACCCATGTTTTGTCTATATGCTGTGAAGTTGCTAGAATTTTCTTAAAAATAGGACTACCAACTAAAGATCCAGAAGTAGGAACAGCAGTGTAATTTTTAATAACAACAGTTGCAGCAGCATTAGCACTATCTAAAGGTGTTGATGTTGGAGTTACAAAAGTTCCACCTAAAGCAGCACTACTTCTTTTCAAAAACTGAAAAGTACGTGCTACAGTCGGCTCAGAAACATATATTTCTAATATTCTTCCAATTCTACTTGCACTACCAACAATTTCTAACGCATCACCAGATCCTGCCGCCACAACAGAAAAACACATTTCATAAGTATCAATAGCATTTTTAGAAAAGTTAACAAGAAGACCATCATCTACAGTAATAGGCGCAATATCTGTTGCCCCGCGCCCAGACATTTGAATACGTTCTCTTTCAACTGTATTAGCGCCAACTGTTATAGACTCACTGTCTAATTTTTTATCAACAATTGTTGGATTCTGGTAGGGTAAGTATGAATCAGACATTTATGATCTCCGAACAGCAACCTTAGATTTGATGAACCAATTACCTACTGTAGAACCTTGAATAGCAGTAATCTGACACTCATACCCACCACCAGTAGGGGCAGCGAAAGTATCCTGAATTTCTCCTTGATATGTTCCTTCCAACCAGTCTGGATCACCACCTGGATCTGGAACATAATCTAATACAAGCCCATCAACTTCAGGAACAGCAGTTCCAGACCTATCTCTTAATGTTGCAGTTACAGCAGCAGAAATAAAAAAATCATCTGCATCAAGTCCGTTGTGTAATTCTGTAATACGTAAAACTTGATCATTTGCTTGATAAAATGTAAGCTCTGTCGGAATTGCCATTAATCATCCTCACAAACAATATTTTGTAGTCCATCAGTTGTGGAAGAGTTTGTTAAATCAGTGCTATCTATAATCATATTGTTAGTAACAGATATAGTTTCTGTTTCTACGTTTTTAAATATTAATAAAGAATTTGTTACTACACCAAAAAACAAAGATATAGCATTGATACACATTGTTTTTAAAGCTTCAAATGTGTACCATCTATGTGAGGCTTGGTTAAGTACCGGTGCTAGAGGCATAATAATAGTTATCGTCTCTTTATTCTTTTTTTCTTTTTGCGAATTTTAGACCCATATTTTTTAGCCCAACGTTTTGCAAGTCTGGGATGTTTAGCATATAAATATCTTCTTTGACGATCTGATTTAAATGGCATGTTTCCCTATTCCTACACGTCGAGAACAAAATCTTCCTTGATTGGGTTTAATAACTTCACTAGGAAATCTTTTAAATTCCTTATCACAAACTATACAAACCAAAGATATCTTAGCAATATGCTTTTTATTTATACTTCCTAAAGGTCTTCCCATATTTTCTCTGTTTGGCGCTGTGAAAAGGAATGGTCCTACACCCCCATTTATTCTTTTGCTATGGAAGAAGGCACATCTTCTGGGTGATCTGCTGCTGCTGCTGCTGCTATCATCATCTGCCTAGTTTTTTCAGCTTCTACTCCAGCTAAATGTCCTTCTGCCATAGCCGATACTTTTGTTAATCTTAAAAGCTCGTCCATCTTAGAATTAACAGACCCATGATATTGGTCTACTTTATCATTAGTGTCATTAACAGATTTTTGCAACTTAATACCAAGATAAGTAAAATACACAGTTATAAATGTAGTAATAATACCAAAAAAAGCTACTATAATAATTGTTAAATCTACGGGAACTGTAGTAGCAAAAACCTTAAATAAAGAATTCATAACAAACTAATGACCTATATGAATAGTATTAAGTGGTGCAAGCAAACCAAATACACTAAGTAACCATAATATAACTCCAACTACAACAGCTCCATTTAAAATAGTCTTAATAGTAGGCTGCATAGGTATATATTTATTTACCAACCAAAGTAAAAATCCTACAGTACCTAATATCAAAATCAAATTAATTAAAGGCATAATTTATTTTCTCCTAGTTATCTATAAACCTTTACTTCTTCTGATTTAACTACATCAGCAGGTAAAGCATCAACTGGTGAATGTGGTCTATCACTTGATAAAACCGCTACAACATTATATCCAGAATTATTACTAGAAAGTAATGGACCAAAAACACAAGGAGTATAAAATTTCTTACCAAAAACAAATGATTTTCTTTGTAAATACCATTTACTATCATCTGCCTGAACATAAACTTGCACAACTTTCTTCTTACCTCTTCCTTTAATAACGCCAGAAACTAAAGTAAGATAAGTTACTGAATCACCATTTTTTAAATTTGTAATTTCTAATTTAGCCACGAATCCTCCCATTTAATCACTACGAATATCATCTTCTTGACGACTTCTGAAATACTCTCTAACTTTATCCCGCAGTTTAATATTTCTATCAGTCAACATGTACATACCTTGTACATCTTTCTTAAGATCTAAGTGGTAATTAAATTGTTCATCTACTAAAATTTTCCATCTGTTGTTGTAATTTCTATTTCTTTTTGGACCATGAAAATAATGATCTATAGAGCCAGAAACATACCCTATATTTCTTTTAATGTGTCGTTCTGATCTTGCCTGCCATTCTTGCCAATAATCCTTGAATGACTGATGCATTCCACCATGAATACTATCTTTTACCATTCCAAGATAAGCACATGCCATGTGGTGATCTCCAGAACCAAGAATTGCAATATCACCCAAGCCTCCAAGATCAGCCAAAGAAGAACGCCTATAAGCCCAAGCATAACCACTATGAAAAGCATGTCCAGGAAGGTAAGGGTAATTCCAATGTCCTTTCTTATCTCTAGTCGCATTAATTCTATGTGGATGTGGATGGCCTTTTAAATAATCATAAACAAATCCTGTTTGAGTATTTATAGGCTCAAATTCAAAATTTAAATCTGTAGCATGACTAAACATCTGAACAATCTTATAAACCTGTAATTGATGTAATGTTTCATTAACCCAATCCGGTCTTGCAAACTCTACATCTGCATCAATAGTAGCAACATATTCCCAATCTGCTGGTAATCTTTGTATAGCAAGATTAAGTAAAAGTTCTTTACTCCATATTTCTGAAGTTGTTCTTAACTGAATGTGGTGTGGATTATCTGGTACTGTCACTTCAAAAGCTCTGTCTCTTAATGCTAATTCAATAGTATAAAGAATACCACCAGCGTTCTCCACCATCTGTTCAAATTGCTGATACAGCTTATAACGTGTGTAGTATCGTGGGGGATTGAATATAGCTGTAACAACATATAAAGGCGCTGCAATAGGTGTTACGTGATGTTGCCTACGTGCAGGATGATTACGGTATTGATCTATTGCTTTGATCTGCTCTATATGATTTTCTGGCAGTATATATTTCAAGTTAAATTCCCCGTATGTTGTAGTATTTGTAACCTTCTGAATCACCCATCAAAAGAAAGTTAGCAAGAGCTAAACTAATAACACAATCATCCCAAGAATTTCTTCCTCTTGGGGCATGATAAGTGATAACTCCAGAATCTTTCTTTTCCATTTCATAATCTTCTAATTCTCTTCTAAGCTCTGGAATCTTTGGAAATGAAATGGCTTTATTATCTATAGATATTTTTAAAGCTTCAATTAATTCTCTCTTGGCAATATTAGTATAAGTTTTATATGGAATAACATTAACACCCATTCTCATAAGTGTTTCTGCTATAGGGCTACCTTGGCTTGTAGCGTCCATTACACATGTTGCTTTGTTATATTTCAAAAAGACATCTATTATTCTTTGATACTGATATTCCCAATTAACTTGATTAAATCTTTCAAAATATACAACATGTCTTCTTTCTATATCCATCACTGTAATAACAGTGAAGTCATGACTCTGAGCTAAGTCCAGCCCCATTACATATTTAGTGCCGGCTTTTGGCGGCTCTAATGATCCTTTTTCACAACTTCTAAAATCACCAAACACAGATGAAGAATCTGTAAGAAACTCGGCAAGATACTCTTGTCTAAAAGTTTCAGAATCTAATGATCTTCTCTGTTCTTCAATTACTTCTGGTAATATCCAAGGATTACAGCTAGTTGGTAAGTTTAAACTAAAATATTCTGGGAAAGGATCTTCCTCACCTTCAGCTATTCTCGATTTATCTCCCTTTTTGTATAACTCCCAAAACTTATTATGACCAAATGGAGTACTTAAAAATATAATTTTGGCTCTTGTTTGTGTTCTGGTAGTCATAAAAGACTCATATGATGCGTCTCTTATACGACCCATTTCATCAGCAATAATTAAATTTACTCTAAATCCTCTTAATTTATCAGGATCTTCTGCGGTTTTAAATTCAATTCTGCTGTGATATTCGCCATTTGGCTTAAGAACATTAAGAACATGATCAGTTCCATTGTAAGTTCTCCATTCTTTAGGCAAGAATCTAATAATATAATCTAATCCAATCTCCGCCTGAGCATACGCAGGAGCAATCCACCAAACTATTGAATCTTCATTTTCCAGCGCAAATTTAGTGGCTACTATAGCAGCACCATAAGTTTTGCCAACTTTAGTTCCTGTAGCCCCCACTATAAAATTAACTTTAGGATCAGTATAGAACTTCATTAAAAGTTCTGCCTGCTTTGGATGCATTTCTGGAAGTTGTAATTTAACTAGTTTGCTTTGCTCCATCATCACCTATTACTGCTTGGAAAATAAATTTTTCTTCATTTTTATCTTTTGATGTATTTTCTTTTGTAGGCTCAGAACTAATTATCTTAGTGACAGAATCAAGTTGAGGAAGATATTTATTTGGAATTTTACTTTTCTTTTCCATCTTCTGCTCAACCTTCTGGGTTTTAATCATTCCATTCTCACCCACATCTACCACATAACTGTAACTTTCTGTGAAGCCTGTTCCAAGATTCTTTGGAATCCAGCCCACATCCTGTAAAGCTTTGAGCTTCATGTTCTCAATCTGTGCAACTGCCAGAGAATGCATTCTGTACTCACCCTTGCCCAAAACCGCCTTACGTTTACTTCTTTCTAAATCTTGAGCTTGCTTATTGTAAACCTGAATGATATCTGATATAATCAATTCTATGCTATCATTCTTAATTTCTTCTGCGGCTTTCTTGCGGATAAGCTCTTTATCATTTCTGATAAGCTTATCACTAACCCCAAGCACTCTGGCTATATCTGTATTAAATAACTCTGGGTGTGAGTGTTGTAGCCACATAACCACACGTCTGCGCTCACTAGGAGTTAGCTTTCTATCTTTCTCCTGAGCTTCCTGCCAAAGTAGTTGCGGTTCTAGAATAGGCATGTTATACTATAAATGTTAAGCTGTCTGTGAAAGTACTTTGTTGCCTTTACTTGTATTTTCAATAGCCCATAATGGCTGCAAATTAGAAAAATTACAAGCTTTAACAAGTTGTTCTTTGTCTGTTAAATCAAATTTAGACAAGGGAATTATATGGTCTATGTTCCAATTATTTCTACCGTTACCATAGTTTTCCCAAGTCATTCCGGATTTAAATTGGATTTCAATATATCCCCTTAAAAAATTCATGGAACATCCTAAATTGGATATAGCCAAATCTCTTTCTTGATGTTTGTTTAAAAACTTTCTTAAATTTTTACTTAGATTGGTTGCTAATTTACGAGTAATACCACCGTAAAATTTAACTTTTGAATAATTTTTTTTATAAAATTTTAATATTTCTTTAGGTTCTGAACTATTACTATTAACACGCTTTAAATTTCTTTTTAACCATTCAGCATGATAGTTTTTTATAAATTCTTTTCTATCACTACCATTTAAGTATATAAATGTCATACTTTATATTGAACCATACCTTTCTGCGCAGGGTAAGTATTCTTTGACCTACTATCATTATACCACACGGCCGTACCATTTTTATCGAAATTTGCCTAGTTTGGTCAACTTTTACTCTATTTTATGATTATTCTCTATAATATATTTTCTTTTAGGTCTACCTCTTTCTTTTTTAAAGAGTTTAACCTGTGGTGGTAGCTCTGTGGATTCGAGTTGGAGATAGTCTAGTATCTCCATCCAAGTAAAGGGGGAGGGCATCATCTTGCCATTGTAGTATCTGTAGAAAGATTCTCTAGATATTGATACTCCTCTACAGAATTCAGCAACATTAATCTCTCTATTGGTTAATATAGGTTCTATCCATTCTCTAAATGTTAGGTTCATATAGTCATAATCCTTTATATATTCATTACTTATACTCTAATATATACTCTAATCTCTTATATATCTATACTTTAGGTACTACACTATATACTATATATAGTATATTCATGTGTAAGTATGTGATTACATTGGGTTTACATTGTTGTTTGTATAACATTGGTTTCTCACTGTAAACTCACTATAGTCATTGACCTCGTTCAACAACGAAGGATATTATACCATGAAAAGTAAGATTTGTCAAGAACTATTTTCACTTTTTAGCACATTTTTTAAAAATAAACATGTTGACAAAAAAGTTAAATTGTAGTATAGTGATTTTAAACTGAAAGGAACTATGGAACTATTAAACGTAGAAAACCTAAATCCAAAGCTAAATCCAATTCTTATAGATTCAAATGATAAACTTCCCCTCTTGGAAGAGTTTTTGTCCAGAACGGAAGTGTTTGTTGTAGATACTGAAGGCAACATTACTAAAGATTTCTTCGATAGAAGAATAAGGACAATCCAAATTGGCAATAAAGAAGCTCAGTGTGTAATTGACTTGTTAGGCTTTAGTAAAGATCTAGTTAATTCACAAGGCAATTATAAGGGCGGGCCTGAGTTTGCCGATTTGGTTGCCCTGCTTAAGAAGTATTTGGAAACTAACAAAACAAAGAAGGTTTTGTTTAATGCTGTCTTTGATTATACAGTACTTAAGTGGTGTTTAGGTATTAAATTATGGAATCTTTATGATTGCTATATAGCTGAACAGAACATATATACTGGTCAGATTCCCTTTACAATTAAAGATTTCTGGGCTTTAGATGATTGTGTGGCTCGTTATTGTGGTCTTATTATAGATAAAAGCCAGCAAAAGACATTTGATTTAACCAGTCCACTCACTGATGAACAATTCTTATATGCGGCATTAGACGTTAGATTGCCACTGGCTGTTATGAAAGGTCAGGAAGGTATATTGACCTCGATGGGAATAAAGAACGCAGTACAGGTCGATTGTGATGCATTACCAGCCTTCTGTGACCAGCACCTAAACGGGTTACTTCTGGATAAAGACCAGTGGAAGCTCAGAATGGCAGAAGTAGAGGAAGAGAAGAAAAAAGTTATTTCACAAATGGACGAATTCTTCATTCCAATTTGTGGAAGAAAGGATGATGTACAGAAAGATTTAACAGGTTTAGAAGAATCATGGAGAAATGAAGTAGACAGGGAGCTGAGAAAATTTAAAAGAAAGGAGTTTGAAGAAGCAAGAAGAGAAGTTAATGAGAAGGCAAGGCTTGCTAGTAAATCAGAGGGTTTAGCTCTATTAGACTACGAATCCCCCAAACAACTACTAGAGGCTTTGCTAAAAACAGGAATTCCTGCCAGAAAGTTAAAGGACACAAAAGACAGAACTTTATTACTACTTTCGAGTGAGTTTAAAGTTATTTCTTTACTTAAAGAATTTAGGAGGTTGAATAAACTTATTACAACATACGATGAACCTTATATAAAGTCTATTAAGAAAGAAACTGGCAGGATTCATGCTGAATTCAGATTGATTGGAGCTAGAACTGGCCGACCTAGTTGTGCCGAACCTAATCTTTATAATATTCCTAAAGATTCAAAATGGAGAAGATGTTTTATAGCTAGACCAGGTTATAAGATGATTACTGCTGATTTCTCTGGACAAGAGCTGAGAATCATGACAGAGCTTAGTCAGGAACCTAGTTGGGTTGAGGCGTTTAATAAAGAATGGGACGTACATTCAGTAGTAGCAGAAGTCATGTTTAAGGATAAATGGCAGAATGGTTTTGCAAAGGATGGTACTTTTGAGGGAGTAAAGCTTTTTTATAATAAAGGAGATAAAAAGGGACAGCCTCTTGATGATTGTGCTTACTTTTTTGATGATCATAAAAAATGCGATTGCCCAGAGCACAAGAAATTAAGGGATGCTGTAAAGTCTATTAACTTTGGTATTGCTTATGGAATGACAGAAAAGAAATTAGCAGATGATTTAAATATTTCTATAAAAGAAGCTAAAGAATTATTAACTACATATTATCAGGCTGTTCCTAATCTTATTAAATATCTAGAAAGATCTGGTAAATCTGCCAAAGAAACTCTAATGAGTAGAACTATAGCTGGAAGGATAAGGCACTATATTAGACCGACTTTTGAAACATGCACTAATCTAGTAATGACTGATTATAAAGTTAAGAAAGAAGACAAAGCGAATGATGTATTTAGAAAGATGTTCATGGCCAAATACAAGAGAGAAATTAATAGAAAGTTATTCATGATGAGTTTAGCTACAGAACGTGAGGGTAAAAATGCTGTGATTCAGGGCACTGGCTGTGACATGCTTAAGATGGCAATGGGGTGTGGTTTTGATGAAAATGGTAAGCCGTTTCTCTGGCATTACATGGATGAGCTAGGAATGTTCCTTGAAAATAATGTATATGATGAATTATTAATTGAAGTGCCGGAACAAAATGTAGAAAAAGCATTAAAAGTTATTGATGATTGTATGGTCAGAGCAGGTAATGCATATGTAAAAAGCATTCCATTTAGAAGTGAGCTGCATGTTGAGGATTTTTGGACTAAAGAATAGTTTGACAAAGTGCACGAGAGGTGTTATACTAATAGTATGAGTCATGGATTAATAAGAGTATATCCAAAAGAAAATAGTGAAAATACTTTATCTGAAGTTAGACGAGCACCAGACAGAGCTAGAGTGTGGTTTATGCCAGAACCACACGTATTTGTAAGGCCCATAAATAATATAAATTATTCTTCTGTAACAAAGATGAATGGGAACACAAATAATATCTGTGAGAAAGGTTGGTCTTATATTGGAAAGACGCATGGTTCAGCTACTTTTCGTAGTATTGATCCAAGAACTTGTACAGTTGAATTTATTTTAGAGCAATTTGATGATCTAGAATTTGAAGCTATTTCTGGTCTTAATGCTAGCATTATTAGTTCACAAAAAATAGAATATAATATTAGTAGTGAAGATGTTATACAAAAAGAAATATTGTTTGTGTCACAAAGTCCTATTGCAGGAAATGAAATACATTTATACAATCCAGCTTGCACGTTACAATTTAATTTCCAACAAAACGGAGAATTTTTAGAATTAGAGTGTAATGGCTCAGTAAATGAATTTACTCCCAATAGTGCATTTAATAATGATGGTAATGTAAATTCTGGTTTTTTCATGAAAACGGTTTTTGTTTAAATGAGTTGCTTCTGTCACTTAAAACCTGTAAGTAAGGATAAGAAATGTGAATGTCCTAGTCACTATGTTTGCTCTTTGTGTGGAACTTGTTATCAGTGCGATCATGAGGCAGTTTACTCAAAGTTTCAAAATCAATGGTATTGGCAGCATCCAACAAAAATAAGAACTAAAGCAATTGGAGTAGATGCCGGACAAGATTTTATTTAAAGGAGATTTAATGGCATTATTAGTAAAGAAATTAGATGATAGAGCTATATTACCAAAGTTAGCACATGACGGTGATATTGGTTATGACTTATTTGCCTTAGAAGACACTGAGTTTGGTTTTGGTTGGGGGGTGCATAAAGTAAGAACTGGAGTTGCTATAGAATTTACACCATCTGCTGGAGCTAAATTGGAAACTAGATCTTCAATGGCATTGAAAGGCATTCAAGTAGTTGGAGGAGTAATTGATTCTAAATATACTGGAGAGATTGTTGTTTTGCTAGCGTATAGGCCGTTTGAAAAACCATATAGAATAAGACGTGGAGATAAAATAGCACAATTAATAAGGGTAGAAATACCACATGATGAAGTTGTAGAGGTTGAAAAACTAACTGAGACTGTAAGAGGAGCACAGGGATTTGGCTCAAGCGGGAGATAATATGGCAGACGAAGTAGATAAAACAGATTGGGAAAGACAAAGAGAATCGTTAGAGTGGCCGTCACCATATGAAGATAATTTAGAAGGAATTGAAATAAACTAATTTATAGGAGAAATAAAAATGGCTTGGAAAAGAGTTAAAGATAATAGTGATGCAGTTGGAACACCGAAGTTGACTGGAGAAGCTGGATATAATTATTGGGTGGATGATTCTGGTGAGCGGGTTTATCCGCAAGCAGTAAGTGATTTTCCTACACCAAGTGGAAAAGGTGGTAGTGTATTTCCGGGAACAGATAAAGACGGAGTTAATGTAAAGCCTACAGGAACAACAATTCAAGACGTATTTGATGAAGTTAAAAAGGTAAAAGAAATTTTATTGGCTTTTGTAAATAAAGGATAAATAACAATGAGAAAGACAATTAAGAAAGCAGTAAAAGATGTAAAAACTGTAGTTCTGTATATTATTGATGAGTCTGGATCAATGGCTCAGAATATTGATGAGACTATTTCTGGATTTAATGAGTATGTGCGGGGCATTAAAGAGAGCAAGTTGGCTAAGAATATTTACATGTCATTTGCTAAGTTTAATACTAAGGCCAGCGTACTACATAACTTAGTCCCTATTGCAGAGATTCCAGAACTTACAAAGGAAAATTATAGCCCTAATGGATGGACTGCTTTGTATGATTCTATTGGAATAACGGTAAAGGCTTTTGAAGATGCGATTAAAACTAAGAAACTCGGTGATTACAAAGTATTGGCTATGGTCATGACCGATGGTAGGGAGAATGCTTCAACTGAATATACTCAGCAGGCAATCCGCACTATAATTGATGAAAAGCAGAAGCTTGGTAATTGGACCTTTACTTATTTAGGTGCTGATCAAAGTGCTTGGACTACTGCTCAAGGTATTGGCATTGCACACGGTAATACTATAAGTAATTATAGTGGTAGAGGCGGCGTGGTGGTGAATAAGAACACTAGACAGAGAACATTGTCTTATGCTAGTGGCGCTAATTCTAACATTGGTAGTACATCTACTTTCTTATCTGGATTTGATGCAAACAATTTAGAGTCTACAAAAGATATTCCAGAATTTGAACCTCTAAAGAAAGATGTAAAAATTGGTATAGATGAAGTTTTAAGATTTGTGCCAACTCCAAAAAAGTACAAGAAGATAGAGTCAGGTAAGAAATACAAGTTAAAAGATATATTTGGAAAGAAAAAGTAATGAATTCAGATTTCTTGAAAGAACAGGTAAAAGAGGCTGCTGAACAGTATTTTGAGGAGATTACAAGGGAAGTATTTGATTACTTCCCTTCCCTTGATAATTTTTCTTTTATACTTTATGAGTCAGATGATTCTGTTGAAGTTGCAGAGAATATAGAGTCATTTAAACTTAATGAAGATAGCTATCAACTTTCTTTAGATAAACAAGAAATTTGCTTGTTTTTGAAGGAAAGATTTAGTATACTAGATCCTAGCATATTAATGGACGTTTTTGGAAAGAACGTTAAAGTTTTTGTTTCCAGAGAAGAAGAACCACAATTATTCTACATTGTATAAAATGAAATTTCATATATTATTCACAGTGCTGTTTATAAATGGTGATGGGATTAAACTTAAAACAGGCCCTTACACTATAGAAGAAAATTCTGCTGAAATAAATTTTCCAATTATTGAGAAAATCATACAGGCAGAAATGAAGAAAATATCCAGACAGGGAGTTTATTCAACATCTGATACCCACATAGGTATGAAACATTATGGACCTCAACAAGTATACCTAATTACCGTTGATAACGTTGAGTATCTTCCTGAAGTTGAGGACACAGATACCCAAATTGAAAATACAAATTAATTTTAGTGAACAAAAGATGGAGCAGAGATGTTTGGAAGAGGCTGCGGCTTTTTTTAAAGAAGAGTATAATGAAGAGCTTGATGACGAGACGATTAATCAAATATTGGACGAGGAATACCCAGAATGGAAAAAGCATTTTATAGAGAATTCTTCCCAGTTTTTTTGTGACATGGTATTTTCTTCTAGCATAAAAAAGCAAAAGTCTATTAATCGAGTTAAAGATTTTTTATGTATTGAAAGTTATAATATAACTGAAGGCAATTAAAATATGCATGATGATAGCAAGGTTTTATTCACAGTTTTAAATAATATCTCAAAGAAGCATTCTAGAATTGTTTCCGGTAGTGCCGAGATGCCAGATCAATTCTGGTACTTAGGGTGTGACCTTCCAGAATTTTACACTTTTATGTCAGAGATGGCAGCAAAGTTAAACTGCATACCTAATACAACAGATTACTTCTATTCCACTCCTTCAATTAAATTTTTAGATATTGGCTGTGGAACTGGTATTACTCTCTTAATAGCTAGAGCATTTGGTTTTAATGAGTTCGGGATTGAAAATGATCCTGCCACATTAAGAATTTTAGAAACAGTTTATGACGATCCTGGTGGGCATATATTTAATATGAACGCCTTAGACTTTAAGAACTATGGAGATTATGATGTATTGCACATATATCGTCCATTTTCTTCTGAAAGTCTTGAAGAGCAGTTAGAATGTACTATTATGGAACAGATGAAGCCCGGAGCAATTTTGAAAGGGCAATATCTGGTGAAAGCACCTACATTATTTAGAAAGGAATAAACGTGGTAGCGTGTATTACACGTAATCGTTGTTGATCTTAAGTGAGTTAACAAGGTGAAATTCCAGACGCCTCACTTACCACGTAAATTGAAAGGATAAAACAAATGAGACTAACAGCAACAAAACCAACCAAAGTTATTAATAACCGTAGTGTAGATAAGTTTGATAATTTTTTACATGTAATAAACAATATTTTAGACGGACAGCCTAGTTATAAGAATTATGATTTTATTCGAAGAGAGTTTGATAAATTGGAAGATCAACGTCATGAACTAATTAAAGATGAAGAAACTTATACTTATAGGTTTGAAACACCCGGCTATAGTATTAAAGATATAGAAATTACCATTGATGGAGATTTTCTGGTTATAGTTGGCAAGAAAGAAGAGCCTAAGATCGCAACTAGATTTAGTAGGTATCAATTTTCAAAGAGAATTTTGTTACCTAAAGGTTTTGACAAAACAAATGTAAAAGCTTTTATGAGTAATGGAATTTTATCTGTAGTTGTACCAGCACCTAAAGAAGAGAAGAATAGCCGAGTTACAAAGGTATCTATCAACGTAGTTCCGTAAAATATATGTTTCTAGATTTTAACAGTAGTCTAGCTTATTACGTTGTTGGTAAAGAAAATGGGCAAGAATTAGAACACTTCTTTGACTGCGTAGATAAAAAATATTTTAAAGTTGTTGGATCATTTATAGAACTTTTACCAGCAACCGCAGAAAGATTGTTGGAAGCTTCTAAAGAGTGCTGTGTATACGAAACTGGCGAGATTCTTCTATTCTCAAATAAGCTGTTTCCTAGAATAGCAGAGATACTGTCTATACCATCAGAAGAAGTATTAGATGTAAAAGAAGGTTTAATTAGTTTAAAAAACAATACTTATATACTATTAAAGAACTGTGAATAATATGTCATACCAGTATGTGGTGAAAAAGTACAAAGACAGAGAAAAAGAAGTTCATACAATACTTCCGTGTATTGATGCATACCATGATATAACACTTGATTACTCTTCGACTGAGTGTCCTTGTCATCCAGAAGTATTAGAGCAAAAAGATCATTTATTAGTAATTCATAAATGGGCTTATAATGCAGAATAAACAAAAAATATTATCAGTCAGCATTAAAGACTGTGAAATACAAACATTTACTTGTGGTGGAAAGGGCGGGTCTGGTAAAGATACTAGTAATACTGGTGTGCGGATTATTCACAAACCTTCTGGAGCTGTTGGCGAATGTAGAGAAGAACGTCATCAACATATTAATAAACAAAGAGCATTTAAGAAAATGGCCCAAAGCCCTCAGATGCAAAATTGGCTTAAGCAAGAATCTTTACGTATAATAGGAAAGTTACCAGATATAGAAAAACGAGTAGATGAATTAATGGAACAACAGTATTTAAAGGTTGAATACCTAAATAATGATTAAACCAAAGAAAAAGGGCAAGAAAGTAAAAGCGCCGCCATTTATAAAGATTGAATTCGGCTGTGTTCAAGACTATGGGGTATATGTTATCATAAGCAATGATATAAAAATCATAATCAATTGGCTTAGGTCTTGGTTATCAGATGATATATCAGAGAAAGACTTTGAAGGCACTAGAGGTATTTGTTTTAGATATAATGAGTCTTGGCCGGTTATTTGTTTACCATATTTTCCAAAAACCTCTAGAGAAATGGGAACTTTATCACATGAAGCTTTTCATGCAGTATATGGGGTATGTGAAAGAATTGGTATAGCATTAAATGGTGCTAGCGAAGAAATTTTTAGTAGAATGATTTCTCATGTAGTAACAACAGTACTTGACAATAAAAAGAAATTTGTTAAAATGAAGGGGAAGAAGTAATGGCAAGGTATTCAGAATCAAAAGATGCATCAGTAGTTAAAGTTTGTTTTGAAGGTATCGCAAAAGATGGTATAGAATTTCTTACAATTATTGGATTTGAACCTAATTTATCTAAAACAGTAGAATTTTTAAAAACCTCTGGGTGGGAACTAGGTTCTGGTGATGCTACAGCAGCAAAAGGCGGCAGCCCAATATATGTAACAATGATAAAGAGGACTAAGTAAATGCCAACATATTATTGTAATTCTAGAGGAAGTGATTTTTTTGGTGATGGCACAATGGCCAGCCCTTTTTTAACTTTTGACTATGCTTATAGTCAAGCTTTACTTCGCAACGATAGAGATAGAGATATTTTAAGAGCGCCAGATACAAGATCTACTCAAGAAGTAAGAACTGGTGTGGATCAAGTATTAAGACAATCTTACTCAGATGATAATGATCCTAATATACTGGCAAACAGGATTTTTAGAGTTCCTTCTGAACCGACAACAATAGCTAATATAGTTGATCCTGAAACGCTAGCAGGTAATATTTCAGCTAGATTCCCTGAAAGACTTACATTTAACCAGCCAATTATAGGAGGAGAGTATGGCAGTACAGTAACACGTAGAATTCCTTATAGTCAACCAGATTCTATGGCATTAGCTTTAAGATTAACTGAAGAAGGTTTTAAATTTCCTGAATTATCAAAGGTAATACCTATACCAGATTAATATGAAACATGTAACTGTATATTCTGAAGAAAATATGTATGCGGGATGGCCTGCTAATCATGGTCATTGGCAATGGGGTAATGAGTTTCTTTGTGGTTTCATGAGAGGGCCTTATGAAAAAGGAGGGATGCACAACATAGGAGAGCCTTACCAGAAAGTACAAGCTAGAAGTTTAGATGGGGGAGAAACATGGAGTGTAGAAGTTCCCAATGTAGATTTTAGTGCTTCTGACTATGTTTATAATGAACTACCTAAGTCATTCAATTTAAAAGACAATATTATTCGTGTTTGTGGGGCATATGATACTGGAGGTGATGATTGTGATCCTTTAGGTGGTTTTTATTCTTCGTCTGATCATGGTAAGAATTGGGAAGGATATTTTCTTTTTAAATCAAAAGATGGATTTAATATATTTGAAGATCCCAATTTAATTTGTACGTCTAGAACTGCTGTTTTAAATGATTTTGTGTTTTTATCTTCGCGGCACCAAGACCATTGGGGCAGTGATTCTACTTTTTGTGTTAAACTTGAAAATGGAAAGTTTAATGTAATATCTCAAGTTTGTAGTGACGCCTTTCGTGCAGTAATGCCAGCAGTCGCCAGAATAGAGAATAAAATATTTGTTACTTTGCGTAGAAGATATAGAGGTGATTGTTGGATTGATTGTTTTATTTCAGAAGATGAGTGTAAGACATGGAAGTATACCTCTAGAGTTTCTAGTACTGGTGGGAATAATGGTAATCCTCCAGCATTGATTTCTGTAGGAAATTGTTTATTTTGTGTTTATGCAAATAGATCTTATAGAACCATAAATTTGTCTAAATCATTTGATTTTGGTAAAACTTGGGATAATTACATAGTAAGACAGGGTAATAATTCTGACATTGGCTATCCAAGGCTTTTCAAACGTGATGATAACCAGTTAGTCTGTGTATATTATTGGGCTGAAGATAGAGCAGATCAGCAACACATAGAAGCAACAATTTTTGATTCAACGGAGTTTATATAAGATGCAGGTACAGGGTAAAGTTTGGGGTAGCACATCATTGTTGTTCGACAAAAACAATGTCGAGATTCATAGAATTGTTGGAAAACTTGGTGGATATTGTTCATTACACTCACATGAGAATAAGTTCAACATGTTTTTTGTTGAATCTGGGAAGATAAAAATAAATACTTGGATGAGCTATGGACTTATAGATGAAACTGTGTTAGAGTCTACACAGTATTGTACGGTGCCACCAAAAGTACCTCATATGTTTGAAGTTTTAGAAGATAATACAATCGCCTATGAAATTTACTGGACAGAATTAAATAAGAATGATATCATTAGAGAAAATGTAGGAGGAATGAAGAAATAGTTTATGTCGTCGAAATTACATAATTTGTGGTTAATACAAGATAAGCGGTGTCATTGGTGTAATGTTCAATGTATGTTGCCTAAGAAGGGGAAGAATACGCCACATCCTCCTCCAAATTTCGCCACCTTAGACCACCTATACTCAAAACTTAACCCTTTGAGAAACAATGCAAATAAAAATGAGGTGGTTATGGCGTGTTATAAATGTAATCACACAAGGGGTAAACTAGATTGCATGGAAGTATTTAAGGAAGAGCATAGGCGTAGATCAGGCTTTATACCCCGCAAATCAGAAAGATTAGCTTTGAGTCAAGTTATTGCAGATATAAGGGTGTTATATGAAAGATAGATACTGCACAAGATGTGGTCAATTGCTGGAAAAGTTAGAACATTTTCCTTTCTTTGGCAAAAATACAATGCTCATACAGGAGAGTAGGAATATTATTATGAGTGTAGAAATATAAAATGTGTCCAAGGAAAGAAAAATGCTTGTATAGCTGATGGTGGCCATAAATTTGGTGATAGTATGTACTGTTCTTGTGGTGTTTTTAAATTTTGTTATTAATAAGATGATATGACTAGCAAATACATTCAAACAGTTTGTGGTTTAATAGATAGAGCTACTACATGTATGTGTGGTGGTAATATAACTGAAGAGGAATATAAATTATTGATGGGATTTGTCGAAGAATTAGAAATAACTATTAAAACATGTAGAACTGCTGGAAAAGGAAAAGAAAATGAATAGAAGATTTTTTTTAAATAAATTACCATTGCTAGGCTTGTTGGCAGTTCCTAGTGCTTTACTAGCGGAGCCAGCAAAAAAAGCCACAATTGAAATGACAGGTGATAGTATGATTCATAACTGTATTATTAAAAATGTAGATGTGATTCTTATCAATGGCAATAGAAATATTTTAACAAATAATGTTTTAGTAAGGGAGTAAACTGTGCCTATTTCTAGAACAGAATTATATAGTTTTGTTGCTACAGATTTTGTAGAGTGTGGGTCTGCGAATGGTGATGGTATAACTGCTGCACTTGAGGCTGGTTTTAAAAAGATACATTCTATAGAAATTAATCCTGATAAGTATAGGTATTGCCAGCATAAGTTTAACTTTGATCCTAAAGTAAGTTTGCATTTAGGGGATTGTGGTGATTTGTTAGATGGCATTTTAAATGAAATTGCAGATCCTTGTGTTATATATCTTGATGCAAACGGCGATCCTAAAGAAACAAGATCGCCGTTTCATAGTTCAATAGCCGCTATTTTACGTGCTGGAAGAAAAGAAGATGTGGTCATTGTAGACGATATGAATCATGGCTTCAGGCCCCGCTATGAAATAATGGGAGATTTAAGAAATCAGTTGAAAGAAGGATCAGAAGAGTGTATAATAAGACAACTTAAAATGGTTAATGAAGATTATAATTTCTACATGATGGACAGTCATAGTGCCGACTTAGTTCATACCTATCCAAGCTGGATATTAATAGCTGATCCAATTAAAGGTAGATTTAAATATCAAGAGTACGTTTAATTATGAACACATATGTAGATATAGTTATAGATCAGTTGTTTAGAGAATTAAAACGTAAACATCCAAAATTAAAAATAATTGAAAATAATTTTTTTGCCGGATCTATTGATAGCGAAGGTGTAGAAAAATTAGATAATTTTCATGGTTGCATAGCGATGGAAATATTTGATAAGTTTTTAGAAGAGAAATCATCAGAAGAAATTTTTTATTTATGTAATGAAATACGTCATAAAATGATAGATTACATAGAAAGTAAAATGACAGATAAAACTAATTCATTTTATTGTCATCCTTCTACCATGTTTAGAATAGAAAAGGAAAGAGAAATTTTTAGATTGGCTACTATTCTTACAGTTGGTTTTAGATTTGCATTAGGTTCTTCATTATTTAAACCTCAGACTGTAACTCCTTTTAATTTAATTTCTCTTCCAGTATTACAGACATCATTACCTTTGCCTGATTAGGAGATAATATGCCGCTTATAGATTTTATTAAAGGTCGGACAGTTAAATTTCAGTATTTCAGAGACAATAACTTTATATATAAAGTAGATTTTCCGGGCGGATTAACTTTTGCAGTGCCATTGTCAGATGTTGGAACTGCAACATTTAAAGACAAAGATAAAGCTATTTACTTTATGAAATGGATAGCAAAAGCATTTGAAAGAAGAAATAAAAGTGAAGAACCAAATCATGTTTTAGACTATAACTTAGGTTATGAAGAAGTTAAGCTTAAAGGCGATATTAAAAAAGCTATGAATGATGGTCCTTTTGTGGATATTACTGATGAACCAGCATTAAATGAGGCTTTAGCAAGACAATTAGAAGGCAAAAATAATGGTATGTAAGGCCGATATGAGTATGCATCTTGTTATGACAGCAAAAAACTTGATAGAATATTCTAAGACAAAGGATATACGAAGTGAGAAATTTTCTTTACTTGGGCAGGCTAATGAATATTTAAATGAAGCGGAAAAGAATGGTGTTGGAGCCGAAACATTAAGAGAACTTAGAGTGTCTATTATAGATCAGTACTTAGAAGATTATTTAGCCAACAAGTATTAATATGAACATATTGATTGCCTGTGAATTTTCTGGTATAGTAAGAGAAGCTTTTACAGCTAAAGGGCATAATGCTGTATCCTGTGATTTAGAACAAACAGAAATGCAAGGACAACACATAAAAGGAGATGTTTTAGAAATACTACATTGGGAAATTAGTGGTGGACGACCTAGATGGGACTTGATGATAGCCCATCCACCATGTACTTATCTTACTATTACTGGAAATAAATGGTTTAAACCTGAATATAAAGATAGATTTCCTAATAGAGAACAAGATAGAGAAAAGGCGGTTGAGTTTTTTATGTCTCTGGCTAATGCTAATATACCTAGAATATGTATAGAGAACCCCGTTGGGATTATGAGTACTCGTTGGAGAAAGCCTGACCAGATTATACAGCCGTTTCAGTTTGGACATAGTGAGCCGAAAAAAACTTGCTTATGGCTTAAAGGACTTCCATTACTAAAGCCGACCAAAATAGTAGAGCCTGAATATAGAATAAGTAAGTCTGGTAAGAAGCTGGCTAAATGGTACTATGAGCCAAGCCCTTCACCAGAAAGACAAAAGATTCGTAATCGCACATTTCAAGGTATTGCAGACGCCTTTGCAGATCAATGGGGCTAATATGAAAATTACTCAATTAATAGAAAAATTAAACCAAGTGTTGGATAAATATGGTGATATGCCTGTATGTCGTTATGATGATGACTTCTGGTATTTTAGTATTGAAAACATAGAGTATGTAGATAAAGATGAGTCACATACTCAAATGACTCCATTCGTGGGGCTTAGGTAAAAGGAAGGTGATGCTCTCTGACGGGTTGTACTTGCAGATCAACAAGCGGTCTTTGTCCAATTCATTATCCTCAGTTGTAGTGGGGTAACGCATCCACAAAAACACGTTAAAAATTTATGTAAAGAAGAAAGAGAATGGCGTATCGTTATATAGAGGCATGGTTAAAGTCCAGAGAATTAATTCATTTAGTAGATGTTATAGCACCAGATGAAAATTGGGAAGAACATATAAAGCCTTTTCTTGAGCATAAACCTTCACAATATAAAGAGCATATTGACAAGGTGTTTGCCGGAAAAGGGGAGTCAGTAACAAGGTTTTATTTGGGTTTAAGTTGCACTCACTTTGAAATTATGGGTAATATAATGACAGCGGAGAAGTACGGAGTTGGGCATTTAGCTCATGTTTACGTTCCGCCAAAACATAGAAAAAAAGGAGTTGCGTCTGCTATATTAAAGCATTTACTAGAAGATTTCAATTCTCGTTCTGGGAAACTTCTAGTGCTTGGAACAGAATACAAGAGTGTGGCTTATCATCTTTATACTGGGTTTGGATTTAAAGATTGGCCTAATAAGGAAGGGGCAATGTATTACAGAGGGCGGGATTGGCCTGAGTTTAAGTTGGATGATGAGTATTTAGATGAATGGAGGTTTTTAACGTAATGGAACATGTAACGAAATTTTGTTGTAATCTTGTTGGTTGTATTATTGCTATAGCTATAAATGCACTTGTGGCTAGGTATCTTTTAGAATTTCCTCCATTTCTATTTACTTATAAGCAATGGTTTCTTATTGTGGCGGTTTTTGGCGGCATGATTGAAGTATTTAGTAGACGAGCTAAAATGGATTAAGGACTAGGTTTATGAAAATTAGTGAACTGATTGGGAAATTAAGGCAACTAATGGAAGAGCACGGTGATTTGGATATGTACGTAGCAGATGATGGAGAATATCCTGAATATAAAATTAGCGGAGTTGGGTTTAAACCTGCTCAAGTATCACATTGGTATGGCGGTAAGAGTTGGGAGGTTCCTAATAGAATTGAGGTTAATAAGTATAAAACTTAAATTTGATTTTGATATGACTGATGGGAAGCATGTGGCGGGGTGGAATAGGTTTGTTAATGAAGGATTGATAGAGTTTGATGAGGCGGCTCAGACCAATGTTAAACATGATTTTCCTAAGATGAGTAAGAGATTTGGAATTTATTACTTAACTTATTTAAATGCGGTTTATTTAGCTTGTGAAAATGTTCTTGACGAAGAAGAGTTTTGTAAGTATAATGGTAATGTACCAAAGGAATTTATAAAAAGGTTTACTATATGAGTGAAAATAAGTTTGAAAGAGTTTATCCAACTAATACTCATTTAATTGCAATGCTCGATGCTGCCAGAATTAAAGAGTCTATAAAGGAAAATTTTGAGCAATATAGAAAAGAGAACTCTAGAATTATGATAATGCAGGATGAATTCCCTGTTACACAAAGCTTTGAATCTGGGAATTTATTTATAAAAATTCCTTTTTGGAAAAGAATTAATGTAGAAGAAAAGATAATAATAGAAACTCCTGGAGAACATGCCAAATTATTTCGTGGTGGGTTAGCTACAGCAATAGAGGAAACTTTGCCTGATAATGGTTATCAAGATATAAGCAATAACATTGCTAAAAGGTTATCTGAGTTTATTACTTCTAAAACTTTAGGGTGGGCGGCTCGAAATACCCCGAATGTTGTTAAAGAAGATGAATGGTTTGATCTGTTTAGTGTCCAGCAAAAGTCTGTATTCATGTGTCATAGTGCTATTTTTGCGAAAAACTTAGCTAAACTAATGCCACTTGTCAACGACAGCAAAAGAATTTTTGTATCAGACATGGTTACAGTGAATACATTAAAGAGTAAAGCTGCCCCACAATATGAGTCCTATATTATTGAAGGCCAGCCAATAGCATGTTATTATAATTTGGATGAGTTAGATGTAACTGTAGAAAAAACAGCTAATCGTCGTAATGAACCTGTAGTATTGGTGTCTTGTACTTTGGTATTTGGTTCTCATTTGTTTGGGTTTGATGCTAAGAGTAATACTGTGGTTGCTGAAGATCCTAAGAATATTAAATTTTGGAAGGTGATACATGAGTAATGTAATAAGTAGAAACTGGACAAAGATTCAGGATGGTATTAGATTCATGATAGATGATGGGGGCTGTCTTTGGGTTGATGCTACTGAAGGACATAGAACTGGGTTTCTAAGTGAAGGTGAAAAGAAGATTGGTATTTACCTGACTAAAGAGCAGCTTGAAGAGATGAATTTATACAGGAATGAACAATGAAAGAAAGAATTAATAACTTATTAAAAAAGATAGATACAGTTAATCCAGAATTATTTATACAACCTGAAGAGAAAATATTGTATAATGCTATTAATGGTGGTAGTTTTTTTGAAGGTTGTGTAGAAAACTTTTTTGATAAGGTTTTTATTATGGATGAAAATCCAACCATAAGAAATAATAGAATTGCTTTATTAAGAATGTTGTCTAATTCTTATTACATGCACTAAAAAAGTAAGTTAGAGGAAATTGTATGATAACTGTTGAGTTAACTAATAATGAATTGAAGTGTTTGAGGAATTTTGTAAGTGTTTCTTATGAAAAAGGATATCCAGGTAATATTGCTGACTATGGTAATTTAAATGATGTAGAATTTAACGCTTTATTAGTTAAACTTGGTTTTAATGAAAAACAAATTAAAATGTATGGCGCTCAGCCTAAATATGTGGCTGGTTCATTACCTGTTATAGTGGAGTATAGATAATGGAAAGAAAACGTGGGTTTAAACCGACCACAAAAGAGGAAGCTCAAGAAATACTTAAAAAGTTAATTAAAAAACATACTAAAGAACTATTAAAGCTTGGTTGGCGACCAAAGGTAGATAAGAAAGAGAGCTAATATGAAAGAAGTATGTGATATATGTGGCCATTTAGTTTTTGAGCATAAACAAGATGGTTGTATGTGTGTAAGTGATGATGAACGAGATAATGGTGGTCCTTGTGCTTGTGGTAAACCTTTTTCTGATTTTATAATACACAAGAAAAATCTTATTTGTGTGTGTGGCCATATGAAAAGTGATCATTTATTTTTAGAGGATCATCTCAATGGCAAATATAAAGAAGGGCGTTGCTGTTATAAACCTCAAGCCGACTCATTTAAATTATCTTGTAAGTGTAATAAATATATAGAAGTCAATTTTTCTTATCTAGTATATAAAAAGATACTAGAACAAGATAAGATTATTAAAGAAAATTATAATTTATAAAGAACTTGTTAAACGATAGGTAAATAAGAATGAAAGATAAGTATGTAGTTCTTAGATATTTTTATAGTGATTCTGAAGATTATAAAGATTTATTTCCTTTTTTAAATGATTATACAATGTCTGATCCATTTGACACAATGGAAGAAGCTAGGGCTAAAGTAGAAGAGTTTATGGAAGATGTAAAAGATGATTGGGACGAGGAAGATAGATTAGATAGGTGTCACCCAGATACAGGTAAAGCTGATTGGCTTCCCCGCCCATGTTTAGTTAAAATGCATATAGCTCAAATAAAAGAAGTTTGTTTAAATTTACCTACTAAATCAGATATAAGGAACTTATTAAATGAAAAAGGATAAGATTGATCTGGATAAACCCGGCTGGATGAATGAACTGATAAAAGATATAAAGAAAAGGTATAAGTATTTACCGAAAGACATTAAATACCAGCTAAATACAAGATATGGTTATAAATCAAAGGAGAAGTAATGGAACAATTACCAGTTGAGAAATTTGATAGTTGGGATGAATTATATGGGCCTTGGTTTAAATGTCCAAAATGTAATGAATCTACACTTATGCCTGAATGGAGGTTTTGTAGTTCATGTGGACAAGCAGTGGAATGGCCCGCCAGCTATAAAGAATTTATTAAACGATAAATAATGAAAGATAACAGGTTAAAATATGGGAATGTTTAGTTCTATAGCTCAGGAAAGTCTTTTAAAAGACATCTTAAATATCATTAATAAACATAAAAAAAAGTATCAAAATGGTCCAGCTTTTTTAGCTTTAGAAAGTTTAGAAGACGAATTAAAAGAGTTGTTAGAGACTGTAAAATCTGGTTATTATTAAATCTCTCCCAAACCTAGTTTAGTCCCTCCGAAACGCTAAACTACCTTAATACGGGGTAAGTCCTTACACAATAAGGATTTGCCCCCGTTTCTCTGGTATAAATTATTTTTATAGATAAAAGCACTTGTATTAATATTATTATTTCATAAAAAAGGTTGACACTCAATGAGTAATATTATTATTTTTTATCTGGTTATTATATGGCTTGTAGTCTTTATTTTGGGCGGTTTTGTCGCCTATGAAATATACAAAGTTATTAAGAAATAAGGAGTTAAGTCAATGTACCCCACAATTATAACTGACATTCTACTCTTCTGTATACTCATTGTTTTATTAATTATAGCCCATGACACTTATATAATCAGTAAGAAATAGGACTTCCACCCACAAAAAGGTTGACACTTGCAAGCCCCTATTTTATTTTCTCCCCTATATATTCTCTCATATTTTACTATATTTTCTCCCGCCTGTAGTATATCTCTATATAAACATTAACCTATAATATGCATTAAAAGGTTGACAAACCCTTTATTTTCCATTTTTTGTCAGAGTAGCCTTACGCTCTATATCCAGGTCTGCACCGCCCACCCATGCCGGCTCGGTCTGCCAGGCACCGAAAAGGCACCGAATCTGCCACAGTTTCCACCCACTTTTCGCTCGTAACTCGTTTAGATTCAACAAAAGCTTGGCTGCCGTGGTATTCTCTTCCCATGCCACAGAAACCGTCTGCCATACAGGAACCTGAAACCCCACGCGATACAGGAACCTTCCGCGCACATACCTCGCAGGTCAGCTCACCTATGCTTCCCTCCACATTGCCTTGCATGGCAGACGGTTTATTCACTACGCAGGCAGGTCAGGCAAAGAAGCACTATGCCCTACACACAAAGGCATTGCATAGTGAACTTGGTACACAGGCAGGCATGAAAGAATGCACTATATAATGATACGCAGGCACATTGCCACATTGCTACATTGTTACAATGCTAGCATTGTAGTATTGTTGCCAGGCGCATACATACATTTGTTGCTACATACATATGTATGTTTGTTGAGTATGTTCATACATTTGTATTTATTTCAAGTGGAACATGCCTGCAAATTCGTAAAATATAGTAAGTCTAACTTGTTGATTCTAAACACTTCAATTTTCGCCTATGCTGAGGTACTGGCAGGCAGGCAGGAACGATTCTAGGCCTATTTACGTGCGAATTTGAGGCATATGCACATTGTATGTGCAAGGTTTTCACTAAGTACTTTGTATTGTAGTAGATACACAGATTGGCAATTAGATTGCCTTGTGGAAAAGTGTATCGACTAGACTACAAAAATACATTTGTTGTATCAGGCAGGCAGGTTTCCACTTTTTTCCTTGTTTTGCACAAAAAGGGTAATCAAGTTACACTTGCGTTCCTGTCATTTGACAGGCAGGCATGTAAGTGATTCATTCTCCTAGTCTAAAAATAGGTTGGCCTATGGTACTGGGTTTGCACTCTAGTAAACTAAACTTTGTTTTTCAAGAGCGCAAGGCAGGCGCTATTCAATGAAGAGACTAGAAGACAATTATGGTGAGCACATAGACGATTATCCAAAATGCTTTACTCTCAAGTGCGGCCATCTGGTATCAGGCAGGAACCTTGGCAGAGGAAAGGCACGCGAAAAAAGAATTGAACGGCTCATGAGTCTGACCTGTCCAGATTGTGCGACAAACAGTATGTATATTGGCCTATACACAGACAGGTCAGGAAAGCCAGTAGAGCAAAACCCAGAAGACCTAAATAGACGATACACTAACCTGTATAGGTCTGCTAGTGACGCTATCTCGAAATGCTACCTGTAAGAGTAGGAAAGGATTAACATGCGCTTACTCTTTGCAGTTCCAGCTTTACTCATTGCTTCTTTTGTTGTGTATGTTCTAGGACATTGCCTAGCAATCGTTCCTCTATTGAACTTGCCTCGCTAACGAGCGGAAAGGATAATCCCATGCAAGCCACTATGTATGAGCGCGAAGGAGAACTTTTCAGCTATCACGGGGTTTTTGTAGTACTGGTCATCCGTTTCGAGCAGGTTTCACTTGTCAGGCACAACGGCTATTCCTTCATTGTAGATAGTTCTGACCTGCGAGCAATCTAGTCGATACTATGGTTTGTGCATGGGTTATTCCATGCACAAATAGAGTGTATCGACACTCAAAAAAACCTTTTCACCTATAAGGAGATTATCATGGCAAAGGCAACAAAGGCAGTAAAGGCAGAGGCAGTAAAGCGCTTTACAGATATGACGCGCTTGGGTTCGAGTGCTGTTCTTGATGGTTCGCATCTGTCAATCGACGTTGCCGATATCATCAAACAGAATCAGGCATCGAAAACGACAGGCATCACAACTGTTTTTCAGGACACGTTGAAGCTTGGAACGTTCGCAGTCTCGATCAGAATTACAGACAGTTCCACGGAATTTCCGGACGCAGACGAGAAAAAGGAACTGGCACGCAAGGCACGCACAGACGCGCAATTCCAGCCCTTGCTTGAAGCCTACCTGAAGGGATTGAACAAGGGGCAGGCAGGAAAGTAGGTCAGGTCAGGCAGGTCATTTTCTCCAATGCCTGCTAGCATCGTGCTAGCAGGCATTTTTTTTATGTCCGCAATGAGGTAAAACAATGAACAAGTTATACGGATACCAAACTACACTAACTTTGAACCTGCCTTTGAAGTCTATTGAGCAGGCAGATTCAAAGCTTGGGAAAAGACTGTTATTCTCAAGGTTTCAAAAAACTTGCAAGCGCTTTGATCGAAAGAACAGAAAGAACGCAAGGCAGGTTCAAATAGTTCCTACCTACCTGCCAGTTTATGAAGGCATGGAAACACAATGCGAGTTTTGCGGTGGATTGAACGGATGGCACGATACTTATTGCACGGTATCGGAAAGGCAGGCAGGCAATGACTAGTCCTAGTTGGCATGTTATTGCTTGGTCATTTGTCGAAACCTGTATTGCTTTGTCAGGTATCGACAAAAGCCAAGCTATTCGAGATTGGAACTGCCTCGCAGAAAAACAAGATATCTTTGGAAGGGAAAAGAGGCAGACTGCCTTTGAACACTTTTCCAGTTTGCTCGAAAAACGTTCCACGTTCGAGCAGGTTAAGCCTGTCTGGAAAAGGCAGGCACAGGAACGCAAAGCAAGCTTGGAAAGGCTTGACAAGGCAATACAAGCCAGTATTGCCTATGCTACGGAAAGTTTTGACAGTTGGACCAAAGGCAACAGTCAGGATAATGTGCATGGTTTCACGTTCCTGCCTTTGGAAAGTGATTCCCATGTTCCTCTAACCTTGATTGTCCAGTTAGAAAAAGCTAGAAGACACTTCCCTAAAGACACTCGCAAGCTTGCAGAACTGGCAGGAATTGAAAGGCTTATCTATCCCAAGAAAAGGCAGGTCAAGCCAGGCCTGCCAGACGATAGAAAGGCACAGGTCAAAACAGTTCCTGACAAGCCACAGGAAAAAATTCTGCTATGGAGACGATTGAAGATTGAAAGGAACCATTTTGAACGGTTCAAGATCTGGCATAAGAAGAGATTACACTTTCCCACAGGTCAGGTCAGGCAGGCAGGTTTCGTTTATATGCCTATGTGGACGAACGTTATACTCCGAGAATCAAGCCAGACTTTCACAAAGATAGAGACTCGTTTCTATGGTCAAGCGCAAGAAACAAAGCAAGCGCAAGCTTTTCAAGAAACCTTTTGGCAGTCTGCCAAGCAAGTTATCAAATCAAGGCAGGTCTGCCAGTACCAGTATAGGGACGTGTTAGTGCCTATCTGTATTCCAAGCTTACCTAACAGGTCATTTGAACCTGACTTGACAGATAAACAATACTGCGAGGCAGGTCAGGTAATTGAATTACCCACAGTTGGAGCAATCACCCGAGCAATCTATGGTAGACCTAGACAAGAAAAAGAAATGTCTAGTCAATTCTCTGCCTTTGATCGGTTGAAAGATAAGCAGGCACGAATGAAGGAAAAGCAAGCTCGCAAGCAAGCTAGAGAACTAAAGAGGCAGGTTCAAGAGTTAACGAGGCACGTTAACAGGAACCTTCACAAAGCCTAAATAGCTAATAGGCTTTTTGGTACAAGGGAAGGCATAATGCCTTCCCTATTTTTTTGGCCTGGTGGTTTCCCAATAAGCGCAAATTAAATTTTGTGAATCTTGGAAAATCTCTAGTGTGCCTGGTTGAATGAAAAAGGGCTTCTAATCGGCTTTAATGGTAAAATTTGGGGGGAATTTTGAGAAATGTATAAAATCGTTAATTACACGCTTTCGTTTTTGTTTCTAGCAATGACCGTCTTAATGGCGGCTTGCTATGGAGTTTCGTTAAAGCAAAACGAAACTTTCGCCACCTGGTTTACAGGCGCATTAACCCTAATTTGTTTAACCGTTTCAATCATGTTCCTTCACTCAGGGGAAACCAAATGAAACCACTACATTACACAATCGCTGTTAAAAGCGAGATAATGACAAGAGCCGTTCCTGCCATGATGAATTACGAAGAAAAGGGATGCATCTTGTTAACCAGCGGGAATCATCCCAATGGTGCTAGATTCATAATCTCAACCGATCCACACGAAGAGCTTTCTACTTTGCGCGGATACCTGGTTAAGTTAACAGGTAATTAGGTTTTATTAGAGAGGGCTGGTTACTCCAGAGCACAACGGGGAATATAAAAATACCGTGCTCAATTGCGAATTGAGCGAAATACGGAACTGGAGTTCCTTATATAACTCTACCCGTAAACCCCTTTAACAACGGGTTTATAATCGAAGCCCTCTCCAATAAGCCCTAATTCTTAACTGGAGGTTTTGCTATGGAAAACACTGTAACAATGGTTTTTCGTCCTACCAGAAAGCTTTACCGCAATCTGTGCGATATCCTTCCAGCCGATTTTGATTATGAAGGGTATTGCAGCGATGAGTACCTAGAATGGGAAAGAAAGGCTTTTAATTGGCTCTTAACCAGCAATTACTTTCCCGTTGGAGAATTCTTTGACGGTGAGCGGGATTCATCCGGCCCATTATCCCGTGGAATTTGTGTGAAAGGCCCAGAAGGTAGACAAATCCTAGTTTACGGGTGAGGTTTTAACCATGCTTTATTGTCCACAGTGTGCCAGCGATACCATAATGGTTCCTGATGGTTTCCCAGAAGAGGCAGAATGTCCTTCTTGTGGGTTTCCTGATTGTAACTGGAACGTAAAGGGTGATAACCGTGAGCAAATTCAGAATGCGGAGAAAACGAAGGCAATCCAAGCCCTGAAACACGGTTGTAAACCAGTTCACAAAGCAAAATCTGGTAGAACTGGTAGCGTGCATAGCAAGAAACTCAAATCCATGAGAGGTTAACCCTGTGGAACTGTGCAATAACTGCAATTTTCCAGTGTATTCTAATGGCTGTCTTAATTGCCCTGGTTTAACTAATCCCGTTAACGTGCGACAAATCACGTCAAAGAGAAAACATCCACGTTATCCAAGTTTCCCATGTTTGCGGGAATTGATGGACGATGTTAACAGGGCAATTAGTTGGATTAAAAGCCAGAACGAGCCACAAGAGCTTTATCGGCTTGAAAGGCACAGAGAGTTTATTTCTGGTTTGTTAGCAAATCTTTTAGGTAGCGGGTTTTAACCGCAAAAAGGAGAAGAAATGCCTAGATTGGAAAACTGGTGCGTTACGTGTGATAACCCGTTTCAAGCACCGGAAGCTAGAACGCCAAGGCTTCATGGAAAGGTTTTTAACCATCCGAAGTTTGAAGATGGTAAATCAATCAATACTTCTGGTATCATGGCGTTTAACTCGGAAGAAAACAAGATTATCGTTCGTTCTGGAAAGCTTTACGAGTTAGGAGAAGTTGATCCTAACTACGAAAAAGAATTTCCAAACGCCTACGAAAGACTCATCAAGTCTTTACCGCGTAGTTAATCCATTCTGTGAGACGTAGAATTTGCCTCTCTCTTAATTGAATAAATAACCTTGGAGGTTATATGCGCCTGTAGCCAAGAGAGCGTTTACCAGTATCGCTTGAATAACTGGATAATCTTTTTCTAAACACTAAATACGTTTTAGTTTTTAGAAAAGGAATTGGAGGTTTCATGTTTGACAGTATTAGATACTTCTTTAGCAGAATGGTGTCTAGAATTATTAATAGACGCTGTTATAACTGCAAATACCCATTAATTTGGGTAAAACATTTCTCTGCTCTAGTTTGTCAAAATTGCACTAAAAAATTTTTAATTGGATAATTGCCATGAAAGATGATTGGCTTGAGATTTTCTTTCTTTTCTGTGTGTGGCTTTACAGCCTAGTTCTCTTTACTTAACCGGAGATTTTTTCATGAATTGGCGGCGTGCTAGTAGAAACTCTGTAACAGATTTTAGAAGGCGAGTACCTGGTGCAGCAGTAAGTATATCTCAAATGGAGGTTTTAATGCCCAAATCGAAGGATCAAAAGCGAAAAGAGGCTCTTATCCGTCGGCAAGCTGACCTTGCGCGGTATGAGGCTCAAGTTGGAGTAACCGCAGAAGATAAGGCGGAAAAAGCAATGACAGATATTGCCTATCTGTCAGCCAAGATTCAGTATTAATTTCTCAGCCCAAACAAAAAGGAGATTAGTAGCATGAAAAGCATGTTAACCGTTTTGATGATGATTGTTTGTTGTTTGAGTTTGAATGCCGCTGCTCAGCAACAGAACTACACTGAAGAATCCCCAATGAGCGGAGTCTTTAGTGCGCCATGCACTACTGAACCAGTTGCAGTTTCAGGTTCGTTAATTGCCAACATTCACCTGATGTTTAATGGTTCAATCGGCCTAGTACAATTCCACGTCAAAGAAGGGGATAATACTGTCGGCATCGGAATGGTGAGCAATGCCGTCTATAAAGTCCGCATTGACGAGAAAGCACAGTTTCAGTTTGACAGGAACACGCTCACCGATCAGGGAATCAGACAAAAGTTTGTGTTGTCAGGTAGCGGTCCAGACAATGATTTAATTGTGCGCTACGTTCTTAGGGCGACCTTTGACGCAGAAACGCAGCAATTCCGCACAAGAATGGAAAATTCTACGGTTGAATGCAAGTAATCGTAGAAAGCAAAGCTTAGGCTTTGCTAGGGCAGATAATTGCTAGTAGGGGTATCCCACGGGATACCTTCTACACTTCGAAGTAGCTATATTATCTGCCCTAACAAGTCCTAAACTCTTTAATTTCTACAAAAAAGGAGGTGAAAAACAAATGCCTAAGATTGTAAATGTAACCACGATCAGTGGGCCTGGTTTCACGTTAACCATTGATACCAGCAAACTCCCTGCTGATCGGCTATCTGAGCCGAATGCACAGGGCAACCGAATCTATTCCTTAACCGGAACTGGAGTAGGTAATTCCCGTTATTCGGCTTTGCCTGGTCACGATAATCTAGATGTTCAGGTTGCGGTGAGATTGCTCCCTAACGGTCGTCCCAAGAATGTTGTGGCGACTATGGAGAATCCCGTTCTTGCGGCTTTGGAGAAGCTTAACCCAAAGGATTTGCTGAAACTGGCAAATTCTCTTGTTAATGGCAACTCTAAGAAAGGGCGTGGTCGTCCCAAGGGAAGCAAGAATAAGATCGTTCGTGCAAAGGCTTAACCGTTTTTACTAGGATGCCGGATAACTTGCCCTAGTGTTGGCTATAGCGATATAGCTTGTGAATGGGCGGTATCACCGGGGATATCGCCCGTTTTATTAAGGCAATTACTTTGTTAATTGTTTTAATAAAACGATTTAATTCTTAATTGGAGAATTTATATGCCATTTGGAATTGAGTTTGAGGTTGCTGGTATAAGGGGTTCTACCTATAAGAACCAAGTAAGAGCCTTAAAGGATTGGTTTCCTGGTTGGGTGGATAAGATAGATCCGACAATTGAACCATTTGGTGTGGAAGTTGTCAGTCCTGTTCTTAATTGGGATCAAAAAGCCCAAGTGTTTGAGATGGCGGCTTTTCTCAAGATGATCGGCGCTAAAGGTAATAAAACCTGTGGAATGCATATCCATAACTCAGGCAATTACTCTCTTTTATTGCTTGATTGCGGCAAAGTTATGAATTTCTACAAAGAAAAGAAATTGTCTTTCCGCCCAAATGTATATCGTCGCGGTAGTGGTACTTGGTTTAATGATGGGGCTGCAAATGAGCGGATTAAAGGAACTGGATTGCATCATGATTGCATATCCTTTCCAACAGAGCATAAAACGGTGGAGTTTAGGCTCTTTAACATGTGTCTCCACCCCAGATGGATTGCACGTTGTCTCCATGTAGTAGAGGAGTTTGAGATTAGGGCAGTTCAAGGCGAGTTCAATGTTTCTCTAGATAAACTGCTTACTAATCTACAAATTACTGAGAAAGATCCAAATAACAGTCAGCATAATTTGGTTTATCTCCGTAATTTTTTAACCAACGCATAGGTATTTTTGGTTGTGGCTTTAGGCTGAAGCTAATACTGGAAATAATCTAAGTGCGGCTAGTTGAACTGCGGTCATTTTCTTTGTCCAAGGAGTATAATTGAAGGCGTTTAACCGCGAATTATACTAACTGATAAGAGTGACACGGGGATAGCCGATAGACTTGCAAAGCTAGTGTGGAAATTGCTCCAACTAGTGCTCAATTTGTTATGCGCTTTCCTTATCCGTGGAAGGTAAAACGGTTTACAATTGCTTTGGTATGGGATTGTATGCTTTGCGCGAACGTAACGAAAAGAGCTTTATTAAATTAAATTAGATAATATATAAGATATAGCCTCAGCAGAGGTTAATGGTGGACCTAGCCAAACCCGCCATTAATAAGCATATGCGCCATAAGGCGTATTTAACCATATGGAGGGCTACACAATGAGATTCTAAACAACAAAATAAATTAAATCTGGGAAACTGAACGACCTATTAATGGGAAGTCCTGGCAGGCTGTTGCCGCCTACTTCCCATTTACCTTTTTAATTGGTGATTTATGACAAATGATGAAAAAGCAAGAAAGATATTTGAATTACCATATTATTCTTTAGGTGATTTAGCAATGATCTGTTTTGCTAATAACCTGGAATCAATTGATGAGGCGATTGAATTAGTGTTTAACCGTTTGATCAATTTAATTCCACTACCTAACACGCTTATTAATTAGGGGGATTTATGACTGCCAAAAAGATTGTAACTTCTGCTGCTCGAACTGCTCTAGTTTTAACCGGAGATTATGCTGCTGCTGATGCTGTGGCCGAGTTTACAGTACGATGCATTGACGAAAAAGCATTTTCCCTTTTGTCTGTTGAAGAAGAAAAGGCCAAGGAAAGAATGTATACTCGGTATTTAACCGCACAACTTGGTTATACACCCTCACAGTCTGTTCTTAATTTCATCTCCTATTACAAGCTATAATGCCTAATTACTTTGCAAAACTTAATTCCCCAAAAACTCATTGCCCTAATGGGCATGAATATAATTGGAAAAATACCTATATAAATCCTAGTGGTGCTAGGGATTGTCGTGAATGTGATAGAATTAGATGGCACAAAAGAAAAAAGAAGTTATAACCTTAATTAGTGGATAAATCTGGAACGTCCAAGGTCTTTAGCTGCGATTACTTCGTCGTTAAACGCTAAACAATCCCATTTATTCACTAATTAAGGCTATAATTGGAGGTAATCCATATGAATGAATTATTGGTTTTAGTTTCTTGGTGGGTTGACATGCATATAACCAGAGTTTGGGAAGAGTTTTTACCAAATCTTAACGAGCAAAATCTGGTTGAAGATGAGGTTATTGATGATATTTACTGAAGAGTTTATGAATAAAATTAGATTTGCTTGGTTTGCTTTGTATTTCTTCTACTGGTTATTAATTGGCAAGATTCAGCAGTTAATTGGTAAGATTGTAACCAGTGAAAATAAATACCATAACTGGATGAAAAAGCATATTGTCTTTAAGGAAGATAATATTTATGAAAAAGAAAAAACAAGTTCTTAAAATAACTAATTCAGTTTTTGAAAGATGTGATTCGTGTGTTTACCCGAAAACAAAAATTACACTTGTTTTCTTTAGTTATAGTCATTTAAAGAAACACTTAGAATCTCATCATCAAAATATGGCTGGAGTGATTCCATATAAAGGGCTTTAATTAGTTGTTACACTCCGTATAACCCTAATAATACTTGTCGAAGTGACGACATAAAAGTATATGCAATCTGGGTTATACGGATCAATAACCACTAATTTAATTGGAGGGGCTATATGTCAAATCAAAAGGGCTGTGTTTTTTGTTGGGTTCTTTTAATTCTTTTTCTTACGTTAGTAATCCTTGCCTTCTTAGGCACACCTACGGTGCACCCATAATGGAAAAGAAAGCTACAGTTAAAGACTTAATTGAGGAGTCAAACCAAATTTTATTGCCGTTTGGTTTGACTGCTGAAGAGTTCTTTGTGGACAAATATCTAAATCTTTTTAAGATGTATCCAAGCCCGCAAAGACTAGCCTGGTATATATATGTGGCGAGCGAGGGGACAATTTCTTGGGAAAAATTCATGGACTTAATTGATAAGAAGAAATAAAATGGAGATTACAGAACAAAACGCCGTTAAGGTTTTAGAAGTAGTTGATGCAGGGTTGTGTAAGGGCAAAGGCCAGCCTATACCTGGTAAAATGTGTGTGGAAGCGGCTGTTTGCTATGCTTTTGGCTGGCCGCACGGTGATGAACCAAAGTGTGTAGCACCATCTTTAAGGAGCTTGAAAATTTCTTTGAATGATTGTGATTGGTCATCTGACAGAGCTAGAGCTATTGGGTTGCGTAGAATTGCTGTAGCACAACTTGGAACTTCTGGTACGTTGGATGAAAAAGAATTTCTTAGTAAAGTCGTAGAAATGACAATAAGACGTATTTTACCGCGTGCTTTAAGATCTGCTGCAAAATTAAATAAAACCCATAAAAATTCTTTATTAAATGCAGCAAAGAGATGTGAAATAGAAGGCACTAAAGATGCTGCTGATGCTGCTTATGCTGCTGCTGCTGCTGCTGCTGATGCTGCTTATGCTGCTGCTGCCGCTGCTGATGCTTCTTATGCTGATGCTTCTTATGCTGCTTATGCTGCTGCTGATGCTGCTGCTGCTTATGCTGCTGGTGCTGGTGATTATGCTGCTGCTGCTGGTGCTTATGCTGCTTATGCTGCTGGTGCTGGTGCTGCTGGTGCTGCTGGTGCTGCTGCTTATGCTGCTAAAAAATTAGCCAAGGACAAAGAATTGTCTTTCTTTGCTGAAGAAGTAGTACAAATACTTATTGAAATGAAAACTCCTGGCAGTGCCTTCTTGTACTTAACCGAACAAAAATGACACTACTAGCTCTGTGTTCTAAAGGCTATAAAATTTCTTTGTTTCATGGAGAAAGAAAAACTTTGTTTGAAAAAGTAGAATTTCAAGGTTTTGGGCTTTATTCATGGAACAACTACAAATTGCAATATGAATACGATCCAAAGGCTTTTAATCCAACTTTTTCACGTATCTTTATTGAAGCATAAGGATTCTACTGCCTTGAATAAAAAGGTAAATGCCTCGTATAACGTGCTGATAAGAAAGGATTTAGACTTATCAATGGAGACACATTTATGAACTACATTTCCAAGCTGCAAGAAGAGAATCGTATCATGAAAGAAGGATTAGAATTTATCCGTTCTTATCTCTCCTCTTCTAAGTTCCACGGTGAATTGAATAACTATGTTAACCCGCAAGATATTCTTCTTAGGATTGAAGAAATTAATACCGCAGTATTCAACGTTTTAACCGTTCAAGTGCCATTAACCCGCCAAAATTAGAAAGGAAATTTCATGTGTTTGTTGCTTTGTAGTAGAGAAGGGAAGTTAATGCCAGAAAATAAGATTGAAAATGCTTATCATCATAACCCACACGGTTTTGGCATTGCTTTTGCTAATAATGGAAAGCTAGAAGTATATAAAACAATGTATTATGCCGATATAAGACCGCTTTTTAACCAGATTAATGGCCGTCCATATGTCGCGCACTTTAGGGCGGGCACACATGGCACTATTGGCCTAGAAATGTGCCATCCGTTTGAAATGTCTAAAGATGTGGTGGTATTTCATAACGGAGTTATTGACATTAAAGGAATTCCAGAAGGTAAGTCAGATACCTGGACCTTTACCGAAAAAATCTTGAAAAAATATTTCCTTCCTGATTACAAGGAAAAACTTGATTTGCTTGAGCAATTGGTTGGGGGTTGGAATAAACTCGCCTTTATTGATAACACTGGTGACATTACCGTAGCAAATGAATCTGGTGGTCATTGGTCAAAAGGCGTTTGGTATTCTAATGCCTATTCTCTTTATTCAAGAGGATATATCCAGCAAATGTTGGCTTGTGCTGGTGGAGTAGCTGATGAAATCTTTGCTTTGGAGATACCAGAATGATTCTTAAACCTTCTACAGACGATTGTTTCCAATGTGACAATAATCAAGATGTTCGTAAAGAGCTTGCTATTTTCTCTAATAAAGATAATCCCACCGTAAAAATTACCCTTTGTATGAAGTGTTTGAACAGTTTGTTTAACCTTCTTTTCCCTGATGTGCAATCCAATTGTATTAACAAGTAACGAAGAATATGAGCATGATGTGCAATAATGTGGTGAGATTTGCCATTTAATCGCACGTAAAGGCACCTAGAATCCATTTCTTAACCAGAAAGGTGGTTTGCTATGGCAATAAGCACAAAAGACCTTCCTAACCCGTTTCCTAACGAGGATTATGAGAAGCAAAGGATTGTAATAGTGAAAGAACTATTAATTGCTCTTGAATCTGGTCAAACTACTTTTTTGCAGTTTGTTGACCATGTTAAATCCCTTGTTTGCCAAGAGGATAGGAACTTAGAGGCTGAATTTGCTAAGTTTGACTTTATTGGCCTTTTAACCGACGCTTATCCTAAAAATCATGAATAAAGCCGCCTTTTTTGAAGAATTGTTCTTTCAAAGTCAATGTTTAATGGATACTAGATATGAAAGAATGCATATCTGGACTAGAATTAACGCTGTAGATTTAGCCACCAACTCTTTATGGCCGGAAATGGTTGCAATTAATAGGCAAAGGTTTAACCAGCCTGATAATAACCTGTTTGAGAGAGAAGTACAGTTAAATAGAGAGATCATGAGGATAAACTCACACTTTGGATTACAATGAGGATAATATGGATTTTCAGCCGTTTCCTAAAATACCAAGATTAAGTAGAGAAATTGTCATATCTGAAAAAATAGACGGAACTAATGCGTCTATCACAATTAACTATGTAAATGCCTTTTCTATTGACCCTTTAATATCTGAACATTTTGTTGAAACGACGGCTACTTGCGTGAAGGATGGGTTGGCAATTATAGCTGCTTCCAGAAATAAATGGATTACTCCTAAAAATGACAATGCAGGTTTTGCTAATTGGGTTCGTGCAGAATCTGAAGAGCTTGCTAAACTTGGTCCTGGAACTCACTTTGGTGAATGGTGGGGCAGAGGTATTCAAAGAGGATACGGATTAGGTGAAAAGAGATTTTCTTTGTTTAATACTACAAGATGGACGCCTGAAAATGCTCCAAAATGTTGCCATGTAGTACCTGTTCTATATAGAGGTATTTTTAATGAAAACGCTATTTGGGGAACCTTAGAAGATTTAAGTGTCAATGGAAGCAAAGCTTCTCCTGGTTTTAAACCCGCAGAAGGAATTATCATTTACCATACCGCTGCAAATATGTTTTTTAAGAAAACAATTGAAAAAGATGAAGAATATAAATCTAAGTACTCGGCAAACAACGAGTAAGATTGAACAAGTGCATCGAATAGGGCTAATTAAAGACAGGATTTATACAATTGACTTGATTATACAGGAGCTTAACCATAGAAAATCGTTGAGTACTGTTGAATTAGCCTATTTCAATAAACTTGTTCTTAGCATTGTGGATCACATAATTTCTTTGTTATGAGGAAATTGCGATGCTTTATGTAGCTAAGTATTACTCATTACATAATCCAGAGTTTGGTCAATATGTGGTGGATTCAGACAATTTTGTTGTATGGTTATCTAATGAAATTCATAGTAACATTCTTTGGCACAAAGGGATTCAGAGTTATAACGGCGGCGGTTACTTTGAATATAGTAGAGTTATTAGTTACACATCAGGTTCTTGCGGTGAAGTTCCTGACGAATTAAAGTATGAAGTTAAGACCGTAGTTGAAGCTTTTCTTGCTACGCACAACAAGAAAAAGCAATTAATTCATTTATAAAGGAGGCATAGAATGCCAGACGATTTAACTATGGAAGAGATTGATCCGACTATTAACCGGATCTTATCTCAATTTCCCAAGTCAATCCGCAAAAAGGCAGAATATGTGCCTTCTCATACAATGGTTGAAATCCATCAGATTATGACTGAACTATCATTAGTAAAAGCTGATGGTAATTTGGTCATAGTAGAAACTGCTGACCTAAATGGGGTTTAGCAGTATATTTTAAACTACAGTACAGAAAGGAGATACTACTCTATAGATCACTTGTTCTCTAACTCGTAAATAGTTCATTACATCTAAGACTACCCCGTTCTTAATTGGGCGGGGTTTTCTTTTATTACCCTTTATAAAACAAAAAGTGAGAAAATAAGAAATGGAATTTTTAGTACAATACATTGCAATTATATGCTTAATTGCTTATCTTGGTGGTGCTTTGTTATTATGGATTTTGATTCTTAGGAGAAAATAAAATGAAACCAGTGGTCTTGCCTTGTAACTGTGAACACGAATACCAGGACAAGGTATATGGAAAGAAAAGACGCTTGCATAATTTACGTGGTGCAAAAAGCAATTTCAAGAGTGCTCGTTGTACCGTGTGTAAAAGTGAGAAGAACATTTAATTATGGAATATATAACCCTTCGATGCCCAAATAAGTGCGAAGATGCTGTTACACTGACTAAAGATCAGTTTATAATAAATGTTTTAGATTCTGGACAACCTATTTGTGCTGAATGTGGTGATGATTTAGAACAAGTTGAATTAGAAGCACTTTAACCGCATTAAATCTGATCAAGGAGAAAATCAATGAGCGAGAAAGAACGAAGTGAACTGGATGCTAAGCTGAGAGAAAATGGGTCTTTAACCCGCCCTATAGTTCCTCAACCTGTTAAGGATTGGTTTACCTTCAAGAGAATTGTTATCCTTGGCACTATCCTTGTCTTTGCCTTCATAATTGGTTATGTAGGCAAAAGCCTGGTAGACGATGCAAGAAAGCTCGGTTATGCAGAAGGTGTAGAGAAGCAAGCCAATCAAAGTATTAAGACTTATGAAGATTTTGTTGGGCAATTAACTAGTGAGCGAGAGGAAAAGATTAAGTTAATTGCTGAACTTGAAAAACTCAAAGCTAAGGAATTAAAGGTTATTGAACAGCGCAAGGTTCTTAATAAGAAGAAAACAGATTCTATAAAGGCCAAGTCCACGCCTACTGAAGTGGCTAAAGATGTAAAGGAAATTCTAGGCATTGAGCCAGAAATTACTCCGACTGGTAACTTGGCATTTACAGTTGTAGAAGTGAAAGACTGGCTTGTAATGAAAGTGGATTATGATTCTTTGATACTAGACTTAGAATCTAAAACTCATTTGTTAGCCTTAACCGAACAAGAGAATCAAATTCTACAAGAAAGATTAGATAAAACAGAGTTAGCTTTGGCTCTTGCTAACAAAGCAATTAAAGATTCCAAAGAAGCAACTGGTGCGTACAAGGCCGCTGCTAAGAAATCCTTTAGTGCTAAGCTTTTAACTGGTATAAAAAGAGTTGGAGAATATGCGATAGTAGCAGGCGCAACTGTTCTTATAATGCACGCAAGTGGTAACTAATATGAATGAAGAAAGATTCTATGAACTGGAAAGAAAAGTTAATTTTCTGTATCTTAGTGAATTAACTAGGCTAAGGAACCTTGATATAACTCAGATCAACAAGAATACTCACTTGATGGGCTTTAATGAACGCATCGAATACTTAGCGAAAGTATTTGATGAGTTAAACAAGAAATATCCAGACTTAGAGCCACTAAAATGACTATAGAAGAAATTCAAGGTTGGTGTTGGATATATTTTTTTGTGGGTATTTTAGCTGGAATTATGGTTGGTATTTTAATTAGTGAGTTTGTTCTTTAATTTTGAAAATTCATTAAACATCTATGTGGAGGATAAATGGACTTTATAACTTGGTGGTTTGATTCTCATTGCATTTTATCGACCTTATTAACTCCATTCTGGAGTTTTATTTGGTGCTGCTTTAAAGAGAACTATAGTTGGAGATTTTTTGTTTCTTTAATTGTAGGAGTCCTTCAACTTATTGGAGAAATTAATGTTAGGAGCTGATCAATTTCATCGTTTTCTTAGTGAAACCCCTTTAACCGAGAAAAAGATTCCATGTAGCCAAGAAGAATGGGACAAATTAAGAAAAGAAACAGATGAAATCTTAGCTGAGATTGAAAAAGAAGAACGTGAATTGGCTGTAATTAGAGAATTTAAAAGGAAAGTAAATGAAAAACAAACTCTTTATAGACGACGTTAGAAAGCCGCCAGATAAAACTTGGCATGTATCCCGCACAAATACTGAGGCCATAGCCGCCCTAAGATCACCAGTTAAATGGGATATTATTAGTATTGACCATGATATTGTGTTCTTACCAGACCCAAACATTACTTTGGCAGAGACTTTTATGCCTGTGATTTGGTATTTACAGGTATCTAGGGGGCACATAGATCATAGTAATGCAATAATTATTTGCCATAGTTTTAATGATGTGGCTAGACCAAGAATGGTCCAAAAATTATCTGAGTATAAAAATGTAATTGATGCTCGAATTGGGTCTAAAGAATATTACAGAGCTATAGAGGAATAATTTATGAAAATACGCTGCACTTTCAAAGATCCTGATGCTTTATATTTTGGACTTGAAGAGGCTGGAATAAAGCCGCAATCGGAAGAAGAAGATAAAATTATAGAAATTGTCTATAAATGGTTTGGAGAATACTTAACCGTAGAAGTTGACACAGAAGTACAGACTTGTACGGTTTTAAGAAACATTGATCTATGATAACTAAACTTAAACCTAATGAAATCTTTGTCTTTGGAAGTAATTCTCAGGGTCATCACGGGCGCGGTGCTGCTTTAATCGCGTATAAACAGTTTGGTGCGAAGTATGGCAAGGGGGCAGGGATACAGGGACAATCATTTGCAATTCCAACTTGTTATTGGAGAGGCAATAAATTAATGCCTTCTTATTTAGAGGATATTAAAGCATACGTAGATTTGTCTTTAATTGTTTTTAAAGCTAATCCTGAAAACACATACCTTGTAACCCGAATTGGATGCGGCTTAGCAAGATATAAAGATGAACAAATTGCACCGATGTTTAAGGATGCGCCGCCTAATTGTATTTTTTCTCCTAAGTGGAAACCATTTCTACCAGATAATTTCAAGTTTGACGATAGACTGTATTGAAGAGGTTTAAATGACCTTAATTGAAGAAATTGAACAAGAAGTACAGAGTATATGTAGTAATAATCTTGATGAAGTATTGCAAAGATTCCTTGAAAAATTAAAAGATGATGTTGAATGGAACGAGTATACTTTAAAGTCAAGTATGGGAAGGACTTTGCTTGATTACGTTAAAGCAAAAATACTGTTTCACAGGGCTAAGAAAGATTTAACTATACAAAATTATTTCTTTCTTCAAAATTCAATAAAAATAAAAAGGAGACAATACTATGTCGCAAGACGAGAATACCTCAGTGGACTTGGAGAACCAGAATGCAATTCCTGCGGAAGTTGCAGAGCCTGTAGAGCAATTAACTGGCAGTAAAGCTATTGTTAGCGTTTATCAAGAAGTTGCTGCAATTGCTAAGGACGCTCCTGTACTTCGCCAAAAGTTAGTTAAGCTTCTTAGTGAAGCAGAACAGGACGCAAAGGTTGCAACTCTTGTTAAGGCGTATAACAAGCGTAAAGACTTAATGAAAGAACTTGAAAAGATTAAGCCTGAAATATCATTTGATGGGGAGGGAAAAGCCCTGCCACCCGTATACACCAAGGCTGCATTTGAACAAAGAAAGAAGGCACAAGAGTCTCTTAACAAGTTTGACAAAGCCTTTACCAAGGCACTAGAGAAGGCTGATTTTGGAGAATTGAACAATCTTTGCAAGTAGTTTTCTGAACCGTAGTTTATTTTTCAACTAAAAGGAGAATATCATGTCTGCCTCACAAGATCAAGAGTTCTACACTCAAGAAAATCTGAGCACCATCATCAACAGCATTAAGGGTAAGTTGTTCGATCTAAGCAAGGTAGTGTTTGTTAATGGAATCATTAACACCTCTAAAGAGATCGAAGATGAGAGAAAGGAATTCTTCTCTCTTAATAAGGACTTAAGACGTTACGAAGATTTACTTCGTGGTGTGAAGCGTCAAGCCCGCCAAGATTCTAAAGATCCAGATAAGAGAAAAGCATTCTTCAAGAGACAAAATGAAGAACATGCAAAAAGGTGGTATTCAAATTTCCACCAGAATTTCCAGAGAAAGATTGAAGAGTTTAACACTGAGCATAAGGTTCGGTAAATAATCAAGTTAAAGGGCAGGTAAAAAATTACTTGCCCTTTTTTTATAGAGGTGTTATCATGACTTTGATTGATTGGATAGCTTTAATTACTGGGTTTTATCTGGGTGCCAGCATATCTGGATTTTATTCTCCATTCCCTAGTTGGAAATGGTGGATTAGTTCTTTCAGTATTTTTATAGCATTTTTTATCAATTATTGGTTATGGCTGGTAGTATTTTCTTTATTTGTAGGAGTTATGAGTGATGATTCTAATGTTAAACTATTTAGTTGGAGATATTGGGTAATGCTTATTCCAAATTGTTTACTATTTAATTTATTTAATCATTATTTAATAAGATGATTGTTCGTGCCTATAAGTCAGAAGCTAGAGAAAGTTTGAGAGGTATCAGAGGATTTTATAGGAGTAATAAACCAATGATATTTTATGCTATTGGTTCAATGCTTGTAACTTCAATCATTATTGCAATTGCTCATTTCTGTGGGTGTTAAATGTGGCGGCGTGGCGAAACTGGCTAATACGCAACAGACTTAAAATCTGGTGGATTAAATTCCGTGAGGGTTCAATTCCCTCCGCCGCTACCAAAAACTTAGCCCTTCTACTGCCTTGAATAAAAAGGTAAATGCCCTATATAATGCGTTTAAATACAACGAGTTACAGTGTTACTTTGTAGGAATAAAGTATTGTTGACAAACAAAATGAGAATAGTAAACTTGTCAAAGTAAAGGATTGATGATGTTATTAATCATTTTTCTAGTTCTTGTTGCAGGTCTTTTGATCTATTTTTCTTTTGGTATTTGGGCCATTAAATATCCAGAAGGAAAGTTAGCGAATTTTTTGCTTAATTGGAAAAATTGGTGGGATCATCAGGCAAAGCCTCAAATTGTGCGTATAGACGCACCAAAAGAATACATGGAAGGGAGGTTAGTATATTGCGCTAACTGTGAAGGAAACAAGGTAGTATGGCGATATCAGGGATATTTAAGGTGCTATACTTGTAATTCTAGGAATTGGGAAATTCCAGTTCCTATTAGGCCAGCATTTGACAAGGACATTATGAAAAAAGTTTGTGCCCCAAGTGGACCGCACAATAGAGAAGGATATGTACCAAAAATAAAGGAGAGTGTATGATATTTGTAATCGAATTATTTTTAATTGTAATGTTTTTTTATTTTGCTGTAACTCAAATAATGATTCCTATTTATACAAACACACCTTTATTTCCAGTGTTTCGTAATAAAGTAGGAAATGAATTGGCTTCCTTAGAAAGAATTATTAGGCAAGAATTAGAGAATCAAGAACTAAAAGCAGAAATTCTTGATTTAAAAGAAAAGCTTGAACAAGGCCAAAAACCTTCTGAAAAACCATCAACAACTATTAATATAAGTGAGGAAGAAGATCAAAATGAACTTTAGACCTGGCAGTAGACCTAGTAATCTAGAAAATACTTTTGGAGCAGCAAAAAAGTTTGGTAAATTGCTTTTTGCTGGATTAATTCTGTTCTTCATTGGACCAATTGTGTTGATGAATTTGTTTGAAAAGACAAATGCAGAGGATATTCTGATTGTTCAATATCCAATGGGTGGAATCTCTTACAATATCAATCCTGGAATTAAGTGGCAAGGTGGTGGTAGAGCCACTTATTTTAAGAAGAGAGATAGTTATGATTTTCAAATTCCCATTAGATTCAATGATAATGGACATGGCACTTTAGTCGGCTCAATTCAGTATGAAGTTCCGCTAGACAAGCTGAATTTGTATAATCTGTATACAAAGTTTGGTAGTCAAGAGGCTATTCAAAAACAACTTATTGAAACTGTAGTAAACAAAGCCACATACTTAACTGGTTCTTTAATGTCGTCTAAGCAGTCATCAGCAGAAATGCGTAACGATTTGATCAAGTATATTGAAGATCAGATTGAAAATGGTGTGTATCAAACCACACAAAAAGATATTCGTGTAAAAGACCCTCTTAATGAGCAGATTGAGAAAACTGTTACGATTGTAGAAATTACTAGAGATAAGAATGGCCAGATTTCTCGGCAAGAGAAAGGTGTACTCAGTCAGTTTGGTCTTAAGCCGTTTAACTTTTCAATTAAACAGCTTAATTACGATGAAACAGTTGAAGGTCAAATCAAGAAGCAGCAAGACCTAGCAATGCAAGTTCAAACTTCTATTGCACAGGCAAAGCAAGCTGAACAGAGAAAGCAGACTGTGGAAATGGAAGGCCAAGCCAATGCTGCTAAAGCTAAATGGGATCAAGAAGTTGTTAAGGCTCAAGCAGTTACACAAGCCGAGCAACAGAGAGAAGTTGCAAAGTTAGAGCGTGATGCCGCTGAATTTACTAAGCAGAAATTAATCCTTGAAGGTCAAGGTGAGTCAGAGAAGAAAAAGCTGGTTATGTTTGCTGATGGTGCTTTAACTCAAAAGCTACAAGCATATTTGGCCGTTAACGAAAAGTATGCTGATGCAATTTCTAAGTATCAAGGTGCTTGGGTTCCTAGCGTAGTTATGGGTGGCGGGCAAAGTGGAAGTGCTAATGGTGCCCAAGCTTTAATTGATCTTTTGCAAGCTAAGACCGCCAAGGATTTAGCCTTGGATTTATCTGTACCTAAAAAATAACCTATAAACCACTGAGCCGTTGATTAAGCATTATCCTTTTAAGATAAAAACTGCTAAATCTTTCTTTGCTCAGTGGTTTTTTTTGGAGATAAAATGGCATTCGCTCTTGGTGTTTCAGTGCTATCTTTTGTATTTTGTGTGGTTAGTTTTAACCTTATTAATCATTTAGACAAAGATTTTTATGGAGCAGGAATATCAAACAAATTTATTTGGGTAATATCGACTACTATTGCAGTCGGAGTGTTTTTAATTGCAGTTTCATGATTACAATAAAGGACTAAAATGGGCGGACCAGCAACAGACATTTGGGAAGATAACGGTGGAAAAGTTCCTGAAAAGAAAGAAGAGGAAGCTCCGTTAACCCAAGAAGATCTTGACAAAGCAACAGAAGTATTGCAAAATGGTATTGATGAAGGAACACCAGCATTAGCCTAACAATTTTATGCCGTTCTTAGCTCAGAGGCAGAGCAACAGTCAAAATATCTTTTTTCAACTACTTGCTATGTAGTCGTAGCCGAAGAAGAAAGGTTAACTCAGGAACTGTGGGTCATTGGTTCGAATCCAATAGAATGGCACTTTTTTTTAATTAAAAATTAAATAATAAAGGAATAAATAAAATGGGAAATGCACGTTGGGATGCAAATGATTGGACAAGCTATACTAAAACAGTTAGCAATAAATCTAGAAAAGAGATTTTTACTAAAAGGGAAATTGATCCTGCCTTAGATCCTAGTAAGATTGATTTTCGTGAATCAGTAGACTCAGACGCTAATCCAGAATCTACACCTATTATCTTAGCTGTAGATGAAACAGGTTCTATGGGTCGGCTTGCTGAGCAGATTATCAAGCATGATCTTGGCGTTATCATGAAAGAAATTTATGATACCAAGCCTGTAAGAGATCCCCACATTATGTGTATGGGAGTTGGGGATGCTTTTTCTGATAGAGCGCCGTTGCAGGTAACTCAGTTTGAGGCTTCTGTTGACGCTATAACGCAGCAGGTTGCTTCTATTTATTTGGAAGCAAATGGTGGTAGTAATGGAGGAGAATCTTATTCTTTACCTTGGTGGTTTGCTACTTTCAAGGTTAAGACTGACGCCTGGAGAAAGAGAAACAAGAAAGGTTATCTATTTACCATTGGTGATGAGTGTGTTCTGCCTATCATTGAAGCCGAACATATTAGAAGCTTTATGGGCGTGGGATGTCAAGAAGATATTGATACTGAAAAACTTCTAGCTGTTACTCAAGAATATTGGAATGTTTTTCATTTGATTATCAAACCTGTTAATAGCCAGCCAGTAGAAAAGACTTGGAAAAGATTGTTAGGTGAAGCCGCCATCTCGGTGAGAGATGAGAGCTATCTAGCTCAAGGTATTGTTAATACTATTGCTGCTTGTGAAAGAAGTGCTGGCTATAAAGAAGTGGGGCTGGTTGTTCATGAGGATAAAAGCTCTTTAGTCATTGATAACAGCAAAAACTTTGTAAGAGTTTACCTAGACAGATGACAATAAAAATTATAAACAAATTAGAGGATTTAAAACCAGACCAAACTACAGTAACTTATGACAGTGATTCTTTGGATGGAACATGTTATATTACTTGTGATAATTGTAATATTTTAACTAACACTTCTTTTGATCACTGCCCTAATTGTCATAAGGAAATTGTTTATTGTTCTTGGCATAGTTGGTAAAGGGAATTGAGCCGACGTTAATAGGTTAACATTGAAAATTAACCCTATTAACATAAACTTGCTCAATAATTAAGGTATAACAATGTCTACATGGGTAATTCAAAACTGCAAAGATAGAACAACAGGTAGAATGCTTGCTGCTTTAAAAGAAGCTGAAGAATTCTTTATTATGATAGAACAGCATCGTGTTCTTAATTGGATTAAAGAGAATGAACTTTCTCTTAACCTTGAAGGCACTGATTTTATTCCTCATGGCTCCACTTCTTTAGTCAAGTTAGCAAAGTCTCTTAATTGGAAATACGTCTTTCATAATGACAATTTTTTTGTAAATATGTATAATTATAAGCATCCTGCTATGCTTAACAAAGATGCTTTAATAGTGTCCTTACATGATGCTTTGCATTTTGCAGGATTGAGATTTAATTGGTTTATTCGCCCTTTAGACGACACAAAGAGTTTTGCAGGACACGTTATTACTGGAAAAGATCTTATTTCTTGGGTTGAGCGGCTTGAATCAGTAGAATGTGAAATGAACAGCGATACTAAAATATCTTTATCTATTCCAAAAAAGATTGATATGGAATGGAGATATTTCATTGTTGGTGGTAAAATTATAACTGGCAGTTCTTACAGACTATCCGATCAACCATATCAATATGAAGAGACTGATGAAGCTGTGTTAAAAGAGGCTCAAGCCTTAGCAGATATGTGGTTGCCTCATGAATGCTGTGTTATGGACGTTGCATTATATAATGGTGAATCATATGTAGTAGAATTTAATGGACTAAATTCTGCTGGTTTCTATGCTCATGACATTGTTAAATTGGTAAAAGCGATATCTAGCTATACAAAACTATGATACAAGTTAATTGGCAACCTAAAGGCGAAGATTTACATAAATTCGTAGTAGCTACTGATTTACAGGCAGATGTAGAAAATCTTTGTATTGAATTGAATATACAGTCTTATTGGTTATCACGTCCTGATACATTGAAAGATATTTTGATTATTAAAGCCTGTTCTATGATTACTAAAAAAGGAATTGAACTGTTTCATTTTCCTTTAATTACATTGAGACGCAAATGAATATTTACGTTGTAATAGATGCTAATTTTGGAGATTCCGGTAAAGGGTATTGGACTGAATATTTCGTTAATGAATGCAGGAACAATGTCTGTGTTATTCGCTTTAATGGCGGGGCACAAGCTGGTCACACTGTAACTACTCCTGCTGGAAATAAGCATGTGTTCCACCATTTTGGCAGCGGTACATTTTGTGGTGCAGATACATTTCTCGGTAAAGAATTTATTCTTAATCCGTTTCTTTGGAAAAAAGAAGCTAAAGAACTAGAAAAAAAATATGATAAAAAGATAATTCTAAAGATTCATAGAGATGCGATAGTAACTACGCCTTATGATATGCTTCTCAATGCAGAGTTGTCAAAAAAAGGCACTACTTGTGGTGTAGGAATTAACGAAACTGTTCAAAGGCACAAAAAATTCCCAAGAACTACTATACATGCTAGTGATCTTAACAACTTTCAAGTAGTTAAAGGTAAATTAGCTAATATACGTGATTTCTATGTAAGTCATAGGCTTCAAGAAGCGAAAGTAGATTACCCATCTAATTGGTTTAAAGAAAAATGGGAATCAGTGGCGCTCATGTATAACTGGGTAAATACGGCTGTTCAAATGAACAGCAGTTCTACAATAACTGATGAAGCATATTTAAATACCTATAAAAACTTGGTATTTGAAGGTGCTCAGGGATTACTTTTAGACCAAGATCATAGATTTTTCCCCTATGTAACACACAGTAAAACTGGTTTAACCAATGTAAAAGAAACTATTTTAAACTTGAAAGCTCATTTACAAAGAATTAAATCAGACAAGGAAATGAATGTTACTGTCACATATGTGACTAGACCTTATATGACACGTCATGGTGCTGGTCCATTTCCAACTGAAGATCCTAAAATGTCTTACCTTGATTTAACTAATCAACCAAATGAATTTCAAGGCACACTACGTTTTGGTGCTTTGGATTTAGATTTAATGAAAGAAGCTATCTTAACTGACATAAAAGAATATTTAAATTTAGGCCGCCTAATTCATTTAGATGCTGTGAAACGTTTTGTAAGAACGATTAATGATGATGAAGGATTTAAATTCAATATTGCAGTTAGTTGTTTAAACCAGGTTAGTGATAGAAATTTTCCTGTAAAAGTTAATGGTAAAATAGTAACTGTATTTAGTTATGAACTATGCGCTTTGATCGGCCAGCATATAGGAATTCCAGTAAGATATCAATCTATAGGACACACTAGGAATGAGGGGTATCTTTGTAGTTCTTACACTATGGAGAAAGTAGATAAAGCAAATTTTCATAGAGTGTTGTTAGATCAAATGCAGTCTAATGTAATGTCCTCTTAATTTATGGCCCCGTAGCTCAGTTGGATAGAGCACAAAACTTCTAATTTTGGGGTCGTCCGTTCAAGTCGGACCGGGGCCTCCAACTCTTTAAAACCTATGTTGACAAATCCATATCTCAGTGCTATATTGCAGTTTCTAGATGGGGCTTTAACCTACTTGTTAGTTAGTGGAGTAGGTATTGACATAGAAGGTAATCCATTGCTTCGTCAATCAATGAATTATTTCGGAGTTGGTGAGACTCTGTTTTTTGCAAAATTATTTTGTGCTGTTGGATGCTTAATTGTTTTTCAGGTTAAGTATAACAAAACACTAATTGGATTAAACACAGTAATGATTTTAACTGTGATTTCAAATATCTTTGTTTTATATACATTTATAGCCCCTTAGCAAAGTCTGGTTCAATGCACTCGCCTTTTAAGCGATAGATCATAGGTTCAAATCCTATAGGGGCTACCAAATTTTATGATTGAAAAAATAATAAATAAAACCGCAATAATATTGGCTTATGCTTTGCTTGTTTATATTGGTATATGTATATCTACTTTAATTAGGTAATTTAATGTCTATAAAAATGATGTGTAGTAATTGTGGAAATGAATCATTTGATATTTATAATACAGAAGAAAAAGGCGGGCATGAAGCTTTGATACTTCGCTGTAGAAGTGAAGATTGTCGGGCTGGCACTCTAATTAGAGGCTATGTAGATACAGATACAATGGGTAATAGATTGGCTTATTTTCCTGCTAAAAAGGTTGGATTAGGTGAAGGTATAATTTCTGCTAGGTGGGTATCTAGGTAGGTATAATGAAATGGAAGAAAATTTTTCTATTCTTTTGACATTTGTTTTATTAGTGCATTTTATTGCGGACTTTGTATTGCAGTCTGAATATATGTCAATGAACAAATGGAAAAGTTTATGGGCTTTAAGCTGGCATGTATTTGTATATTTCAGTACATTAGTTGTTATTCTAAGTCTTGCTCAATTTAAAAATGTTTGGTTGTATTGTTCTTTAAATGGTTGTATCCACTTCATTGTGGACTATTTCAGTAGTAAAGTAACTCATTATTTGTGGGAAGCTAAAGAAATTCGTAAGTTCTTTATAGTAATAGGCTTTGATCAGTTCCTTCATATGGCGTTTTTGATTTCTTTTTACCACATACTTGTAACTTAAACTTTGGGGGCGTCGTCTAACGGTAGGACAAAAAAATCCGTTAACTACTTTTGTTCATGCTATGCCCAATACCATGAGCCGCTTGTTAATGATTATCTTTCTATACAAAAGGAAATGTGCGTTCGAATCGCACCGCCTCCACCAACTCTCTATATGGAATCATTCAAATTATTAGACGCAGACAAAAAATTAGTAAAGAATTATCCAAATCAAGGTTGTTTTGCTATGCTTAGATCATCATATTTAAAAGAATTTACTAAAGCTAAATATCTCAAAATTTATGGTGGATATGCACATTATCCTGTAGCAGAGAAAAATGTAGAGGCTTTTAAACCTTTTGTCGATGCATTAATGAGCTTATTACAGATTAAACCTTTATTTAACAGAAAGAAATTTACCTATAAAATTGATATTGAAGTCTATCCAGCAGATGTAGTATTAACATTTTTAAGATGTATGTCTATTATTCAAGAAGGAAGAACAGAAAATCATTGTATGGAATTATTCCACGCATTAACAGCTAAAGGTATTCATCCAACCTTAGCTGCTGTGGCGTGTGTAATGGTAGGATCTCCAGGTGGAAATAAAGATATTATTGGACTTACTACAACACGTTACCCAATAAGTCATGGCCCGATATATGATGACAACATAACTATAAAGACTTTTAGAGAATTACAAGAAGGGACGTGGAGACCAAAACCACAACAAAAATCTCTAAAAGAACAACATGGATATTATTATGGTTATGGATCTTTAATTGGAGATTGCCAGTTAAATCTAAGTCCTAGTGACTATTATAGTTATGGGCACACAATAAAAGAAAGGATGGAAAAAGCAAAGTATCATCCACTAGAATTTCCAGTTTTATACTTATTGCAATTTAAATATGGTAATAAATGCTCATTTAATGAGTATGTAAAAACAGTAGTTGAATTAGCCAATGTACCTAAATACACTGGTTATGCCACAATGGATACAGATTGGTTATATAATATTCATTCTCAATTAGGAGCGAGAAACTGGTGAAACTCGGATACGATATCGAATATGCGTTGCAGATGGATGGAGTTTTTAAGCCTGCTGGAATTTTACCTATCACTGGAACTAAAGGAAATGCTGAACAATTGACTCATGGCGGAGTTGAATTGGATGGTGTGGCTATTGAAATTACCCCTCCACCTGCCGAAACTGAAGATCAGTTTGTAGACAATGTTCTACAATTGATTAAGGAAGTAAGAAAGAAGTATTGGAGAGGTCGATTGCTGGCTGTTCCTAGTGCTCATTATATTAAAGAAGATTTAAAGAGTGTAAAAGGCGCTATGGAAATGGGCTGTATGCCGGACTTTAATGCTTGGACGTTGGATATGAATGAGCCGCCTGATGCAAGGACTACACTAAGAACCTTTGGAGGTCATTTGCACATTGAAGGCGGTACACCAGAAACAATCAGAGCTTGTGATTTAACTCTTGGTATGTGGTCTGTGCTTAATGATCATGATACTGAAAGAAAGAAGATGTATGGTAAGGCTGGATGCTTTCGTACAAAGCCTTATGGTGTAGAATACCGAGTATTATCCAACTTCTGGTGTGACTCTGATAAGCTGCTTCGCCAAGTGTACAAGCTGGCTAGGCTTGCGGAAAATCTAACTCCACAAGTAGAGAGAATGACTAGTATGTTCGGTGGACCAGACAATATTCAGAACGTGATCAATAGTAACGCAAAGACTGAAGCACAGGTAATCTTTAATGATGTGCTTGATTTCAGTCAGTATGTAAAAAACTAAAAGGAATTACTGAGCCGAACTTGTAGGATTATCAACCATAAAAGATAAAACTCCTGCATACTCACTTGTTCAGTGATAATTAAAAGGAAAAATAAATGAAAGTATTAAGTGAACAACATACAATTATATTATCTCGTAGAAATTTAGAATCATTGTTAGCTAAGTTAGACGGTCATCCACCTAATTCTGCTTGCACTATAGGTAACGACGGTTGGTGGATTAAAGCAGAAGAGAATGAGGTGCATTATGCTGAAAGAGAATTAGCTGCTGGCATAATGCATCCCGAAACGGAGAAAACTCTAAGAAATTTAAATAGGTAAACTAGGCAAATGCCTTGTGTAAAGCATTGTTAAACAAAGACTTATAGTGTCAAAGAGTTATGGTGTTGTTAGTAAAAAATAAAATAAATAAAATGGAGGCATTTCCTCAATGAGTCACAAAGCATATACGTCATTCAACTACAAAAATACTTCAGTCAGAGAACCTGTTCCTGCTGTAGTGTCTACAGCGCCACAAGTGCAGAATAATGAAGGTTGTTTTGTTTTTGCATTAGATAATTTTAAGCGGTTAGAAAGATTTCTAATCCTTGGCACTGAAGGCGGATCTTACTATACTACAGAAGCAAAATTAACCAAAGAAAATGCACAAAATATTGAAGCATGTTTAAAGGAAAATCCTGATAAAGTTTTGGAATTAATTGCTGATGTTCGTAGAAAGGATAGAGCATTTAAGCAAGATCCTTGGATTTTTGCTTTAGCTGTTTGTGCGGCTAACGAAAAGGTTGACACTCGCCAAAAATCGCTTGGTCTGTTAAGCGAATTAATCAAGACT